CATTTATAGCAATCCTTCTTCTTCACCTTCGACTCCATAAAAAATAGTTTCGGTCGCGCCGCGTATTTCTACAATTCCGATAGCACAAGCCCAGCACCAAAATACACCATCATGTAGGCACTCGGTGCTTTTGACCTTTGCCCACCTCGGCCACCGCTCAGGCATAGGACCAGAACCACATCCCGCACAGACCTCGTCTGGTCCAAGGTCGCGGCCAACATTACACGAAGTGCATATCTCTGCACGTTGAGCCCTCTTGTCGCGACGGTACCGAAACGTGCGAGTGTTCCTATTAGGAATATTACCATCTTCATCTAGAAGAAGGTCTGACTTTTTGGCATTACAAGGCTTACAACTCAAAACTAGATTGTCAATATGCCAAATTTCTTCGTATGTCCAGCCATCAGCCTTGCCTCGACTTTGTGGATATACGTGGTCTATGGTGCGCTCTCGCTTGGAGAAGTCTCGTTGACAGTAGCGACATTCATCACCATCTCTATCAATAAGCACGAGCACAAGTTCGGAGCGCGACGGTCTGTGGTGGCGTTCTGCCTCCGCTCTATCGCTCTGACTTTCTTCTGAGATTAGTTCTGTCATTACTGCCTCCTTTCGTCTTCATTCTACCATCCTACCGGCCGGGTGTCAATCAGATGATACGCATGAGTTCTGCAACCATGTCCTGTACGTGTTGCGGAGCCTCAGCAAGTTTGGCCTTTGGAACAACTGTCACATTTGGGCGGTCCCATTTTGCTTTTTCTTCTCGCTCTTCCTTGTCCAACTCTCTGACTTGTTTTTTCAAATCAGCCAATGTGAGCGCATCTGCCATGAGAGATTCTTGTTTGGGAGTATTAGCAACTGCATTATAAATAGCACCGCATACAGCATCAGCCAAATCCTTGTTACCTTTTCTCGGATGGTCAACCTTTCCCTTTTTCTCACGAAGTTCTCTCATCTCTTTTAACAAAGTCTCTTCGTGTGGACCAAAAAGTCTACCGTCATACATCGTTACAAGCCAGTCGTCGTAGTGCTTCTTTGCTACCGACAGAAGGTCTGTCTTCATACCATTTCGTTCTAGGTCCATCATAGTGTCGTGTGAGTTCCAACGGTCGAAGGTGACAAGTTTGATATCAAACCCTCTACGACGAACGGCCTTAATATACTCTACTACAGATGAGAAGTCAACAGTCTTTTGTTTGGTAGGTGTCCACCATCTGATAGCGTCTACAACAACTAATGGTAGATATTCAACTAGTTCACTAGCGGGAATTTTATAAGAAATCCATTTCTCAACATGGCCCATTGCTACCGCACACTTATCATGCTTCTGGGCTAGGTCAACATGAATAAAGTACGTTGTATCTGCTTTTGGTGTGAACTGAGGGTGAAAGATACCGTCGCCATCAACGCCGTTCAACCTAGAGAACGCATTCTCTGCTGCCTCCATATTACGGAAGAAGCCTCGTGTAACATTACTTGGCATACATGCGAAACGCCCAAGTGCGTCACCTAAATCATCAAAGAAGTCATCTGTAAGGTCTTCTATAGTACGTGCTGGATTCATCAGCCACGATGGTAGCCTCAATGCGAATACTCTAGGACGTGAGTATTTGATGATATGGTCTACTTCATAAGTTACATCAATTTCATTACCGGGCGTGCCATCTGGCAAATCAGCATCGCGCTTCAAGCGCTGTGTAATAATCTCCGTTTCCTTCTCAGCAATGACATCGTTATACTTCTTTTGAATAAAGTCATCCTCGTGTCTAGGAAATGACAGAAGAACCAATTTACCAAAATCTGGAAAACGCGATGAAACCGAAGCGCGATACATCTTATAGATAGCCCTAGAAGTCTTTTGTAGTTCGTCGCCTTCCTCAGCATCATCCGGTGCCTCTGCGAAACCGGCAATCTCATCGAGTATTACCATCAAGGTGTTATATCCCTCAAACGCCTCTCTCTCAGAGTGACCAGAATAGACATTAATGTTCTTATCAAACTTGACGCTACCGGCCTTGTCGACATACTTACCTTCAAACCACTTACACTTTTCAATCTTGTTCATGAAGTTCTCGAAGAATACTCGTTGTGCCTGGTCTGCGTTGATAGCAATGTTAATAATATCGATAGAGTCACCGCTGCCCTTGCCATAATATTCAGCAGGGTCTTTAAGACAAAGCAGAAGATACACAACATAGGCCACAGCGATTGTCGACGTAAAGTCCTTACCGCCGCCCTTACCAATCTGCATGATGATTTCTTTACAAGTGTGACGCCAGCGCTTTTCTGCTGCCGCCTCATCGCCATCATAAAGTGCAAGTAGGGTTTCTTTGCGGTAAATCTGAGTCATAGCATTTGCTAGAGAATACTGTGGGTCGCTGAGACCTTTTAGGTTAAGAAAGTCCGGTGAGGTAACAAATGTTTTAAGGTCTACAGGCTTTCCGGTAGACTCATCGACCATATCTTCATCGAATACATCCCCTGACAGTTTCTTAAAAAGCCTACGTGCAAAATCATTCGCCATGAACAACCACTACGTTACCGGACATTTCTTGTTGCAAAGGACCAAGAATCTTTGCGGTACATGCGCTACATAGATGCTCTTCTAGAAGATTCATAACACGGTCATACTTATCTTCCATCTCAACCAACTGGTCGCCAACATCTGCGGCGTCTAGCAATCCAGACTTCTGTAGGATATCTATACGGTCTTTTTCCAACTTAGCAATTAGGTCGATAGCGCCCTTCTTCTGAGAAAGCATCTGAGAGCGAGTCATCGTCTCTTTAGAGCCTTTTAGGTCATCAACCTCTTCGATAATCTCATAAGCCTTCTGAATAAGCATTGAGTAATGTTCATCCATTGTGCTTATGAGTTCATCAACACGGTCCTTCATCGCTTCTGAGCCTACCGCCGTCGCCTTCCATTCATCTATATGATTAAGTACGTCAACCCTACGAATGCCTAGTTGCCTGGCAATCTTCGTAGGGTTAATGTTTTGAATATAAAGTTCTACAACAGCGTTCATCTCTTCATAACGCACTTGTTCTACCGGTAATAAACTCATCGCATACCACCTGCTTCTGCCTTCATGGCGCGCAAATCTGCATAAATTTCTTCCTGAACCGCCACCACATCATCTGGGTATCCCGCGTTTGTGAATACATGACCTAAAATCATATAATCACAGTATCCAATGGCAGCCATGACCTGCGGGCGCTTATACTTTACGTACGGCTCAATCAAAACAAGAAAGTCTCTTACGTCTTGTAGAGACGCCTTAGACCATCGGTAAAGCCTCTTCTTGCCGTATCGGTCATAGAACATCTTATTCCCACCAAAAATGGCATGCAAAAAATCAATGCTCTCTTCATCAGACATTTCTACCGAAACTGAGAGACTATAACGATATCCGCCAGTCTGACGAGAGCGCCTAGCAAATGAAATACACCCTTCTCCATCAAAGAGGCCTGCGGTATAGGATAGGTCAATGGGACTAACCATTAGCGCATCAACCCATTTGTTGAGGACGGTGCCCAAGTAAGCCCAGTGAATGATATGGTGCGCTTGAGTTGCGTGCAGCACTCTCTACATGACTGAATGTCACGATGTGCTATTTTCACGTTTCTTTCTTCTGATGTATCACATTGAATACATTTGTATGTATAGGTTGGCATGTTTCAATTATACCACGTCCGCCAGCAATGTGCGAGCGACAACTGCATCGGCGTAGTCAGCGATATCATTAATACGATTACGCTTGTCATTGTATGGCATATTCCATGGTCTATTGATAAGATAAGCGTCCGTACCGGCCGCTTTTAAAGCATCGTAGTTTTGTAAGTTATCTTCTACAAACATATCTGTAGGAACACTAGTCTTATCATGAGAGAAGTGAATTTCATCAATTATATCTATTACTGGATGTAGCCACTTATATGTATTCAACTCAGCATTGCCAGGCGAGCCCTGGTAACGATGTGTGATAATGATAATCTTATGACCCATCTCCTTGATGATTCTCAATGACTCAAAGAAGTTGGGCCTAGTCAGATGCCTACCAGGTCCGAATACAAAACCGTCGTCTACACCATCATCGCAGTGGCTATTAAACTCTTTTCTGTCCATGCCATTCCATTGTTCGTGAAAGTTCCAAGATAGGCATGCTGAGTCTGGCATGGGTGATACCTGCATGCCAATTGAGCATAGATAATCTCTTACAGATTCTGCAAAGATGTATCCGACACCATCTAAGTCTATACCTATTCTAAGTTGTTGTTGCATAGTCCCACCCCTTGTACCGTCCGAGAGCATATTCATTCATAATTAATGCTTTCCACTCTTCTAGAGTACCATAGTTTTTAAGGAACAAACTGAAATATGGATAATCCAAAGCCTCGGTCTCACTAGGATGGTCTGATTGAGCCTTGACACCTATACGGTCAATTCTCCAAATGTGTCCACCGCGAGAACGGACGGCCTCAAACTCATTAAAGAACCTAGCATCAGAAACTACTACTCTGGCATCGTCATCGAGACCAGCGAGTGCAGCATCAATCCAAATAGTATCCCATAATGTCTGTCTACCGGCTTCCGTACCGAGCCTTTGAAGTAGCCTTCTAATCTCTGGACCATATACAGTTTCTTTATATCCCTGCCAACCATAGGCATCAATTACTTGTTGTAAAAGTAAATAATATTTATTATTTTTTCCATGTCCATCGACATCACGACCAATGACTAATGGATTCAAAGCATATAGAACATCTCGCAACTTGTCTGCAAATGCTACCTGTACGAAGCCAAACTCATTAACTAAGACGCTTGCAGCCTCATCTTTACCGGCGCGCGCAAACCCTGACAATGCAATAATTTCCATTATACTAGACCACTTACTCCTACGACGACACCGCAGCCAGACCTAGTCTGCACAATAGCATCGTACAAATTTCCTCTGCCATCTTCGATGACGACCTTTGCATCAATTGGCAAGTCTTTAAATTCACCATTGATGATTGCCCTTCTATTAGGCAATTCGTGCACAATCTTATAAACCTTCACTCTAGAACCCTCTGTCCGCGCTGATTGGTACGATGCAACCATTCATGAACCGCAATAGTTTCTTCCGGATACTCCCGCTCAAGATTTGGATACTCACCATATCCAAAGTCTGTAAAGTGAATTGGATTGAATACATTCCTGGGATAAAGCACTACGTCGCCGGTATACTCAGAAATGGCCTGCATGATGAGTTGTACACCTGTAGTAGCATTCATGAAAGCGCCTGGCATATTGAAGTACCGGCGCGGAAGAATATCTACAATCTTAGCAAACAGCGGATGATTCGGTGGGCAGTACATAGCCATATTAACAGCATGTACGTCGTCTTCCATAGCGAATGCTGCGCTATGCATATCTTGGTTTAATACCGCCAACGGCTTTAAAGGCTTTAGGTCTGTATTAAAATACCATCCGCCATACTTCCAGCACAGTTCGTAGTCGATAACATCAGCAACTTGTGTATAATATGCTATCATGTCTGCGCCAGGCTGTTGAGACTTATTGTATAGGTCTTGAAGTACAGGCGTATTCCACCATTCACTATCCATAATCTGCTCTTCGTTCCAATCGTGAAGAACAAACTCAGGATTCAACTCTCTCCACATATCCCCATACTCTTCATATCGCTGCGGCATCGTAGAGCCGAGCCACACTCTGTGTATAAGGTTAGACATTCTCAGCCAACTGCCTGTATCGCTCCAACAGATTTGTGTGGTTCAACAGGTAGTTGCGCTGTGGGAAGAATGAGAAGTGAGAGATTAAAGAGTTAGGCACAATAACGTTTGGGCGATTCTGGTTATATGGCTGCTCAATAGTATGCCACGCCTCTTCTTCACCTGGGACGCCATCTACATAAGCCTCTACCGGCGTTGCAAAGCATGACACTGAGAACTGGTGTCCTGCTGGTAACATAACACTGGTGTGCATATATAGATGGTCTACTAGGTCCTGTTCGATACAGTCGAGAAGGTGTCTATGGATGTGCTCCGCAAACTGAGCGTCAGCCCAGCCAACCGGGTCCATACAGTGATTTCCAACTATACCCCACCAAGACGGCATCTGCTCTCCCTGCTGTAAGTAGAATGAACATACTGCATTGTTCCAGATAAGCGGGAACACCGCGAATGGGAACTTGTTCTGCAATCTGTATGTGACTAGGCGCTCGATAGCATCCTTTTCAATCCACACAATGTCATCATCCATACGTACCAATACCGCGTCAGAATCATCTTTGTAATACTGATAGAACCTGCCAGTATTCATTTGTTTAGGATGAAGCACCGGACCCTCGGGACGCTCAAACGTCTTAATCCAGTCGTGCTCCTTAGCAAGACCATAACCGTAGTCACGGTCTGACTGCTGGTCCTCATCGGTATTCATCCAAAGGTGCCATTCGTCTATTACGCCATTCTCGTAGTCACGCTCTAGATACTTAAAAAGCAAAGAGGCAGTAAGTTCTCTACCCCACGGTGTGAATACTATAACTTTCTTTCCATCAATCATACGCCCTGAGTCTCCTTAAACCAAGCAACTGTACGCTTCAATCCATCTTCTAAACTGACGAAGTCAGCCTTGGAAATACCTAGCGGTGACAAAGTATTTGGATTAGCAAGCACAACACCGCCCACTTCCTCGCCCGGACGCATAGGTGAATGCTCAAGAACAGAACTTGAACCTGCAACCCTGATGACTGTCTTAGCAACCTCATTAACAGTGATGGGCTCACCATATCCTACTTCGAACGGTGTGCTATAAATCTTGCCATCTACCGCGTGCTCCATTGCGGTGGCAAGAACCTTTGCTACATCCTCTACAAAAATCATATCAGATATCTGCATGCCATCGCCATAGATACCAATGGGCTCATTGCGAATAGCAGCGTTGATAAATGCTGGGGTAATCTTCTTTACCTTAGAAGACCCGTAGGGAGGGAATGAAGTCTGGCCAGGGCCGAAGCAGTTGGTGGGACGCACAATATTAATCTGCGTGCCACATTCCTTGTTGAACATAGCGACAAAGCGTTCGATAGTGTTCTTAGAAATGGAGTATGTATTGTTCATCCAGTAGTTTCCTACCGCAATATTAACGCCGGGAACACCATACTGCGCTGCGGCCTTCAAGATGTTAAGGCCACCTAGAATATTGGTCTCGGCTGCGGGTGTAGGATTCTTAATAGTCTCCTGCGTGCCCAGCACACCGGCCAAGTGTATAAATGCATCTGCGTGAGCAAACGCTTCGGTAACAGAAACAGCGTCACGAATGTCGCCCAATGCGAACTCGGAGCCTTCTGGTCGGACGTTCAAGTCCCTTGTATCAAAGATAATGACCTTGTGGCCTCTACTAATTAGTTCTCTTACTGTGTACTGGCCAATAAATCCTTGCCCACCGGAAACTACTACCTTCATAATGCTCTTTCTGTTAATTGTACGTGTGATGGTGCTGCCCAATCATATCCAACGATATCTGCGGCAATCGGTAATGGAGCATAACCCTTTGCTGCGCCTCTGTGAGCCTGTTCATAAATCCAACAGTCTACCGGGCCGTTAATGCCGCGTTCGTGCGCTAGTTCTACAAGTCGCTGGCCACCCTTACGGGAGTATACCAATGATACCATACCATAGCCCTGATAGACAAGTGAGGCCATCAGATTGCCAGGAATCTTGTAAATTGAGTCATCGGCGGTCTTATATCCATTAACCCTGAGCACTCCGTCCTCAGTATGGTCGGCATCATATAAATAGTCTTGCAATTGATTCTCTGGAACCCACAACGCTGCGAAGTCCCAATGTTCTGGTAATTCTGACATAAACTCTTCAAACTTACTAGTAAAAGTCTCATCTACTATAGCGTCATCTTCAAACACTATTAGTGGACCATGTTCTGCTGCTTGACGCCAGCGGTCATAGTTAGAAAGCCAGACTCCCAATTCTCCAAGTTTGGCGTTCCAGTGTTTTAACTCTAGACCCTTTGTCTCTATAGCATCTACCGGATTGTATGCACGGGCATCGAATGCTGGTAGTGGCAGTTCTGGATAATGAACATGCTCGCGTATGGCTTTCTTATATTCTACCCTGTCGCTGTCTGGCAGCGAGATGATTCCAAATTTCATAGTTTATGTATCCTTGCCCAACGCCTAACCGTCATATGTGATATTCCTAGTTCTTCTGCCACCTGTTCGGGTGTCTTCTTTAGCGTCCACAACTGACGCTGCAACCATTTCTTACTTTCATATAATTTCATACTACCGCCTCGTCAACTGCTCATTAGTGTAAAAAGCAATTCCAACAGCATCGCCAACATTGTCAGAACCTGATTCAATTTTGAAGTACTTTCTAGCGAATTCCAACGTGCGCTGCTTTCGCATCTTACGTCCCTCGTTCTGGTACCATGAGTCTTTATGACCCGGACTATTCGTGCGCAACTGCTCTTTTTCATCTTTCTTAAGATTAGGATTCCCTATATAAGACTGCCATGTTATAGGAGCGACGGTAGATACTTCCATTTTGTTCTGCATCAAAACAGACAATACCGCGCCGAAGACGTAACTAAGTTTAATGGTAACCTGGCTAGATTTGCCTGCAATGGCGGCTTCCATGCCAACATAGTCACCAACGAGAACTCCATTGTCTACAAGCATCTGTGTTTTCAACCTGGCGTCGTTCAATCTTTCGTAGATATTAGAGCCAGTAAAGAATACCTCTCCACAAGTTGCAGGTTTACTATCATCAAAGATAGCGAAGGCTAAACTGTGTGTAGAACAGTCTATACCAATTACACGACCTGCTTTGCGTTTGGTAAGTTCAGTAAAGTTCATATACTAAGTATATACATGAAAACGTTCAGAGCCAAATTACTGATGCTACTAATTCTGCTGTTGACCTACCGGCCTCTCCGCGCTTAGTTGTTTCGCATGCTCCACAGATAGTGGACTCATTATATCTAGACAATGATGTTTGGCATATATTACATACTCGCTTCTTACCGCGTCTAATTGCTGCGCGCTCGTGATACTTCTCCATAATCTTACGATTAGTCTCAATTCGGCAGCATTCGTTAGTGCAATACTTTTGATTGTGTGTGCCCTTCGAGAAAGGTTGTCTACAAGACTCTCTAGCGCAGTTAATTACTTGCCCAATCATTGAATCACCCCCTGTCTTGTCACTTTGGTACTTCCAAGACCGGGAGCATTACCGCGCCCTCTTCGTCCTCCCAACAATGCTTCTTGAATGGGCATGTTTTGCATACTACTGACTTCTCAGACTTGAAAGGCCGTTGAGGCAGAGTTCCCTCTTGCCAGTTTGCATATACCTTATTCATCCAATCAAATGTGTCTTCAACTAATTTCTTGTTATCGACGTTCCATGTGACAGGCATAATAAGCAATTGTTGAGTGTTCTTATTTTCATATAAGAAAAAGCCCTTGTTCAATCCAAGGACTTTCATATAAATCAAGAGTTGTATCAAATGGTATCCTGCTGGGGTAGACTTAGCCTTCTTAGAGACATAGGACTCAGTGGTGGTAGTTTTGATTTCTCCTACCGCCTCTTCTCCCTGCCATTTAATAATGAGGTCTGCATATCCAAAAATAGGTGGCATATCTGGCTGGTCGTCGGTAACAACCTTTCGCTCTTCCTCAACCAAGATACCTGTATCTCTGAATACCTTCTGAATCCTAGCATGGGCCTCAGTACCATATGCCATACCGGCAACGCCTACGGCGTCTGTATTTTCCTCGCGCATTACACCACCAGTAAATGCATAGAACCATTGGCGAGGGCATGTACCACTTCCATAGCCAAGCCCAGACGGTGCAAATGACTTCTTTGCTCTGTCGCTCGGCTCGCGCCTACCCTTTAGATATGCGTCGTTAATCAAGTCTGCTAGCCTTTGCGCATCGAATCTCTTCGATGCCAATGTGGGCTTCTGTAAATCTACTATTTCACGCAATGCTATCCTCCAAATAAGTAATCATTCTTTTAATGCTTTCAATATCATCTTTCATCTGGCCCATCGCGCGATTACAATTTCCACACATACATGTCTCAAAACGTTTGATGCTCCCTTGCTAGTATTTTTAAAGTTTGTGCCATAAGGTTACATTGCTCTGAAGCATACATATAAGCGTTTTTCTTAATGTTCTCAGAACTGCCAACCTTACCGGTATGAATCTGCATATATACCAGCGCTTGCATCTTAAACTTGAATGCATATGCTTGCATCTGAATCATGGCTTTCTTGGCTATAGCGACCGGTACATCAGGATTTGCAATACATTTCAATGCTAGTTCTAATGCAGACTGTAGTTCCTCATCGCCTACCGCCGCATGTAGGTCAATAAAGTCTTGAATGCCAGAGACATACTCTAGCGGATGGTCTTGCTCAGCCATTCTGTCCTCCCGTGCGAGAACGGTACTCATATGTGCCGTTGGCGTCATCATCTGAGATTCGGTAATACTCTTCTACCGAGCCGTCTGCATAGGTAAATCTGATGTATCCACCAATCTTATTTAGCAGTGTGTCTTTTTGTCCGTCCCTAACACCGCCTGAAAAATTAATCCTGTAGTGCATCTTCCTCTGCTTTTCTAAGTCTAATATAATCTTCAATAATATGCTCTGCTACAATCCATAAGCGTGTCTTTGAGTTACCGGAGCCAAGTATTACTTTGATGGTGGGCTCGGTATGGCCGTTGCGTATTGCATCGGTACATATTTTAGCCCATACATCTTTACTGATTGAGAATGATTTCTCATACTCTTTATAATCAACCGTAAATATATCAAGGATAGCGTCACCCTTTTGGTAATTACCACGACCTGAGTTCTTCTGAGCCCTGGCACCGTCGCGTTTAACCTCGTTTGCCTCGCTCATAATTCAATATTCTTTACAATGTTTGTAAAACCACATGCATCACAGTCCCAAATCAACCATTCTTTTTCTGGATAATAGGTACCTTCTGATGATACAAAGAAACAGTACTCACATACAAGTGTGCTATTGGATATCGCAATGGGCTCATTACTATCATCGTTGCTTGGAGTAGCCGCTTTATTCTTCTTACTAAATGGATTTGGCAAGAATCTCTCCGTAAATCTTTTCTTCAATATCTGGGTTGCTGCGTAGATATTCTACCGCCTTGATTCTGCCTTGGAAGCGCTCGTCTCCAATGGTATACCATGCGCCACCCTTCTTAACTATGCCCATCTCTACACCGAAGTCAATTATCTCACCGACACGGTCAACGCCCACAAAGTCGCCCTTAAAATACATGTCGTATCTGTTGGACTCATTCATACCGGGGCCTCTGTTCTTTTCTACAGTCCACACCACAGGGCGTCCTACAGGCTTCTCGAAGATAAGGTCACCTTCGGTAACCTTACCCTTGATGGCTTCTTTCTCGGAAGGGTTGCTCCATAGTTTTATTGTGGTTGAGTTCATGTGCTCGACAGCCTTACCACCCATAGGAGTTAGGCTTGCGCCATATGAACCAATCTGGTTACGTACCTGAGAGATTAAGATGAGGGCGGTATGCTCGTTAATGCTGTTAAGCATGTTTACCGCAGTTCCCATATTCTTAGAGAATGTACCAATCTGGCCGGTATCGGCTAGACCCTTCATCTCACCATCTACAAAGTACGACTGTGGAAGTAATACTGAGATAGAGTCTACGACCAATACATCGATACCAGCCCTGATGAAATCGTGTCCTGCATCAGCCATATCTGCAATAGAAGTAATTGGAGATATTAACATTTGCTCTGGATTAACGTTATGTCTTGTGGCCCATGCTGGGTCAAAGTTTCTTTCTGCATCAATCCAAGCCACTGACTTACCGGCTCGCTGCGCATTTGCTGCCAACCCAAGCGCCATCAATGTCTTACCGCCTGAACGGTTGCCCCAAAGCGTTGTCTGTCGTCCGTAACCTATTCCACCAATGGCTCTATTTAGTCCTAGGCTTGGGGTTGCGAGAGTTTCAATCTTAACTTCGGAAGCCCTGCGAAACATTGCTGCTGTCTTTGGATTCAATTTGGCTAGCAACTCATCAATATTATCAGTCATGTAAGCCTTTCTTTACTCATACAATTATACCACAGAACGGCCGGTATTGCTACCGGCCGTCGCTGTTATCCCCATCTGTGACCGTGAAGCGGTGGTCTTTCCTCGTTCGTTTGCATCTTAGAATTTATAGTTTCTTCGAGATTGTCTGTTGCCTCTCCATCTGCAACCAATTTCTCATGAAGACAGAATGCTCTGATATAGATATCTGCAAATTCCTCTGTTACCTTTTGTTTTCCTTGTCTCTTTCTAAGAGCCTCGGTGACCTCTGCTACCTCTGTAACAATAAGCATGAGTTTGGCGGCATACTTATCCATCATCTCTGGTTCTTTCCAGAAGCCTTTTAACTTACTAGTTGCATGGGCTCTCTGAGCCATCTTCTTTAGAATGCCAGTCACTCGTCATCCTGTCTCTGGATTGAAATGACTAACTCATCTGTGAAGTCATCGTGATATACACGTACCGCGCCGCCATCTGGTAGGCCGCGCGTGACTATTTCATCAGAGATTCTAACCTGTTCATTTGGTAGTGTTAATAGAATCAATCCTATGAGGGCCACTATGCCCTCATCATTAATATTTGTACTCATTTAATATCCTTTACCCAGTATGCGCCGCCACGAGTCTCTGCAAACTGCACCTTGACCTTTGCTGCGGTAGCACATGGAATCATTGCTTTGTCAATCATAGATGCGAAGACCATCGCAGAAGTCAAATTCTTATCTGCATCTGTGAATATAGCCTCGCCCATCTTCTCGCCCTTTTTCGTATGCCTGGTGTTGAAAGAGATACAACGATATTCTCCATCTTTTAGGTCAAGCGTCTCTTTTTCAAGATACTTACCAAAAGACCCACCTTGGCCGTTCAAAATGTCATCTGTAGTAATGTACCTGGCGATGCGATTATTACTAATGAGCATGACATACATCTTGCCCTTTTCAATGGGAATATTTTGACTTGCAAAACTACCGGCGCTGCCAGACTCATCCACCATCTCAACCAGAGCCCAGCCGTGACCTACCTTGATATTATAAACCATGGCGCATACCACGAATGCCTCATCCTCAGTATACTCTGTTAGGTTGCGGAATTGCAACTTAACGTGTGGGTCCAAGTCTTTAGACTCGAATGCAGGGATATTGAGATATTCATAAAAGTTAGAACGCTCATCGCCGGTACGTGGATTATCCTCGAAAGCCGCCGCTCCTATCTTATTCATAGCGTCGATAGCCCTAGAGTTAATACCGGAGCCCTTTGTCTGGCTTATTTCTAACAGTCTTTCATATGAAGGGTAAGGGCCATTGTCAATAATCTTGTTACCGACCTTGCCGCTGATATACTTAATAGAGGACAGACCCATTCGGATAGCGCCATCTTCCACGCGATTATTGATATCAGATGCATTGACATGTGGTAGTCTAACCTGTACGCCTAGTCTCTTTGCTTCCATCAATGCAAACATAGCCTTGACCTTTACATCTGTACCAGACAAGTTATTCATAAGGGCACACATATATTCTACCGGATAGTTTACCTTGAACCATGCAGTCCAATATGAAATCATAGAATATCCAACAGAGTGAGCGCGGTTGAACGCATAGGCTGCTGACTTCTCTAGGTCGTCCCACACAGCCTCTGCCTTACGCTCACTAATCTTCTTGCTTGCTCCCTCGATAAAGGCTGGCTTCCATATCTGCAAATCCTTTAGAATCTTCTTAGAGATAGCCTTACGCACCTTGTTGGCGTCACCCATTGATATACCAGCAAGTTCAGTACACAACAACATCTGCTGCTCCTGAAACAGAATCTGTCCGAATGTCTCTTCCGTAAAGTACTTTGTGTCGGCATGGATATAGTCGAAGTTACCAGTCTTCTTACCTTTCATATAATTCTCACCAACACTTGAATCGGCGGCGCCGGGTCGGACCAGGGCGTTAGAAGAAACTAGGTCTTCGAAGTTCCACACGCCACCCATTGCTAGAATGGTATTGGTATAAGGTCCACCTTCACACTGGAATATACCCTTGGTGTGTCCTTGAGATAACATCTCATATACCTTTGGGTCATCTAATCCAGCAAAGTCCACATATGGGTCAATCTTTTTACCGGTTCTCTCATATACCGTTTCGATGGTTTCCAAGATAACTGTCAGGTTGTTAAGTCCAAGAAAGTCATACTTAATAAGCCCGATGTCGGCTGCCTCGTTCATGTCTACCGCGACGACGGGCACACGACCCTTTGCTTCGTCGCTAGGGTCCACTCTGGTTTCCATCGGCACATAGTCCTCGATAGGCACCTTGCTAATTACAGTGCCACCAGCATGCATGCCTGTGCCCTTGATACGACCCTCTAGTGCGCGTGCCAACTCAAGAACCTCTGGATACTTCTTACGGAACTCTGCTGTGCCCTCACTAGTCGCATAGATATCCAGTACAGGAAAATCTGGGTCTTCTGTTAGGCCCTTCGTAGCGCGATTTACTTCACCAGTAGGAATCTTGAATGCAGAGGCTGCGGCCTTAATAGCACTTTTACCACGGAAGTAGTTGAACGTCATAATGTTAGCAGTATATCCATACTTACGGCTTACATATTCCTTGACTTCATACCGGCGCTTGACTTCAAAGTCAACATCAATATCAGGCCAGTCGTCACGCTCTGGGTCAAGGAACCGGAAGAACAGCAACTTGTATGGAATTGGGTCAATATTGGTAATGAACAGAGAGTAGTTCACCAAAGATGATACGCCAGAGCCTCTGCCGGGACCAATGAAGATTCCCTGTTCTCTAGCCCAGTTTACAACATCGGCTAGAATAAGAAAATATACTGCGAAGCCCTTGTTCTTGATAATCTCTAACTCATGCTTAAGACGCTCTATATATTCTGGATTATCAGCAAGGCCGCGCTCGGCTAAGCCCTTCATCGATAGACGCCTCAACTCGGCATCCAAATCCTTGATACTTGCATCTGGTGATGGCAGTAGGTCGAGAGCCTCGTAATATGGATAGTTACCAATCATCTCTGCTACTACGTTGGTGTTAGCAATAGCCTCTGTACCGCGCGACTGTGCTTCCAGCATTGCCATCTGCTCCGCAGCAGAACGAAGATAAATTTCAATCTTCTCGAAGTTCATCTTCCTATCTGGATATAGATAGTTGAATCGCTCCAAGTAGTCCATAGTCTGTGATTTTGAGAAGTCAAACCCGCTCTTTACCTTTGGTTTAGTAGAAAGGATAAGCATTGCGTTTTCAATCCATAGGTCTTCTTTTCTGGCATAGTGACAGTCAGAAGTAATTACCGGTAGCGTATTAGTTTCTTCAGCCAAACGGTACAGTCCGTCGTTGATATACTTAGGATTGTGACCCTGAACCTCGATAAAGAAGCGGTCTCCCATAATGCTCTTCAAGTGAGTCGCTGTCTTGAGCGCGCGGTCGTAGTCTGGCACATTGTCATTTTCAGTTGTGAGTGCCGAGGCAAGCAGCCCACCAAGACAACCAGATAGTACAATGATATCCTCGTTATACTCTTCAAGTAGGTCCATATCGATACGTGGCTTAGAATAAAAGCCAGAGGTCCACGCCTCACGCATCATAATGTTCATATTCTTAAGTCCATTGCCATTCATAGCCAATAGACCAATATGGTTGAATGTAGATGTGCCGTCTTCGCGCTTATTATTAGAGCGTCGGTCAAAACGGTCGGTAGCGGAGATATAAGCCTCAACGCCTAGAATGGGTGTAATACCGGCTTCGGCAGCAGCGCCCTGGAAGTCGCGGTGGCCGCTCAGTGTACCGTGGTTGGTCTGCGCAAGATGCGACATACCAAGTTCTTTTGCTCTAACCATATATTCTGCTGGTGTATTCAAACCATCAAGAGCAGAATAGTGGTCGTGCAAGTGAAGTTCACAATATTGCATTTTCTACTTTCTCTTTGGAGGGCGAGTGCCCTGTTTCATCTTCATAAAGGCTGCGAATACTACCGCGCCCGTTACTCTGCGCTTGCCCATTTTCCAATGGAGCGCTGTCACTTCTCTATGACACTTTTGACATAATGGCCTAAGGTCACTCATCAACTCATTACCGCCGAACCTAGCGTATGTTAAGTGGTGTACTTGAATTGGCCCACGGTATGTCTTACATACATAACAACGTTTACCATAACGAGAGAAGACTTGGTCCCTTTTCAGGGACCAAGTCTTACTTCTCAAATATTTGCGATAATGCTCAGTTACCAAGATTCCGTGGTACTGGTGGCTGAACTAGCGCTCTCGCTTACCGCAGGAGCAGAAGCGGGAGCGCTGGAACCCTTGTGATAGAATGCGTTCTGTGCTGCATAGTCAATCTCCGGTAGAACCTCCAAAACGTCTACTAGTTGATACTCTGAAATCGGAGTAGCAGTCTTAGGTAGGTCTTCGACCGGAATGACGTTGTAAGAAGTGTCATTGAACCCCTTACCCTTACGGGTAATCTGGAATGTCTTTCCAAGAATGGTGTTCTTAGAAGCCTTAGCATTCAAGAAGAACGCGGACAGTGCGTCATAGATACCATTGTAGGTAGACTGCTCTAGCAGGTACACAACACCGCCAGTAGCGTCGTCCGGAAGGTCGGTAGTGAAATACTTCTTCTTCTCCTTACCGGCAACCTTCTCGGTAACTTCACGAGGCTCACCAGCAATTACATTGATGGTGAACTTCTCCTTCTGCTTCCAAGCCTTACGCTCTTCCCAGTCGATTGCGTACTCTTGAACTCTGTCGCAACCATAGCACGCGCCCTGGGAATCTATGGTGCACGTTGCTGCGTTCATGAATCCATTCTTAACGTCGTCGCCGTTGTTGTGGAAGATATGGACTACACCCTTACCTACTTCGGTAGAGTAGCCATCGGCGTCTGCGTCCATTTCCTGAGCGAAACGAACTACGGCAGAATCGCCATCTGTTTCTAGAGCAAAGCGCTGTACGCGGGGCTTTGCTGCCTCTTCGCGGCGAGTCTCTTCGGCTGCCTTGCGCTCCTGATATTCCTTTAATCCTAATGCCATTTTATACCTCTTCTACGGATTACCCGTGTTATATTAGTCGACTTACCCGACACTCTATTATACCACGACCGGCTGCATTAAGCAAGCAAGTCCATGTATTCATAGTGAGAGATAACATTGCGTAGGCTTTGTCGAATCTCATCATCTGTCATCGCTCTTGCATCTTTCACGTTCCTAGCATATATATCTTTGTCATCATAATTAGCCCATGATATACGCATTCTGGGTAATTCTTGTGCTATCTTCATACCAAGTTCTCTACCTGGCGCGTGTCCTTGACACATATCAAAACCCTGCTTCAAACACTTAGAGCAGCGAACGGGGAAGGTCATTTCTCCATTGCCTTTATTCTCATTGTCAGTCATAATGATAACATGACTAAAGTGTCTATTCAACAGGTCTTTTTGATATGTACTTAGACTACCCCCGAGCAACGCGCCGGTATTAGGATAGCCTGCTTGATGTATAGCCATAGAGTCAAAGGTTGCTTCTGTTATGATTATGGTTTCATACCGACGGGCATTCTGTAGATTCCAGATAATTTTTGACTTATGGAATCCGGTACCGTTTGGCTCTGCTCCATAGTTCTTAAACTCTTTGCCTACTAGACTCCTGCCAACTAATCCTACCGGGCGGGACTTATGGTCGTATGCTGGTACCACAATCATATCATGTGGGCGGTATATATTTGCTCCGTATGCGGTTGACGCAGGAGTGAATCCCACATTGAAATGTTCCATAGTGTCTAACTCGAAACCACGACCTTTCATATAATTCAATGCATCTTGGGCCTCCATGAATCTCTCGTGCATCTTGTCGATGGCTGCATGTGGAAATTCTTTTAGTTCTACTTCCTCTTGTTTGATAGAATCAAACTTGTTATGGAATGACTCACCAGACTCTCCCTTGGTGCGTATAACAAATCTCTTTGCACTAATATTGTCAAGACCTTTTAGGTCTTTAGTAAGACGTTCTAAAGTTAGTCGGTACTCCGTACCGATTGCGCAGGCTGGATTAAAACAGATAGAATATCCATGTCGCTTGGACGTGCTGAACGCTGGTGAATCTGTGTTGCCGTGATATGGACAGAATGACAGGAAGTCGTTCTCTGTCTCGTCACGCACATCAATATTTAATGCTCTGAGTACGGCTTCTACCTCTGCGGGCGAGTAGACCTCTCTTGTAGAATTCCATTCATCATTCCGGCGACTTGCCATGCTTTATCTTCTCCTACATGTATTCCATATATGGATAGTTCAAAGGAGAACGTTTCTGTGGTATTGTCGTACACCCTAGTAAATTGTGGAATCAGGTCCAGCACCGGGACGAACCCTTCGTCCCGCATGCCGTCCTCTACTTCCTTGATAAGCGTTTCCCTTGTTGACAGGAATGTATCAGATGTAATCTGTCCTGTCAAGCCGAAGCGCTTAATATCTTTATGCATCATGAAATCCTATCTATTTAATAGAATTATATCACGATTACTACATTTGACCAATTTCCTCTAGGGCAAAGAACTCTTCATATGTTCCAGAGTTAATATCTGCCTTGAAGTATCCACTGAATAGTTCACCATTACGGTTCTTCCTACCGGCGATTTCAATAATTACCATTCCGTTCTCAATCTGTGCATCGTGTCGGTGAACAGCGAATGCCAGGTCTGCATCGAACGACAACTGCTTCGACCATGCGACTTGTTCAATAATAGGCGGCGTATTAATGGACGCGCTAGACTCAGGCGTTGCTGATGAGATAAGAATGATTGGAATATTGTTGGCTGTCGCCAACCTCTTGAACTCTTTTGACATATTCCTCATACGTGAAGTCATATCGTTGGAGTTGCTATTGTCACTCATCAACTGAGCATAATCCAATACGATGATATCTGGCTTGTGCTGGTCAATCTTGGATTGAACAACAGCCGGGGTAATTTCATTATTTCCATCGTGACTTACAACAGTGAACCCCTTGCCTTTCTTCATCTTACCGGCCCACGACCTAAAATCATCTTCTCTAATATCACCTAGGGCCAGGTCGCTGTTCTTGAATAGACCATTACCCATCATAGTATATGCTCGGTCTCGAACCTTCTTACTATTCATCTCCAAAGAGACAATCATAGGCTTAAAGCCCTTATTGAAGGCGTTGACACAGATAAGCGTTGTCAATAGTGATTTCGCTCTACCGGTCCAACCTAGCACGACAATCAAATCGCCACCGGCAAGACCAGATGTATATGCAGAATCAATGAAGCCGATACCGGTCGGAATTCCAGGCACGCCGCCCATTTGCTCGGCAAGGAACCTTGTTGCCTCGTAGTCCTTCTGTGCTGCTTCAAAGTCTGTAATGTCTAGGTCTTGCGACTCTACAGAGACATTCTGTAGTTCCATAAGGTCTCCGATGACACCCTGCAAAATCTTACCAGATGCAATCTTACCAACCTTGTCGCGCAATTTAAGCGTAACAACCTCTAGTTCAGAGTTGATATATTCCTCACGAAGCATATCTACATAGTAATCAGTCTCTCCGGGTGCATCGACCTTGTCAAAATAATTGAACTTGCCCTCAAGGATTGATACATCTGGAATTGTTCTATGCTTTGCATAGTAGTCCTTAACGAAGGCCCACACGTCAGGATATCCTACGAACATCTTATCAATGTGATTACCAGCCATTACTGGCTGGATGTTCTTGGTAATACAAACTGAATTCAAAACTTTCAGTTCAGTTGTTATCATTCTGTTTTGCCCTCCACATCTCGGTGCGAATACGAGTCTTCTCGCGTATACGCGCTAATGCAGCAACGTCTTCATCTCTTTTTTCTTTGGCTACCACTAACTTCTCATAATTGTAGAAGAACCAGTCGAGAGTGTGGCCATTGGTGCCTATCGTCTCAAAATAATAATCAATCAAGTCTTTAATTTCTGACTCATTGATATCCATAAGAATCGAGTCAAAACCCCAACGGGCCGCATAGCGATTAGACTTCGGGTCTGAACCGTATTTCTCTTTATACTTCTTCCCAAAGTAAGACACAAGAGCGTGAGCCTGTTTGGGAGTCGCCATTACTTGTTACGAACCCTCTTGATGTCATTTTCTAGAGACTCAACCTCTTCAAGCAACTTCGACTCAACAAAATCCTTGACCCGGTTGTAAGCCTCGGAGAACTTCTCATCGCCGCGAGGCTCATCTTCTACGCCAATCTCTAGTTGAAGACTCTCAAAGTTACCCATGTTGCGGGTAAACCTAGCCCTGTATGAAACACTTCCCATTATTACTCCTTAGATGTTCTCAGCATGCCAGGTTGGCACGAACTCGTCGCCAACCTTGACATAGAATACTGTACCCTGTCTTATCATCGCGCGCAACTCTGCGACAGTAGGCAACTTAAGTGGCGTTATCCTACCGTCTTTCCTTGGGTGTCCTTTGTGAACCGTCTTTAGATATGCATGTAGTTCCATGATATCCTTTTCAGACCAGTAATATGCATAGTTGTTGCGGTTCTCATCAATACCATAAGTGGTCTGTGGAGTCCTAATATTACCTGCATAGATGGCCTGTCTTAGAGTCGAATGCTTGCGATTTATCATCTTGACGACTTGGCTCATAGAGAACGCTTGCTCGCCATTCTTACGCACATCCGAATAGATATACTTTTCTAAGACACCATCAGGATAGTTCCACGCTGTGATAATGTCAGCGCCCCTGTTAATGTGAATCTTTTTGTGCAGTTTACCATGATAAAAGAAGTACCTTAACGGGGGAATCTTTGGCTTCTTTTGGTTTGTCATGATACTAATACTGACTTTACATAATTTTTAAATGTTGTGAAAAGCGGATGGCTTGGTCCAACAAAGGTCCGCTTTCCACAGCAGAGGCAGAAGGCTTCATAGTTGACATTATCAGTAAATGTCATGTCTACAAAAACCTTACCGCCACATTTCGAACAAACAATCATTTCTTTCCAATCTTAATAAGAGCCGCTTCTTGGGGCGGCTGCAACACCAACCGCTGCGGCTGCTGCTACTGCTACCTGCAACCACTCTGCAACAGTTACTCCATTAGATAGGAATGATACCAGCGCGGTCGCGGCTGCTGTAAGCAGCGCCAAACTAAACTTGGTGTATTTAGCGCCAGGAATGTTGGCTGCTGTAAATACCTGAGCGGCACCGAAGCCAATGATGGCAACATTAATCCACTCTGCGGTTGATACCTTATCGTCAGTCAGAGCGGCGACAATAGCAGATACAACAGTCATCAAAACCATAACTGCGGACTTTGCATAAAGAGTCATGTGAACCTCCTTCACACTTTATTACTTTCATTGTAGCACATGAAGAATTATAATTCAGATTCACCAGTCAACCACTCCCAAAACAAATTCCAAGATTCTTCGGTCACTTCTCCATCTGGTAGCGGACCCATCTCTTGTACATATAATTGAATTGTCTCTGGTCTCCTTGCGGCAACATCTCTCCAAGTAATCATCCTTTAAACACCTTTCCGTCTAACACACAAACGTAATCCCTCATGGGAATGAAACTCAGATGCGCCTTGCCGTCTACGATATGTGCTATACCGAATCCTTGTTCCCATGAAGGGTTGATAGCATATTTGAGGCCGTATCCAGATGGGTCACATAGGTGACCTGTTCCCATACCGGCAAGACTACTCTTAGTCATCGGGTACGATTTATATACGACGCCGCCTCTGTGGTCATGGCCACGCACCAGACTAATATTGTATGTTTCAATATCAGTTCTTACCGCGAGCCCTGTGGTCGTAGTCGTGGCACCATGATGCACATGAATACCAGCATAACGTTCCAGCGGCGGTACATCATAATGCCTCCACGTTATGCCTAAGTCGTCTAGCCCCCATAGCATATTAGGTGTAATCTGGTCTATGTAGTCTGGGGCTTTTCTATCGATATACTTAAATATACGAATGTCATGATTGCCTAGGCTTGCATGAATCTCAGCGTTTGAATGCTGCTTGCGTATGTCTGAATAGAATGACCGCGCGGCTAGTGCGTTCTTTGTGATGAAGGGAAGTGGAGAGAGGCGCTTGCGAAACTCTTCATCTGTCTCTTCGCGTTCCTCGCCATTACTTTCTTCTATCATCAACTTCTTTTCCTTCTTCAACTTATTGAAGAAGTCGTCGGTAGTGCCATCGCTGAATGTTGAATATTCCAACTGGTCATCAATATCACCAACCACATCTATAATGTCTGGTTTCCAAGACTTCATAGCCTTCATAAACAGCGCTACCGCGCGCCTATCATGATATGGCATTTGTAAGTCTCCGACAAACGACCATTTTAATACTTCACTCAATTTCTTCCTCACTAAAATGCTTATGCTCCCCGCGAGCCCTACTAATAAGACCCTTAAGAATTCTATTATCATACTTCTGGGCATCTCTCTGACCTAATATATATCCAATATAGAGAGCAAGGATGCCTAGTATGGTGAGCACGATGCTCACCAACGCGCTCAGAAGAATCTTTCGAACAATTACTTGAGTCTTAGTCCTGACCTGAGTTACTACCTCGGGCTCTGGTGCTGGGCTAACTGTACCATGAACATCCCCTGCCTGTCTAGTTGGATGGGAAGTGATGGTTACCATGTGCGTCACTACAGTATTATGAGGGCGTACAGTGACAGTGTGCCCTGGCTGAATAACGTACACAGTCCTGACTGGACCTGGAACATGTATATAGACCGTCTTCCTTGGTCTGTGTGGATGTACTCGCACCGTTACTGTGCGAGTTGCTAGTCCGGGCGGTGCCGTAATTGTCACAGGAGGGCCAGAAATGGTAATTGGTGGGCCGGTGATTGTCACAGTATTATTGGGCAGGGTAAGGGTCACCGTTGGTATACCTTCTGCTAGATTAGAGTCTGTTGATTGACCTTTGATGGCAAAGAGACCTACCGGCGTCAATGTTATAAGTATCACAGACAAAAATGATATAACGGCTGCCCGAAGTCTTTGGTCCATACAAATATTCTAGCATGTCTCTGGTTCTGATGCACCCTTATTAAAATTACATATTGCATGGGCTGGCCTCACATTATCCCAAGTGTGTGTTCCTTGAAGTTTAAGTGGGCGGACATGTTCAACTGTTGCAGCCATGTTGTTTGGAAACCTCAATTTAGGATTTATTGGCTCTTTACAGATGTTACATATCCATTTATGCATATTGAATAAGGTAAGATGGTCAATCTTGTCACCCTGAGCATAGATTGCTCTTCGCTTAGGTGAGTAATACTTACCCTTATACCGGCGCTTTGCCAATACAAAACACCCTCCTTGCGGTTTAATATCCTAGGGCGTGCCAGGCTACGTAGAAGTTTCTACTAATCTTCTTCTTTTTGTTCTTAGACTCAACAAATACATGGACTTGGAATCCATCTCGCGTTGGCTGTGGCTTAGAGCCTGGACCGTCTATAGTACAGAAAATCTGTCTCTGCGATGCAGATACGATTCCAGTAGTAACTATTGGTTTGCAAGAATCACTAAAGTAATTACCAAATGATACATACTTTGTCTTCCAAGCAGTCTTACCAGATGTTATAAGTGCAAGGCCGGACGCCATACGAATACCAGTGTCTCTATTGACACCGTTCGCACCATATCTACCGCGCATCATGGTGTCACGCAGGTAATTGTCATTATTGACCAGTGCTTGCAGTTTGCCAAGGGTAACAGGGTCGTTCTTAGACCAACTGATTACCTTGAAGGCGGTATTTGTCATTAGTAGATTTCTTCTCCTTGCTTCATTATTTTAATCTCAGCATCGGAGACCAACGTCGCGGTTGGATTACCAAGCCTCTCCAAGAGAGAGGGGCTGGTGATATGTCTTAGCACACCATCTGATACTATATACAGTTTACCATCTGCAATGTTATTTAGCAAAGAGCCGTCGCGGAAAGCAAGTTTTGTTACCGCTGTCGGATACTTGGACACCGCAACTTCGCTGGTGTGAACTACCAGCGGGAACGCCCACGACTGCCAGATAGCGTTAGACTGGATTCGATACTTCTTTCCATCTCTGTTTATGAAATATCTGTTACTCTCAGTAACGACAGCAGTACCGACCGGGTAGGTTACAGACGATGTTGGTAAATTAGGCTTAGTCTTCTTCGACCAGAGGCTCATCTGTAATCCTCGTTGCATCTAGTTCTTTTTGCAGCGTCTGGGTGGTTTGGGTCAACATTGAAATTTGTACCGTCGCATCTGCGCGCAGTTCAGCAAGTTGTTCTTCATACTGTGCAACTAGTTGTGCAATACGCTGTGTAAGTGCTTGTACTTTAAGAGAGTCTTTCTGTCCTCTAGTTACTTGTTCTGCTACTTGTTCTAACATATAGTTCTCTTTCTTGTTGTTGTAATTATAACGGACCTACCGGCCCGTGTCAAGTCTTAGAACAAGATGGCAATCCAAACAAAGTTGACCACTGCGGAAGCAAGTAGTGTTCCGTCAGAAGTTTTATTCCATAGAAGTTGGAAGTTTGTTGAATCGCTGGCGGCGACATCCCAACGAGCAGTCCTCGCCACACCTACGTTCTTTGGTTGAATCATAACGATATCCGGGGCGGCACCCAGTCCGTGGGCGGTAGTGGTAATGCTAGAAGCATTAGAACTTACATCTGCGACTCCCATTTTTATCTTACTGAAAATGGTAGAAGTGCTGCCAAGACGAATACCGCCACCGTTTGCATTCAGGCTCATTGGCCCGACTGTGGTATCATCTAGCATTCTTTGAATTTCATCTCCGTCAATACGGAAGTGTGAACCTGCTGGATTACCAACCCTAAGAGGTGGTGTGTTTCCAGCAGATGCAGTAACATCTGTACTTGCCCCAAACAGTGCATATCCGTCAGCAGTAATGCTCATCTTTCCATTATTAGACTGCAAGATGGCTGCCGTACCGGCTGGGAATGCGGTTAGTGGCCCAGTAGAACCAGAAAAGGTAGGGTCTGTTGCGAAAGTCTGTTGGCTGCTGGCGTTCGTGTTATCCTGTCTATAATACGAACCAGCGCCGCCTGCGGTATTAGAGAAGTAGAATCTAGCACGGTCAGGAATGTTAGACCCAGTTCCAGCAGGAAGTGTGCCTGCGGACACAGTCATCTTGGCTCTACGTGTAATCGTAGTGGTCGCATAACTTGATAATGAGGTTTCCCATTCATTGGTAACCGTACCACCAGCACCAGCAGAACCAGAATAGTTAGATGAAACTGTGAATGTGGTTGTCAACGGTGTGGTAACAATTGTGTGATAGATACTGTTAAGTGCAGCACCTAACGATGATGCGATATAGACAATATCGCCAGCAACATAGCCATGAGCGGTAGATGTTGTGACGGTCGTGGTTACACCGTTTCCAGACACAGCACTGATGTTTACAGTTCTACTGTTATTTCCGTCATACCAAGCACCCTTTGTATACCAAACATTCGTGCCGGTCTTTGCAACACTTGTGTGGAAATACAATCTATTGGTCTGAGTCAGCGTTACAAACTGCGTACCATTATAACAGGTTCCCCACAACTTTCTGTCGCCTGGCGTTCCCCATGTTTCTGTTGTTTGGTGCGCGCCGGAAGTGTTGGTAACATAGTTCTTAGCAACCTTGGTTGCATTTCCCTCAGTAGAAATAACATATCTGGTGGCAGCAAAGTCGAATGTGCCAATATTCAATGATTTCAAATTTTGGTTGTCTGTGATATTGGTTGTTACTTCTGACTGATATGTACCAGAAACATTATACTTTGCTACCCAAATCTTACCGCCCTTGGCGCATCTAGCAATATAGATATCGGTACCATCGGTACCAATTACTGGGTCATTTAGAGCAGAACCATTGAATCCATCAATCTTCCATTCGGTCGCGGTACAACCCATGGTCGTGTGTCTATCATATGTAAACAGAGTGGTTTCTAGGGTATCAAAGCCTGTTCCCGTGCTGGCATAACGTCGTACCTTCCATAGACCATCAGTTTGGTCATTAATGAGTACAAAGAACTTACCGGAAATTTTAACAAGACCATAGGGCGAGTAACCATTAGGAATTGCATCGTCTGCCATCGCTTTATTAAACAGGAATGCACCGCCCGCCGACGTGCCAAATGCCTGACCACCAAAGAATGCGTTAGTTGTAACATATGTACCAGAGTCATACCATAATCCGGACTTCCATGAGGAGAAAGTATTATCCATCCATGTCTGTGCTTGGTCATATGAGAAACTTAATGTTGGTGTGCCTACCGGCGCGACAATGCTTGCATTCAAAGTAAAGATACCACCAGCAGCCAGAGCGTTTCCAGTTCCCTGTAGCAAGAAGTCATCGCGGACAGTTAGAGAGTTAGCATCTACATCGCCAGCAAAATATGCTGGTAATAATGGGTCTGTTGGTAGGTCAACAACTCTACCGACACCATCATTATTGAATAGTGTGATTCCCTCTGGTGACACTATAACCGAGCGTCCTTCTACATACACATAAGAGTCTCCTGCATGCGCTGTCACAGAAACATTGGAGCCAGTATTAGAATATGAGATTGTGGTATCGGTAACCGCAGTGATAGAAACAAATGTACTACCGGGCGTATCGAATGTGGTATCGACCGCCACAGTCTGGTCTAGTTTGACCTGAATCTGGTCGCCAACCAATCGGCTATGTGATGTTGATAACGTCAAGGTTGCGACGTTTGATGTGCGTGCCTTGGATGTAATATACAGCGTATCTTTTTCAATTGCCCTAATATTAGTACCAATGATGAGGTCGGCCGTCATCGTACCGGGAGTTAATTTGTCTGGGGATACAGCATAGATAGCGTCTGCTGAAATACTATTGGCCTTTAGTTGTAGAAACTCAGCGAATCCATTTGAACGAATAGCCCAACCAGCAGCACCAGGTGAATAATTATAAGACTGAATAGAGCCAATACCAGATAATTTTGTATTATCTTCGTAATAAGCCTTAATGGTTGTACCATCTGCCTCATATATTGGGCTGATAGAATTTTCATAGTCACCAGTGATACCCATGATTAGTCTACCGCGAATTAATGCATCACCAAATACAGCGTTTCCTAAGGTATCAATCTTCCATGCTGGAATACCGGCGATAGTCGCTCCGTTAACATCCAATGCCAGCGCGGTGGACTGGATAGCACCAGTTTTAATAAGAGCACCATTAATAGTTGTAGAGCCTGGTGGCGACCATGGCGAAGGCGTAGTGTTAGTTGCATTCGTGGATTCTTCTATCTGTATACCATCTATATAGAAAGTCGCATTGCTGTTTAACGTAAATGACAAAACGCCAGATGTTGCAGCAGAGTTTGTAGTTATTACATTCTGATATCTAACCCATCCCGCAGTATTTGCATATGCACTAAGACCACCATTTATGATTGTCGCATCTTGCTGCTTTATACTAAAGAATCCGTTAACAATCGAACCGGTAGCATTATAAAGATATCCAGAGATTATGTAGCGTGTAGTTGGTTGCAATGGAATGTTGTAATCCGTGCTGCTAGAACCAAAATACCATGTACGTGCAGCGCCTGCGGTGCTAGTAATCAGTAGAGACTGAGTGTTAAACTTTACTTGAGCGCTGGTAAAAGCAGATGTAGTCAGCGAACCGGTAGACAGGTTGGCTGGATATGCGGAAGCAGGAGCCTCAAAGTCGGCATATAGTGGCGGCATCAAGTTGTGCCCTATTTGCAGTGCCAATGCCGCTGCTCTAATAGTTCCAGAGTTAATTTCTAGCGCGTTCTTCTGTAACTTAAATCCAGTCGTAGCAGCCACATAGTCATATGACTGAATGATACCGTCTGTGCTCGCATCTCCTAGCGTCAATGTGCTCTTGACAATAAGGTTGTTAATGATACCGGAGCCAGCGGTCAACTTGTTTACAGCAAGGTCGTTGATTTTAGCATTGGTAACAACAAGGTCACCGATGTTTGTGGTGGCTACTAGGTTGACGCTGCTAGTGACTTCTGGTGATGCAGAAGACTTATTACCGGCGCGGTCAACAGCAATAATTTTGAAGTACCATGTTTGGTTTGAGCCCGATGCTCCTGATGCTGGAATATCAAATGTTGATACCATCGCTGGACCTGTCGCAATCTGTCCGAGCATCGATGCATTATTGGCAGTGAACCCGGCGCTAGTTCCTGCATATATTTCATAGAATGAAACATCAGGCTCCATAGCACCACCGGCCTGCTTGTTTCCAGATACCACTATCTGAGCCTGTAGTGTATTAGATGCTACTGTCGGTGCTGCTGGTTGCGATGGCGCAGATGTGTCAGCAGTAGAGGTAACTGGATATACAGAAGCATTACGATATGTAGTCTGTAGGTTGCCAGAGAGGTCTCTTGCGGTAACAGCAATATAATAACTCTTTGATGGGTCTACAGAGAGCCTGTATGTTGTGTTCTCACGAGGTACAGTGACATACTCCCAGTTAGTACCGTTTGTTCCATATCTGATGATATATACATCTAGGTCTGAATCGGCAACGCTCGACCACGACAAGTCAAAATATGACTGCTGATTAGTTGTATCAAAACCGCCGGTAGCGGTAAGTGTTGCAGGAGTTGCAGGCGGAACCCCATCAATTGCGAAAGAGGTCTTTGGGCGCACGCTACCAGACGTTGTGGCGGTAGAAAGACTGCCAAACTTATCTACTGCGTATACTCTAAACCAATGGTCAGTCACAAACATAATAGTATCGTGAATGAACATATTATCTGGACCGTTGTAAATGTCAGAGAATCCAGAAGATGACGAGGTTGTCGATACCTGTACCTTGTATCCAATAAGGTCAGTATCTGATACCGTCGCCCAGTTGACCTTTATAGAATCATAAAGCGACGTGACAGTGATAGAGGCTGGCGCCGACGGTGCTGGGTTTGTAGCAGTTTTCTGTGCGCTCCACGCAGAGGCGTTTCCAACGGCATCCACAGAACGAACACGAGCCTTCACTACGGCTTTAGCGGTACCGAAGTACTGACGGTTATGCTCAAAGTCTAATGTTTCTGAGATGTTATTTGTGTGGATTACCGTCTGTGAAACAGTATCATCAAACTCAATCTCATAATGGTCAAAGTCCTTATTCTGAATAAGTGTGAAGTTAAGCGGCTGCCAGGTAGCAACAAATGTGTCACCATTGACCACCCAGTCGTTGCTTACCGCCCACGCGGGAACGTCTGGTGGTGTAACATCTATAGAAGTAGCAAGGTCAAATCTACGACTCCACTCAGAAACTTGGTCGCCTTCTACAGCGCGAAGTTGTATCTTATAGTTAGTGCCAGGTGTTAGACCTAGTAAAGATAATCTTGACATATTAACTAATAGTTACCGGCAGGGCATATTCAAAATCCTGCACGATTCCTTCCAATTTGACTACCGGCACGCTTGGAATGTAATGAGCAACAAGACCATACTCTGGTGCTACAGAGTCTACATCTTCTATACGTAGTCCGTCATAATCAACAGATGCGGTACCGCCTGCGGTAGCGGTTGTTCTAATCTCAATTTCATTGATATTGGCCCATGATGGGGCACCAACTACGGTGGCTGAGCCCTTTGTGAAGGTGGAGAACTTGTAACCAGTAGTAGGAGAGGTCACAGTAAACTCATAGTAGTTGCTAGAGTCGGTGCGAATACGCACCTTGATATTGGCTGTGAATGAGTTCGCCACATAATAAGCAAGTACGAAAGTATCCAATGATGAATAGTCAATCAGGTCTAAAGTGATTCCTGTTAGAATATTGGATGAGGTAGTAGACAAGACTGGCGTGTGACGCATAGAGTCTACACCGATACGAGTATTAGTTGAAGCAAATGTCTCTACGCCCCAGTCTTCTGTTGCTGAATCAAAGGATGTAAGCAATTTAGATTCTTGGTTACCGGCCGCTGAGTTTACTTCTGCCGTCCAGATGCCGACCTCATAGATTTTACCTTCAATCTCTTCATCAAGAGTGCCTTTGAAAATCAACTGGTCGTTTACAAAATCATAGTCAATAACAGCAACAGGTACGCGCGCAAACTCAAATTGCATGCGAGTGTCATTAAGAGTCGCGGCGGTATCGCCAATACCAACGGACATAGCACCAACCATAGTGCCAGCCTGTCCGGCTAGGTATCTTTTTATAAATGTCTTACCTGCTGCTGTAATCATGCTGGCACTATCCTAATTTCGTATTTAACTGCACCGGTAACCTCTTCAACATCAATAACAATATCAACAACTTGATTACCGTCTGGCGCAGTGCGAACAGTTTGAGATATTATTGTAAATGACCCAGGAACATCCAACTCGTCTCCGACTTCGTCTTCATCGAGTTGGCTATCATCATCTGATAGAGTATCTTCCTGAATATCAATATCTGCATCTGGCTCCGCTAGGTCTTGCTGAACATCTGGTAGCATTGAGATACGAGTGTTTTTCAATCCGATTGGAATTGTTAAGTTCGGGTCGAAGTCTCTATAAATATCAGTGGCCATGATTTAATTATAGCGCAATAGGGCTATATTGCAAACTACACTAGTGCTGTAGATACTTTACGCAGTGTCAGTTGGGTCTGTAGGCCATTGTCCCAGGTATTGTTTATCCCAATCACATAGAACTTACTGTTAATGTGGCGGTAGGTAACATTGACTACATCGGCAATCTCTATCAGAGGATTACCAAATACTTCAACATTCAATGTGGTGTCGCTACGAGACCAATGCGTTGTCAGCCAATCTGCGAATCTATTGGCCTCTTGTTCGTTCTGAATCCACTGTGAATTATATTCAATATCTATCACACCACGTCGACGCTGTGACCAGTCATCAGTTTTTGTAATCTGACGAGCATCTTTCTGGATGACTGGGCGACCATAAACAAACAGTTTATGATTAATAGTTCCATTACCCATAGTAGTGCGTTCATCATCACCGGATATAATAGCATTCTGGCGGTGTTTGTTTGTCATGACGAACTCGGCGCCGCTAATGCTTCCACTAAACTCACTACATAGAGCCTGAGTTGTATTAGAGAAGTATAGTTTAGATTCTAGAACTGGTGTCTCTGTAGTAAACTTAACATCAAATCTACGCATTTCATGAACTACCGGCCCGAACTCTTCCATAAATCTCTGGTTGTACTTAGACTTGACCTTAGTCCATTTATTGCGAATCTTTCGACGTACCTTTCGGACTTCATAATCCCAATCTCCCAGAGATTGGTCGCCACGGTATGCCCCATCAATACGGTCAAAATATGGCTCAGCATCGATAGGGTCGACACCAAGATTATTAATTCCATAAAAATAATCAAATGAAAGGCTTGACTGTCCACGTGCATATAGCCCGACCAACCCGGAGCGCGCGTGCTGCCAACCAGAACCAGAAGGAACTATAGCCTCAAACAAGTAATGTCCGTTGGCCCAAATCTGTATACGATGGTCATTATTCCCAAGCACTTCGAACCAGATATCAAAATCTATGAATCTATCTTCGATAATAGCCATACGCGCACCAACGTCAAGATTGGTAGTAGCACCATTATTATTTGTCTTCGACTTGTCCTTTAGAACAACCTCCATGCCACCATAGTGCTTCTTGGTACCGTCTGACTTCATTGAGTAGAATAATACTTCGTTTCTGTACTGACGCATCTTTGCACTCATGCGAGAGGTAGTCATAATTTCAAGGAAGTATCCAGTACCGTAACCATCGGCGCCATGGAAAAAGATACCGCCGCATTTATCCTTATGAGCAGTCTTATCAATACGCATAGACGTTCCAAGGTAGTAATATCCTTGGTCTACCGCCGCGCCATGTGTTAGATATGTGTAATCATCCATATCTAAGGTTTTAGGTCCAGAGACTCTAACTAGAGACTCGGCAGCATGTAGTCGAACACCAGAGCATGGTGAGTTGGCCGTTCCATAATTCCTTTTACGACGGCTGGTCCAACCATTCATATCGACACGGTGGTTCTTTTCTTCTGTGTTCCACAGGCCGCGCTCTTTCACACGTAACTCACCGGTATAATGGTTTAGATGTATGTTTGATGCAGATGTGGTCTCATCAAATCTCTTTTGAGTTTCATAATCTACTACCCACTGCGAAGTTCTAACTCCTGATGCATTATAATAAATATATCGCTTGGCATCAAACTGTATGAACTCACCCTCAATATTTGCATAACCGTTCCATGGCCAGGTAGAACCCTCCTTGAGAGGAAGGTTCAAAGTCATATCTCCAATTAGGAAGTTCTTTCCTAGTTCGGTCGCGCGCAATACAACAGCGTTATCTGGTTCCCATACGACCTCAAACGGGACAATATTATCTACTCTTTCTGAGAAACCTGTTGGCTGCCAGTTGATGGTGACCTTGTTTGCTTCATATTGTGTTTCTTCTGTTAGAGATACAATATTTGAGGGCTGGCCGCCTGCCACGCTGTTTCTAATAAAATCATAATCTACAGTTCTGGTATCATCCCATGCAACGCCACGAGTCTTTACCTGCAATACCCCGAACGAATCAAAGTAGATAGCGGTTTGGGTTGCTCTCGCTAGTTCACCAAAGATTTCCCATGCGGTCTTCTCTTCGTCAGTCCAGAAAATATCTATCATAGAATGCGGCGTCGAGTCGATGGCTGTGACTTTATAATTGTTAAAACCGATAACGTCACATATACGCCAAATCGCCTCTTGGACTGAAATGTTTGTATACATTACCGCGCCAGGCTTTTCATCCATAAAGAACTTAGTTCCATCTGTCAGCACAACTGTTGCCGAGTCGTCGGTACCCTCCCAAGTATCTGAGAACATTTCAAATTCCTGAACTAACTGCGCGCCGTACTTGGTCCAGCATCGGAAGATAACTCCCTTGTCTAGTAAGCCATATAGGATGCTGCCAGAGTTAGTATTTGAGTATTTACCGGCATCGTTGAACAACTCTACTTGACCAGAGTTAGATGAAATCTGACCAAGCGGAGTAATGAAGTCTGACTCTCCCATAGAGAATGTATCATTCCAAGAAACCATGTCAGGTGACAAGTCCAACTCTAAAGACACACCCAACTCAATAAGATTGAAGTAAGCCTCCTTGTTCATCTTATTAACAAGCAGGCGTACGGCAGATATCGTAGTTGAGTTGGCTAGGTTCTTGGTGCTTGTCCAACCTGAGCCCGTGTACCATAGTTCTACTTTACCGCCCGGACCAATTGTAAAATCTACTTCACTAGCGACAGTAGTCCATGCTCCGCCTGTAGTTGTCTTAATCTGAACGTCTATCTCAGTTGGATACGCATACGTATTTTCAATAGTAAAGTAAATCTTATTTGCGTTTACAGTACGAGGTACATCTGCTCCCGAAACTTGGTTCTCTTCAACATAGGTGACCTGAGGCTTGCAGGTAGTAAGCAGGAATGTGCTTGGTGCTGCACTGTAGGGTGACTGCCAATACTTGTATACGTCGCTATGGCTTACTACATAGTAGCGGGCTGGCGGTACGGCATCATGATATTCTGTATCAACAACAGCCTGTCCTACAACAGCCTTGATAATACCGGCCTTGGGGCGGTTCGCTTTTGTAATAGACTCAATTGGAAAGTACTCAATATCATAGCCCTCGCTATCCTCGGTCGGAGTATTGTCTACCGCCGTCCTATAGAAACGGTTCATCTGCCATTCGGCATTTAGGACCGTCCCAATATCAACGCTTAAGTTATTTGTAATAGAGGTTCTTACTGTGCTATTAGTTTTCACTATACCTCTTCAAGCGTAACAGACATACCCCAAAGGTCCACCTTGCCGCGCTTGCGAACCTCCTTGCTAAAGTCTGTTATCATTACATTCACAACGTAGAAGTTAGTATCTTCATATGGGAGCGCTGACTCTGCTGGGTTTGGGTCTGCTATATTAATTGCGCTACCGCGCCTTAGAATCATTCTAAATGAACCGTGGTTAGCATTGTAGAATGCCTCAGTGTCTGTACCAGACATACCGCCATCGGCAGTTGTAATTGCACCAGATATATTATTCCTGCTAGGAATGTTTTCCCAAGAAACTTGCCACGAGCGCTTAGTTGAAACAAATTGGCGACGAAGGGTACCATCAGCCATACGCTTATCAGTACCGATGCGTTCTGTACTTTGTGACAATGGAGCCCTACCGTGCTCGGTCACTTTTGTACCGGCCCAGGTCATAATCGGGTTATCTTTCCATCCAGCCATTAGTTAACAATCCTCTTTCGTCCAAGTCTATTCTCTTTTTTAGCAATTGCGGCATCTACGGCCTTCTCAATATCAACATCTTCCTTGATATATGCTCCGCGAAGGTCAATAGTAAAATCATACCGGTCATTGCCCCCTGATGCAACATTGTTCTTGAATTGCTTGGTAAGATTGTCAGTTAATACAGTCTCTCCCTTGTGAAGCATGGCTGGGGTGTTGTCATATCTAATTGTGCCTCCCCTTCGTAGCCATGCAAGCGGTCCATTTGTCGCTCCAAAGTGAAGGTGTGAGCCAAACGAGTGTCCTGTGTTACCAGTTCTACCGATTATGGCACCTCCCTTTACTCGCTGACCAGCGGTAACGCTGCGACTGTTAAGGTGGGCATAAAGAACTTCTGGCCCCTGGTCGGTACGCAGTTGAATAACACGACCATATGAATAGTATCCTCCATTTGAAACTCGACCATCATTACCGACCAAGTCTTGTGAGCGCGTAATAGTACCGTCTGCAACAGCATATGCTGGGTTGCCTGTTGCAACACTAAAGTCTACAGCGGGGAATCCTGTATATGCATCGTGTATTGCTCCGTATGGAGAACGTGTGGTTGGCCAATGCTTACCACCACCACCAGGGACATAACCCTTACCACCACCAGGAGCCTTCGTGAGACCGCCTGTGAAAATCGCGCGGGCTGCTGCCCAGTACTTGGCGTAGTTAGACCCATCGGAAAACGCAGAGCGCTGTACAGACTGCGCAGCCATCCATGGAGACATGTCTCCGCGACCATCAAGATTTCTTAGACGACTAAAGAATGTAGTGGCTGCATACTTAGGATTTGTAACCTGCTCGAACGAGCCCCATCCCTGTGAAGGTCGTTGCTGGAACAGACCTGCTGAATCTCTGTCTCCACCAGATAGGTTTCTAAGCATAGACTCAGTGATAGAAGTCATAATACCAATCTCTAGGTCGCGCGTGCTCATTCCCATCCCAGAACCAACGCTAGCAATTATGGCTGCATTCTTAATCTGCTCTGCGTCAAGAGTAAGACCAGCATAGGTTCCTGGCGCTCCGGAGAATATACCGCCGACAGCATTCTTGGCTGCTTTATCTGCACCTACTGCGTATGCATTTTGGAAAGCCCCAGCGACACCCTTTGCAAACATGGCCGCTGCGGCTGCTGCAATCAATGCGCCTGGACCACCGAATCCTTCATTTGGATTAAATTCATAATCTATAGCACCACCTAGGATGCCTCGTGATGGGTCAAACGAACCATCGTTAATAGACTTTAGAATTTCTGCATGCTTGGCGGATGAGTTCTTATTAACAATATATTCACCCTTTTGTGCGCGAACCATTCTCTCAGAGCGATGCATGCCCTTATAAGTATTTGGAATATTACCACGATTACGACCGCCGATGCCACCAACGATACCACCCGTGTGACGAACCTCTGGTGGCTTCTTACCGCCCAAATCCTCGGGGGCCTTCATCGTTCCCGTTCGTACAAAGTTACGGAAATCTGCAAGACCGGTGAAACCAAGGCCCTTAAGCAACTTGGCAGCAATTCCCTTACCAACATTCTCCCAGATGTTATCATTCATTACTTCTGTACCAGCCTGACGGATATGTGCAGACAAACTCTTCTGGAAGTAGGTGCTCCAAGATTCGCCCTTTGCCTTAACATCTTTACCGAAGTCATCATATGAAAGTCCGACCTCATCCATCCAGCGCTTAAGGTCTTTCTGGTTGCGTGCAGTATAAGACTTGAATAGTTCTAGACGCTGGTCAAGCATAGCCTTTTCGAAGTCTCTCTGGCGCTGTAATGAAGCCATCTGGTCCTCTTGCTGCTTTTGTAAAGCATTGGAACGCGCATTCTGAATGCGCTCAAGATGCTTGCGCATACGCTCTTCCATCTTCTCCAATTGCTTGATTTCTTTATCACGCTGCTTCTCAAGCCTATCGTTCTTCTTCTCAAGAGCATTGATGCGAGCCTGTGAACGGTTCTGTGCTGCCTCGGCCTCGGCGTCCATCTGCGCATTTGCGGCAGAGACGCCAGCATTATTAAGTAACTTGGCAGCATCATCTAGACGGCCCTCAGTAAGAGCAGTATTAAAGTCAATATTAGTGTTCTGTGCATCAGCAATAGCCTGTAGGCGAGCCTTTTCCTTCTCGTAAATACGCTGGCGAATCTCGTCTGCTCTTTGCTCTGCATTGATTTCACGCTGTACCGCATCGATACGCTGCTGGTACGCCTTATCAATCATTTCCTTGCGCCTCTCCCAGCGTGCATCAAATGCATCCTGTGCCGACTGCTGCCTGTTATCTAGAGCCTGGGATGCGCGGTCCTGTGCGCTTTGCATAGCATTCATGCGAGAGTCCCAACCGCTGTTGAAACTATCCATAGCGGATGTAGCCATATCTTCTTGTACCCCTTGCATGGCAGACTGTACAATACCGCCGATTTGGTCAATTTTAATTTGCACGTTAATATGGGTAGGCATTGCATTGAGATGCTTATTGACATTCTTTACTTCATCATCGGTATGCTTGGTGCTCTTTGTAACCTGATTCATAAGGTTATTTAGAGCCTCCGTAGCGTTTCTGCCTTCCACAAAACCAAAACGTCTATTCAACTCATTAATCTGCTCGGTGGCAGCCTTACCGGCGCTGGTTAGTTGATTCTCCAACTCAAGCATAGCGCTAGAATTTGGGTCTACGCCCAATGAAGTAAGGTGATTAATCTGCGCAAGCGTGTCTGCGTACTTTAGATATTCAGCATTGGTTGCCATTAGGTTCTTGGCGGCATCTTTTGAGGTCACGCCGATAGCCGCTTCATTGAAACCAGCCAGCGCTCCGACAACAGTCAAGATAGAATCTTCTAGGTTTCCGTTAGCACTTGTCATTCTTCCTACAACCGTGCGCTCCCATACCTCGGCAGACTTTGTGGCCGCATCGACCTGTGCACCAATTTCGGCTGTACTTACGTTGCCCGCCAAACCAGATAATTCACTCTTAAAGTCTGCATTCTCTGCCCATGCTTTAGCAAACTCCTTGCCAGAAGTGATACCATACTTCTTAAGTATCTCACGGGCTTTGTCGGCTCCGGTCTCAGTAGATTGTGAGATAGTAATGAACCCTCTGTCCCACTCTTGTAACGCAGCATTCATGTATTCGTCTATGTACTTTCTTGCTTGCTGCGGTGAGGTTGCGTTTGCAATTGCCTGGTTAAAGATTTCAGCAGACTTATCTGCCTGCTGTTCTAGCAACTTAACCTGATTAGAATCAATCTCAGTAGCAAATGCAGTTATAGGGCTGCGTGTCTTACGATGCTCTACTGTTGATAGCGGACTACTAAGAACATTGTTAAGTGCAATAACTTGGTCTTGAATCGGCTTAATCCAATCCATCTTCGCAATATCTCCAAGACGCTTATATGTTTCTTCTGCAATTCTGGCTGCATCAATAGATGACATACCGGCGGCGGTAAGCATTCCTTGAATATCAATCCTCGCTTGCTCTGCGGTATCAGAACCAAGCACCTGTAGGTCAATGAACTTGGTGCGCACTTTGTCCATCAATTGGTCAGTATCAATTAACTTACCATTGGATTGAAGTGCCGCTGTTTCCTTTTGACCCTCTTCACTCTTATAGTAATTATATGACTGTAGCAACTGAGACTGTGGTCCAGTCACACCACTAGAAGCACCACCAATATTAGCCATTTGCTGGTATGAACCAGCAGCCTTACCCATATTCGTAGCAATAGATGCGGTTGAAGTTCTAATTGCTTCATTAGCAGCAATCTGCTTTTTTAGAAGTTCTTCCTGTTGCTCTTTAATCTTGTCGTTGTGGTCTTTAATAACCATAAATGTTCCAACTACAGCGGTCAAACCAAGAGCAATCCAGCCAATAGGCCCAAGAGCAGCATTAAGTGCAGCCCCGAAACCTATCGCACCAGCCCTAGCAGCAGACATTGCTGTACCAAGCGCTGATACTGCTGACCCACCAGCCATAGCACGCATACTAACCAACTGAGCCGCCGCTGCGGCTCTTGCAGACACTGCGATTGCGGACATCCACTTAGCAGCGCCCATCAATGCCGGAACAACCAATGCACCAATCATTGTCCATTTGGCTATAGAGTCAACTGTCTGATTCTCTGATATCATCATTGCACCCGCTGAGACAGCCATAGCGCCCATCATTATATTCTGGCCGCTAATTGTTCTAGACATGCCTTGTCGAATTCGAGCCTCATTTGCTATGCGTCTTTCAGTTACGCTGGCATCACGGGCAACTTGATTGTTTGCGCGCATATAGTCATATGCTAATCTGTTACGAGCCATCATCAAGCGGTTTTCATTAGAAATTGAACCGCCACGTCCAACGGTGCTTCTAGATGAAGTGGCTGCATAGTAACTTTGCTCTTGAGATGACAATTGGCGACCGGCGATTGTTTGTGTCTGCGGGCCAATAAAACCTGTAGTCGCTGCTGTGCGCGTTGCAGTGATTCCTTGCATCTCGGCAAACTCACGCATTGACAACGTTGCCTGCTCGTATGCAGCAGACAGAATCTTAATTTCTTCTGCAAGGGTCACAGTGACAGATTCTTGTTTTTGCATGGCAGCATTTTGCGCCTCTGCTGTCAGAATTGCTGCTTTCTCTTCTTTGGTAAACAACTTAGAGATACCGATGAACTTAGCAATTGCGCCAATACCCTTACCAAACTGTCCTGCCAAGTTGAGGAATAGACCACCAAGCATGATTATTGGACCAGCAAGAGCCATTACCGCCGCAATGCCCAGTGCGACTTTCTTCTGCCATCCAGACATTTGATTAAAGAATCCAGCGAACTTTGAAGCAGCCTCTAGAATTCTTGCTCCTGCTGCTAGGAATGGCTTGCCTAGTTCGGCCAACTCAATTTGAAGACCGGCCCACGCCTTGCGTAGTCTGGCTGCCGGTGTCTCGGTCATAGCCTTTTCAGAAACCTCAGCCATGTGCGCAAGCGATTCACTTGACTCCTTCTGCAATGCGATTGCCTTGGCAGACTGGTTGTTAACGCCACTATAAGCATCACCAATGTCAACAAGAGCCGCATTCAAACGGTTGAACTGGTAAGTACCGAAGAGCGCAGCAATAGCCGTAGCCTTCTGCTGTTGGTTCAAATCCTTTTGAGCATTTACAGCCTGACCCAGTATTTTTAGGAAGTCGAATAGATTCCCCTTTGACCTATCAACAATTTTTTGAACATCGATGCTAGCACCAAACTTTTTATATGCATCAGTTGCTTTCTGCACAATGGCTGGATTCAAGATACGTGTGGTTGCTGACTTTAGAGCGTTAGCGCCCTGTGCAGCATCAACACCAGCCTCACGCATAGAGACAAGCATGATTGTCATTTGTTGTGCATTAACACCCAATTGAGCCAAACCAGATGCTGCTCGCGGTGTTGCTTCGGCAATGTCTTGTAGGCTCAAAGAAGTCGCGTTAGATGCGGCGTTCATAAAGTTTAGTGTGTCTGTAAGTTCTTGTCCCTTAAGTTTGAATGCAGTCTGCAATGCAATAATCATCTTGGTGGTTTGACTTGGGTCAATATCACCAATAGCAGAGATTCTTTGAACCTCTGCCGTTGCAGCCAATAGTTGCTGGTTCTTTAGACCGGTCGCGGCAAGTTCCTGCTCTACAGCCAATGTCTTCTCTACCGTCAGACCATAGCGCTTAGCAATGGTCTCTGCCATGGCCATTGACTTTTCTCTCAGAGCGGTTTGTTCATTAAGTAGAACGTTCTGGTTTCTAAGTGCTGCTGATGAATAGTCATATACTTTGTTAATCTGACCAAAAGAGTCTTCAACCTTATATGCCATCATACCGGCGGCGGCGCCGAACAGAACCATGGGATATGTGAAACCAACAGTCAACTGTCTACCGGCCCACTGCATGTTCTTACCTAGGTTAATTACCTGGGTGCTCGCGCTGGATACGACGTTGCCGAACATACCCAATTTACGACGCATGGTATCAAGGTCTTTAGGCACACTCTTAGGAACAGCGATATCGGTAATGGCACGGCCCTGCACATCTGTGCCCCAATACTGAGCAGTCATACGCTGATAGCGCAACTGGTCGCGGTAGACCTCTTTCATAATACCGCGATGCTTCCACATATCCTGCATGGATAGTTTCTGACTCTGTAGCGCCTTTGTATAGCGTTCTGTCTCAGAAGTAGCACGAATCTGCTGGGTGGTCATTACACCGCTAGATGAGATAGCATTACGATATGCGTTGCTGGCTCTATCAATGGCTGTCGTGGCGCGCTGCCATGATTGAGGGTCTACTAATGCTGGCGCTCTGACTCTAGCGTTCCTATCGAATACAGCACCAAGCGAGGCTGCCTGCGCCTCTAGGGCGGCTAGGTCAGCCTGTACTTTGGAGAAACTGCTCGATGCTCTAAATCGAATGTCAACATTTTGCATAGTTAGTCATCATCGCTATCGATTTCAATTCCAATCAAATCGAAGGCGTATTTTTCTTCATCCTTTCCAGCCAGTGCGGCTTCTGCTTTCATCTTGATGGCTTCAAAACTCTCGTCTGTCTTGCCCTCATTTATGTCGATACCTTGGATGGCTGCATCGAACTGTCTTCTTTTGTCTTCTGCGCGGTTCTGTGCTTCAATCAAGAGATAAAGTTCTTCTATTGTTAGTACGTCTTCCATCTCTTTAATGCTCTTCCAGTTTCCTAACGGAAATGCATCCGCTAGCAAGGCTGCAAGGTCTAGATTGTCCCAGCCCCCGGATTCACTGGGGGCTTCTGATTTGGGATGCTATCACTCATATTCAATCCACCAGTACGTTCTAGAATACGGTAAATTGTGTGCTCGTCAAGAATATCTTCTAGATGTGAAAGAAACTGCTTCTCAGTCTTCTCGCCCTTCAACTGAGACTCAAGCCCAAGCGCACACATCTTGATGAAAACATCAAACTGTGCATCTGTAATCTTATTATTCAAGAAGTCTTCATCTGGCTTGTCTTTGCCATCTTCCTCTTCTGTCTCTTCTACCGCCGCGAAGGCTTTTCTTACCATACTCAAATGGTCTGACCACAATCTTGTGAACTTCCTCAACTTAGCGATGGGAAGGGGTCTTAACTCTACTTCCGTATCGTCCAGCAATATGACGGTCTCTACGGTGTATACTTCTGTTGCCAATGTTCCTCCTGTTTGTCTTAATGTAATTATATAGGTTAGTCCATTAAAGCGCAAGTTTTAAGCAACAGTAAGGCCCCGACACTTTCGTACCGGGGCCTATCTGTATAATTCCTAGGGATTACCTGATGATTACCAAGTCCTCTTACGGTCCTTAATCTTGCCGTACGAGCCAGTCGAAGCCGGAAGCGCACGGAAGGAAACAGGAATACCGGTGCTTTCGTTCCTCTTCATAGAGTGTGTTGAAGCCTCCACGTTAAGAGTACGATACACGTGATATACACGCTCACCGTATTGTGAAACGTTGGTCTGACCACTACGTAGGTATGAGCCGTTGCCGACCGCGATGAATGCACGCTCGATAGGAGCGTCACCCAAAGAACCTCCCTGAACGTCTAGTTCTGCATCAGATGCAGTTGAAGTCAAAGTCGAAGCCGCCTGACCCCATGCCAACATTAGGTTGTATAGAGTTGCCTCAGCCAATGTGGTATTTAGGGAAACCTTCATGCTCTGCTTGAAAACTAGAGCAGAGTCTAGTAACTGGTCAACCTCAACGTCGCCATAACTTGGCTCGTATGAAACCTCTAGGCCTTCCTGTGTGAATCCCACGCCCTGCCATGCGGCTGCGCTAGAAGCATCGGTAGATGCTGGGACCCATGGAGTTGCCTCTAGAGTAGTACGATAAGATGCTACAGCGAATGCAGGCTTAAGTGTTGGGTCTACTACGCCAGCGTTAGCAATGTATAGAGACGCAGCACCAACCAAGATATTCTGTGTATTAACTGCTGGTGTGTTTGCCATTTAATTTGTCACCTCTTCCCGTAATGATTTTATTTAGCACTTCCTCAAAATCATACTATCATCATTGACATTCTAATGCAAAATTGTTATACCGTATATGTGAATCCAGAAGTCTGGATTGTGTCATTATCTTCAACATATTTAGCCTCTAACATGACCAGCCCAGAGACGTACCCGCCCTCTTCATCTGCTGGTGTTGCCTTTTCTACCATCACGGAACGAACAGTACCAAATGATATACCGCGCGTCTTGCTTAGTCCTATGGCTTCAACACCTAGCCACTCGTTCACATCTGCTGCGGCTTCGTCCTGTCTAGCGAAAGTATCTGCTAACAGATTCGCTATTTTGTTGACTTCTGTTGATGTAGTAGCATAGATAGTGTATGAAATGCTTTCCGTCACCAAAGCATATAGATGGTCTGAGGGGTGCCTTGCACTACCATATATAAGGAAAGCCTTCGCAGACTGTAAGAATTCTGGTTGCTGAGCAATAGGAATAATTGGAGGAATGCCCTGGTACTTTACCCACTCAAGGTTAGCCTCTAGAAGTTTCCAAACATATGAGTTCAATGCGTATACCGCGTTAGTGTCTTCATATACCATTATTAGTTCCCCCAGTCTTCATCAGGATAATAGGCAAATAGTTCTGCTTCTGCAAGCATCTCTGCTCTACGTGTTTCTGCTTTAATATATGCAATACTTACGCCTTTACCGCTGGCGAACCTACCGCCGACGCTTACTCCACCGATTTTTGTACCGGCCATATATCTAACAACCTTCTGACCTGTCTTTGCGATTACGCTAGCAGCCTTTGCGCTCTTTTCATTAAGAATCTCTTGGGCTCTTGTCTCGAACCACGCTGTCCAGAACTTTGAGAATCCACCAGTAGACTGCAATCCGCCAGGATTAATCAGAGTGCTCTTTTTAGTCATTACATAACCATACTTGTTGTCAGCCGTAGGAATGAACAACTTGTTTGCATTTCGCGGAGCAATTTGTACGTTACTCTGAGTTTCCATAACTAGTGCCTTCATGCGAAATACATGGCGATGCATGAATGCAAGTTTCTCCTCTTTGAATCCATACCTGGCCGGATTGGGAAGAGGCACTTGTTTCTCTGATGGAAGGAAACTAAATGATAACGACTTGTTACCGCCTCTGCCCTGCTTGGTTAATATAAAAAGTGGAACGCTGCTTGGCCTACCAGTAGAAATACCACGAGCATCTTGGTCTGGCCATTCAAAGACATGCTGTAGGCTGGCAGCACCAGAGATATTGGCAGCGATAGCATCAGCCATGAACTTCTTGCGAAGGCTGTTCATGGTGGAGTTGACAAAACGCCCCTTGAACCGCTGGCCCTCTACAGCGTTCAATGTGCCATGAACAGCGGCAATAGTATTGCCAATTGGAGATAGGTCTGCGCTAACATTAAACATTACTGTCCCTCTATCCTCTGTAGAAGTGCCATTGACTCAATATGCTTACCGAAAGGACTGATGATAGGATTAACACCATTTACATTGAATACAGTTGGGGCATCATCTACACGCTCTTCTTCTCTCCAAATAATATTACCGGCGGTATCTCTAATATTCGTGATTCTGTCTCTACGACTAATTTTCACACTAGATGAGAATGTAATTAATACATAATCTACACCTTCGTATAGTTCGCCAAAACGCTCGGTCGTGCCAGCGATACGCGCACCATTGCCAACAACGCTGCGAGCGATGCATGAAAATGACTCTAGGTCGTCTGTGATGTTCGAAGGAGTTCCCTGGTCTGTAGTTCCAGACTGCCATTCCCTAATGATTTCATTAGAGTCTGGGTCCGATGTTAAAATCCATTGTCCCGGTGATACTTCTGTTTCCACAGACTGTCTAAGAATATCAGCCTTCATATTGAAACGGATACTTGTCAGGCATACTACCATTTTAGATTACCGCCCAATCTAGCAATACAAATTCAGATAGAAGTTGGTCTGCCCTAACGTTGCCGGTGTATTCCCATGCTCGGGAAGAGAACTGTAGTCTCCAATCGGCGGCTTTAACCGATTCTAGGTATCTATCTCGATATGCAATCTCTTGACATGCATAATCATTAACCAATAGGCGAGCCGCTGCTCTAACTACATTTGGTACTGTCTTATATCCCCAGTCTCCAACAATAGTAAATGGATAACCAGCACGCCAGGGTGTGGATATACCGCTAGTTCCCGGTGCTGATATAACTGGACCATGGCTTGGTTTCTCATATCCAGGCTCACCAGGAGCAGCACTATTAACTGAATCCCATCCGGTCCAATAGGTTGATGTACTAGTAATTTGGGATAACTCGTCTGCCCAAGCCTTTTTCAGATACCATCCATCGCTTACAATGATTACGGCATTAGGGTCAAGGTTGGCTGTAAGTGTCGACCATCCTGTCAATGTTACTAGTCTAGATGGGAGACGCAGAGAGTTATCTCCGTGCCCCTCAACAACAATGGTCTTATTAGATGCAAAACCGAACGTCTGGCCGGTATGAGCATTAATAACGAATCGTACCGCCGCCTCGACCTCTGCTATTTCAGCATCAGTAGCATTAGGCCAAATTTCCTTGACTTCGCCATATGTAAGATAGGGTGTAATAACTTCAAAATAGTCAGTCTTGGTTACCGGAACGGTATCTACCGTCAATGACCAATCTACTTGAAGTTCGCCTTCTCTTTGGGTGTCAGCCATATTCAGGGTTGCGCGATAGCGGTCTGTCATTGTGCCGACCAAGGTGTCCTGTATAACTACCAATGACCTAGATACACCAAGGTCATTCGTTACCGTCGCGGTTGGAAGCGTGTCGGCAGTACCGCCGTACAAATCAAGATATACGAACTGGCTGGTTCCAATATTAATCTCGCTCAATGTCTACCGGCACCTAGTCGGTGCCCTACAACCTAACATTAGTATTTATAGAAGTTTCTATATGACTCATTATAGCACTTTCAGTATTTGATGCAAACCTACCAGAACTTGAACCGGAAGTGGTTTCAATATGTACTTCTGTCTCCGGAGCGTTCAGGTTATTCAACTTTCTAAACTCTGAGATACTGATAGAACTCTCATCAGATGCAAAAACATCGTGTGGGAGAGCATCAATATCTACTACGCTCGACTGCTCTGATATAGAGATTGCAGAGGTGTCTTGAGAACCGCTCTGAACAAATGATTCAGTATTTTCTGATACAGCGATTGCTCCGGTATCAGAAGCAGAAACGGTTCCTGTAACTCCCACGGCCTCGTTGATAGAGACTGATGCCATATCTACAGCAGACTTAGATGTAAGAATAGTCTGTGTTGCTGACTCTGATATAGCAATGCTAGACGTATCGCTTGCTGATAGTGTTACTAGAACCGCAACAGACTCAGTAATTGATATTGCTGCGGATTCTGTTCTTGCAGATGTTGATACTACCGCCGCCGTCTCATCGACATGCAACCCATTAGTATCAGATGCGGACAATATTTGTACTACATTTGTAGTCTCAGAAACTGCAATCGATGCTGTATCTGTCCCAGCCTTATCAGTCACGCCGCCAACAACAGTGTCTGTGGTCTCGGCAATAGATATTGCACTGGTGTCTGTGGCTGATAGAGGTATTGCAGTAGCAGAGGCATCCGCAATCGCAATCGATGCTGTGTCTGTGGCGGACATGGTGCCTGAGACCGATGAGGTTTCGCTCACAGTAATCGCGCTGGTGTCGGCGGCAGATAGTGCCACTGTAATTGCAGCGGTCTCAGAGACAGACACAGAGGCTGTATCTGTGCTTGTGCTTGAGCCTGCTAGCGACTTTGCCTCGGCAATAGATACGGCGAACGAATCTGATACAGAGATTGTCGTAAGTATCGAGTTAGACTCAGCAATTGAGACGCTGGCTGTATCTGTTCTAGACAATAGAACATCGGGCGATGACGTATCAGCAATAGATAAAGATGCTGTATCGCTCGCTGACAGGACCGTTTGAATATCAGTAGACTCTGCAATAGAAATGGAACTAGTATCGCTGGCTGAGATAGCAACAAATACACTTGATGATTCTGATATTGACAAGGAGCCAGTGTCTGTGCTCGTGCTAGACGACGCTAATGTCTTGGCTTCTGCAATACTAATGGATGATGTATCGGATGCAGACAATACATTTAGTATGGCTACCGCCGAAGAGTCTGCTATTGCTATTGATGATGTATCATTAGCGGATTTATCAGTTATAATGCCTACCGATGAAGAATCTGTGACTGCTACTGAAGCAGTGTCGGCCGCTGACAAAGTGCTTTGTGACTGCGATGTATCAGATATCGCTATTGAAGCGGTATCTGCACTAGTAGATGATGAGTCTAGTGATTTAGACTCAGTAATAGTTATGCTTGATGTATCGGATGCAGACTTAGATACAGTGCCACCAGCGTCAGGCAATAGGGAACCAGACCATGCTGCCGCTGCTCTGGCAGCGGATTGCGTAAACGTCGGTGATGTTGCAGCGCTACTGGATGCAAGAACAGCAAATGTGTGCGACTTGCCTGCTCCTGGGTCGTACAACTCAGACCATGTGCTCGGGCTAGTCGGTGGAGTCCATGTTGTTGTCGAACTATTTCCTGACGCCCCGCCAACAATCCATCTACCGGTTGCTCCCGCAGGAACGTTGGGAGCAATACATGCAGTCGTAGTCGCTGAATACTCAATTGCCGAGACCGCAGTTTCCCACGGAGTAGTGTTGTCGACACCTGAGAACGCCGTTGCCTGCGCACTCCACGCGACAGACGTAGTGAGGGTGGCACCAGATGGCGTGTCGTTCGCCCCTCCGTCACACACTCGATAACAGACGTGCAATTTGGGGTTGGTGACTGTAGCCGATGTGTCGTACAGCGACGTGTAGCCAGTCGGTGGCGTGAAGGTTCCGCCGCCCGCTGCGGCGACAGTGAAAATAACGATATCGGTGGAGATAGTGCCAGTCGGCTTGGCAGCAGCGGGCGCGGTCGATGTGCCCGTGGCGGTCGTTGTTGAACCGCGCTGTGCAATAGCCATAATTACTCCTTTTAAACAAAATACCGCCCCACGGGAACGCCAAGACGGTTCCCGTGGGGCGGTTAGGTTTTAAACTCCTACCTCAACTAAGATATGTTTTATTTAGTATATCATTATGCTAGTTCTGATGCAAGAATGTTATGGCTTCCACAATCTCCGCATTGCCATTTCTGGCCCTTGCCGTGGTAGCGCTTTCGCAATTGTAGGTTTTCTAATCTATTGTCCCCATGGTCGCCATTGATGTGATGTACAGATTCATTTTTAGTATCAATTGGCCTTCCTAGGCTTTCAGACATTATATAAATATGTTCTAAAACATATTTTTTGCCACGAGCATTTGGATGCTCTGGCAATCTACTATTACGCGGTCGTGACAGTCAAAACGACAGTGAACTGCCAAGTCTGTGCTGATGTCTTTGTTCCTAGTGCTTCAACCTTACGGCTAAGCATGGTACCGGCTGATGAAGCATTGAACACGCCCCATTCTGCCCAAGCAAAGTTTGCGTCTGTGGTAGCAAATGTGGACCTGAATGTGAGCACATTGCTTCCGCCGGATGGATATGTTGCGTCCATAGCCTTGCGCAACTTGTTAGATGCAGCCTGTAGGTCTGTCTGTGCTGCTGCAAATGCAGTTGATGAGTCTCCAACACCAATATAAGCATTAGCATTGTTAAATGCTGTTACCGCCGCGCCGATGCCAGCCTGGCATAGATGATTTCTTCCTGCGTCTGTAATAGGCATTAGTTTACCTCCCCATCGTGCGACATAAGGGTACCAATATCTTTTCCTACGAGGTTATCTGCTAATACCGGCCCGACGAGCATGCCACCTTCAACGCGGCAATGTGATTCAACAATACCATTATGAATAGTAAGTCTTTCAAACTCATTTTCTGGAAGAGGGTCGCCTTCGAACTTGCTTAGTACCACAAGTTCGTCTACGCCTATCTTAGTATTGTCTTCCATATTGTCAGTATATATCCTATTAGGTTCTAATACAAAATATCAGCCGTAGTAGTCGGTGATTTCTGATTGTAGTGCTAGTCTAAAACCGGTAACGTTTCTAACTAGATGCTCTGCTACGTCTTCCGGAACGGAAGCGAATGGGTGGCGCTTGCTGAATGTAAACCCAAGAACTTCAAACGTTGGGTTCTGTCGCCCGTACTTAATAAGCACAGTCTTTTGGTTAGGGTCTACTACCTTTGGCTCCGGCTGCTCTACAACTACATCAGGCTCTACATTCTCTGTTACCTGTGCTGCTGCCTCTAGTTCCTTCGCTGGCAAATAAATATCATTGTACTGCTGCCAGGTTACCGGCTCGGCGTCGGCGGCGAGTGCCGCAATTAACTCCTTCTTAGTTGCCTCTGTTGATGGGTCTGCTGTTACAACATCAATATTGAAAAATTCAGCGACCCCTCTCAACTCAGCGACCTTTAAACTCTGAAAACTCATAATTATCCTCTTTCTATTATTGTGAGTATATCATATGCTTCATAATAATGCTACCGGCGGCTATCCTAGGATAGCCGCCGGTAGTGTAAAACATCAGAATTGCTATCAAGCAGCCAGACGGACGTTTTTTAGAACAACGAATGCATCGAGATTCTCAATCTGTACGCCCTGACGGGTGAAGACTGTGTACTCAACGGTGTCCTTCTTAATCTTGAACTCACGGAAAACCTTTACGTCACGCTTGATTCCCCAGATTAGGTTCTCTGGGAAGGTCAACCATAGGTCGGTGTGGTTGATAGACGCAGATGGCAACTGAATACCAGAAGTAGACGAGTTGGTGTCATAGTCTCCGTCACGGTCCTCTAGGAATAGCGGAACTTCCTGAACCTTCTGCCCGAACGCATTACCAGTAATGAATCCAGCAGGACCCTCAGTACGTACAGCCTGGTTAATACCAGCAGCAGCAAGCGCCTCCGGATTAACGAAGTTGCTTTCAACCTGCTGTAGAGAGTAGATGTAGTCCTGAATTGCGTTGGTACCAGTGAAGAACTTCAACCCGTTTCTCTTGGCCATGTACTTACGTGGCATAGCCTTAAGAGACTTGTTGAATGCATCGCGGTTAAGCAAGTTACCAGCGTGGTCGATAACGTGAGCACCTGCAACGGCGCGCTTCCTCCAACCGTCGTCCACCTTAATACCGGGAACGGTAGAGGTTGTGTCACCATTGATGGCGATGTCTTCTAGGTCGTTACCCAACTGTGTAGCCATAAGGCGTGCAAGGTGGTCCTCGAAGGCTTCGCCCTCGATGTTGTCCTCCAAAGACTCACTAGAAAGTTCCCAGTCTAGACGGTACTTCTTGGTGGTAATCGACAACTTGCCGAAGGTAGGAAGCGCGTTCTCACCAGTGTCAACAGCCTCTGTAGCACCACGTACAAGACGCGCGCCAACGGCAACTGTATCAATCTCTTCCTCGACAGCCTTCATACGACGTGTAGTAACTAGGGAACCTAGTACTGTTGAGTCCCACATGTAGTCAATGAACTTGTCAGCCTGTGCATAGGTTAGTGCGCCGGTACCGACAGGGTTTGTACCCTGCATACCACCGGTTGTCACAACCTTTTCAATAAGAGTATCACTCATTTGTTTATTTCACCTCCTGGGAACCATGTGTTTCATAGTTATAAGTATTTGTATTACATTTGTACAGTCAGTCTTGTAGAATTTGCTCGCTGATTATTCACCAGCGTCGAAGAAAGCGCCACTCCACAATCCTGTCTTTGCTTTCTTTACCGGCTCAGTAGTTTCAACATCACCGGACTTCTTAATAGCAGAAGCCTTCTCAAGCGCGTCTAAACGCTTTGTAACATTCTCACGCTGCTCTCTGATGGACTCCAACTTTTCGCTGAGTTCTCCAAGAGACTTTTCAAACTCAGAAGCCTTTTCATCAAATGCCGCTGTTGCTGCACTCACCTTTGCCTCTACCGCCTCAACGGTCTTGTTGATGCTGTCGGTTACAGAACCCTTCAAATCATCAAACATCTTCTCGAAGTCAGGCTCTACGGCTGCCTCTTCAACAACCTCTACGGCTGCTGCTTCAACGCCATCAGTTTCTGCCTCAACAACTTCCTCGGTGGTAGCAACTTCTACTACCTCTTCATCAGCATTCTTCTTAATATCTTCAGTCATTTTTACACCCCCTTCGCCATGTGCGGGTACGTCTATTGCGACATTGTCCTCCCTCTTGCGAAGGAAGTCTGCGACGGTCTTAGCGGTCTTCACCACTTCGTCGCTGCCCTTCTCAAACCAACCAATCTGCTCCATGGTCTTTCCACAGTGCAGACATGTCTCTGATTCTCCCGAAGAGTTCTTTGCGATTTCATCTGCTGCGCACCAAAAAACATTGACTAGGTGAACTTCTGAGGCCATACCCTTCATAAGTACGCCATCTGCCGACTTTACGATTGAGAATACATTTGCCAATTGGTTGGCCGGACTGTCTACCAGAGATAGTTCACTCAGGTCATAGTCAGTAATGAATCGAACACTTTTGTTTAATTCTGAAATATACTCTACATGCTTCTCCTTGATGCTGCCACCAATAGAAAAGCCGGACAGGGTTCCATCTAGGACCTTCTGCCAGGTTGACTCGGCTCCTAGCGAAATATATGCTGTTGCATAAATGCCACTATAATATTTTTCAGTTTTAGAGTCATAGAAGGAATCTTCTTTGAAATCAACTACTCTACCGGCGGCTATCGGCTCATGCATTTCACGAACATTTCCACGGAAACGTGTGAACGCTGCTCGGCTGGCCTCGGCGGTAACTATCTCATCAGAAGTATCAATGTTATCAAGGGTTGCAAATCCGGAAACCAAACGGTTCTGGCGGTCCACCTTTGAAATGGGCATTGACAGATGGATGCGGTTGTCATCCGCTTCCCAATGGCTCTTTACTAATTCCATGTTTGTATCATATCATTAAAGTTTTCTAAACGCCAAATTTAAGCAAACAAATAGACTATATGTGCTTAATGCCCTGGCCAATGAAGTTGACCTTAAGATTCAAATATGCAAATATGGTATAACAACCAATGAATGTATATGTGATGCCTGACGTGTTCTGCCAGTCACCCCACCACAACATACCGGCGACCGTAAACCAATGCCACATAGCAAATCCTAGTGAGGATGCCAGCCATCTCGCGCTGCCTTTGTAAATTCCGTATAAGATTGATATTCCACAAATTGTAGCCCATGTTCCCCACGCCCACTCCGGAGCAAACTGCGCGGCTCTAGTATAGACTTGAGCGGTGCCGAATACGCTCCAAAATGGATTAATAATCCAAACTCCCCATGACAGTGTCAGCAGTCCAAGTAATAGAGAAGCATATGGGTTCATTGGTTTTAAGAGTCCCTGTGCGATATGCTCTAACCTATGCATTATTTCGTACTGTTAGTACGACCCTCACCTTTCGGACTGCGTGCTTCGCCCTGGGAATCTGTCGCAGCGGCGCTACGCTGTGAGTCACGACTGCGGTTACCGCTTGCTTTATTCTCGCTTGCTAATGTATTTGCCTTAGCATTCAAATCAACAAGTTCGTCTCCATCTGGATGTGCAGGCATACCGCGACGTGCGCGCTGTTCGTTAGCAGTCTCAGCACCGGTCTTAATACGACGCTCATCAATCTGAGACTGAGTTGCCTCGTCGGTCAATGTCAATTCAGTCAACTTGAAGTCAAACAGGAACTGGTCTCCCTGAATATCCTTAAAGACCTTCTTTAACTTCTTCTCAAGAGTCTTTTGTTCGGGACCACAAACCTGTTCTTTGAATGTCTTATCTGCATCTCGCGCCACCGCCAAAGATACACCTTCTGGCAAACCAACTTTGTTCACGGGAACACGGTGAGCCATTAGAATCTCTGATATATTTGCCTTACGATAGTTATTGAATGATGCATCTTGAATTCCAGCCTCTACCGGCTCGATTTTAAGTTCAATCTTCTTGTCCGGTGTGTCACCCGGAAGAGGGATAAATAGAGAGCGATGATTCTTACCCTTCAAGCCTGTCTCAAAGAACTCTAGAATGTTCTTGGCTAGGCGAGGATTGATTGTTGCACCCTTCAAGATAATGACGTGGCGCGGTACGGCTTTGTTCTCAAAGTAGTCTAGGTTGAACTTAGCACTAAAATCATTACCGGCGACTGCGGTCTTAGCCGCAACAATATCCGGTACACCATAAAATGTACTGGATGGGGCATACTTCTTGATATGAATGATTTCGTTAGGGTTGGCATCGTGCCCAATTGGGTCTGGGTCATCCTTACCAAAGTTTCTAAAGAATACTGCCTTATTAGCGATAATCTGAACGAACCCGTCACGCTGACGGCGAATACGCATCGTCGTACATGGAATGTGACCAATATATCCGATTTCTCCGGTTGTGTCCGAGCGGCCAATCTCAATATACCCATTTCCAGTTGACTCGTAGTCTTTCCAGACCTTTTGTAGAGTTTCTGTAAATGTATCTTCTTCATTGAGGTCGTCCAGATGGTCGGAAAGGTCTATTTTGAACCTAGATAGTTTCTGCTGAAACTTCTCAGACTTAGCACTGTCAAATCCATCCATCTTTAACTTCGTTTGTGGGCTTGGAATGAAATCATATCCTAAACCGACGATATTGCTCATCTTTGCATCTACCGCCGCCTTGTGTGGCGTCGACAACTCGTATAGTTTGGCTAGATAGTCTAGATTATATGGTGGAAGCACAACCTCAAAGGCGTTGTAGCCAGTGATGATGTCATCTTCGATTTTGCTTGAAGAAGTGCCATCCGCGCCCTCGTGGCGCTTCTGAAATGCAGTTAACGACCTCTTCTTGTTCGGATGCACGCCAGCAAGAGACTTTACAAAATCAAAGTCTTTAGCAAATGGGTCGGTTGACTCTACAACGATATCGTTGACAGTATGTGTTATTACATCTTTGCCATCAATATCATAATGCTCATCGTCATCATCTACGCCTGTTGCGTGCATTTCTCTTATCCTCATTAATAGACGCCACATCCATTTTATCCGGAGTTAGGCCAAATTTAAGTCGCAGTTGCTGTTCTTCATACTCTTCATCGTTAACAATTCTGTTGCCACGAAAGAAACATGGCATACCCTCGTCAACACCGCAGTCATGTGCTGCTGCCGCTAGCAATTTCATTCGGTGCTGGTCGCCTTCCATAGCCTCAATCATGAGGAAATGACCCTCACCATCGCCAATAAAACTACCATTGGGCATCTGCCATAGATAGGTCCCCCACGGTACCTCTGCTACTTCTTGTTTGCCTAAACTTTTCATCTTCATATTTTGATTGTACTACATATTTTGTTAAAGGCAAATTGAGAATCCGTGTAACCGATTTGTCCACATTGTGGTCTATCCAGCCATGTCTATTGACCAATCATGTGCATAAATGGCTGTTGGTGTCGCTGCTTCTGAGATGCCAACGGTATTTGTGTCAACAAATCGTATAACTTGTGCACCGGTATAAGACTTATAAATATTCAGAACATCAGTTGCACTCAATGGTGTGGGGTATAGTGTTGCTTGACCGACTATGCAATCTCCTGTAATAGTTATATTGGTCACTATATCTGCTGCTGCTACATAATGAATTAATGACCATTCTCCTACCGGCAACGTTGCGTCAGCAGCACCATTTCTATACTTTGTTCCAGAGACAGAGATGGTTGGGGTACCGACCTTAGGTTTAATCCATAGTTCAAGCGTCCTCGCAACATCGGGGTCTGGACCGGTATCTGTTCCAATCGTCAGCGTCCCACCATTGATGCTGATACCATTATCATCTCTATAAAGATTGGTCTCATAATCTTCACGCATTACTCCGGGGCTGGATACAGTTACAGTTCTATTAGCGATTGAGTTAATAGTATTATTACGGAAGCCTATAACTGTAACACTTTCTAAATACGCTGGGTCTACCGCTAATCCTCCTGCAAACGACGCTCTAATCTGTAAATCTATATTTGTAGGATTGTATCCGCTGGAAATTGTACTAATTAGGCGACCATTCGTCGCTGCGGTCCATGTTGTTCCGTCCAAAGAGGTTTCTACCGTTACATTCTTACCGGACCATGAAAGCAATACCCCATATATACTGGTGTCGCCACCTGCATCTAAAGGTGTCGCAGCAGTCCAAGTACCGGCGAGGGAAAGACCTGTGGTCTCATCATATGCCGGGTTTATCTGGTCTGGTGCATATTCAACATTTACTTTCAGACCGGTATTGAAATCTGTCTCGTCTACCCATTCATTACGTAGAAAGACCGCGCCAGCAGCAGCGTCCAAGGTGAACTCTGTTCCATCGTATTGCGGACCTACGCGCGACTGACCAATAAAATCAACACCCGCCATATAATTCTGCACAATTTGCTCACCAGAAAGAGAGGTATAAAATGCAACCGCATTGATTGCCAGTTCCTGATTAGATGTTGTGTATCCGCTATACAAATATGCGTCTGTAGCAATATATGTATCTGCTTTCTGCAAGTCAGTAATATCGACACTCGCGACCAGTTCACCATTAACCCATAGTTGATTCTGATTTGCATTGTGTAACCCAACAACATATGCTAGTTTGTACTCTTGCAGGTCGAAGTCGCACGCGGCGCTTCCTTGTGTCAGATAGTTGGTAGAGAACTTAATGACTTTACCGTCGATACTCAGCCCATCAAATACACCATCATGAGATAAAATCTGCTGTGGTCCAGTAGTGGTCTTTGGAATAGGCAAAATCCACGCCTCCACAGCAAACGGACGTTGCTCAAGCCCTTGCTTGAATATATTGCAAGCGAACTGTGCTATGCTCGTTGACTTGAAGACGCTTGAGAATGCTGCACCAGCCACTAGCGGTACGGATTTGGTTGGGTCTGTAGTCCCTGCTTTCTTACCGCCGGAAGCGTTAACACCAGAATATTCTTGGAATGGAACTGTGTCATCACACATCCAAAATGCTACCGGTGCTCGTTTAGGAATATAATAACGGTACATAGTTTGATTATAGCAGTTTGTGCTTAAAATGACTAATACCCCCGCCGAGGCGAGGGTATTGTCAGTAATTATAAACCATCCTAAAGTTCCGGTAAGCAAAATCCACCTACACTTTTGGAGTAATACTCCGGTCGTGTCTCTATGGGACTCTAACCATCCTTATGGATAATTCTATTATACCATAGTTACTTGCCTGCAAGCCACTTTTCATAATCAACAACGCTCATCTTGAAACGTCCCTGACCTAGTTTAGATAGGGAATACTTGCCTGGGACGCCATCAGCAGCAGGAGCACCAATTCTTGTCTCCCAGTGCTTGTAAGCGCTACGTGTCTTTGGGCCAGCCACACCATCGCAGGTTAGTCCAGCATCCAACTTCTCGTTAAGCACCCATTGAATACGCTTTACAGCATATCGTGATACCGGCTTACTAGTCTTGAACTGCCAATACGCAGTAAGTAGAGAAACCTTCTTCAAGGGGACCTTAGGAAATACAGGAATAGGGCTAACACGAGGGTCTTGGTCTCTTAGATTACTAACAAGGCCATCACGACCATCGTAATATGCACTTACCTGATTTCTAGCACCAGAAGACATCTCTGGGTCACCGATAGCAATTGCGTGAATGTGCTCGGACCAAAGTCCTGAGATTGTTGGGCGGTACCATGCAGCGAAGCCCGCTAGACGGCCCTGCTTTACGCGCCATCTCTTTGCGCTTAGACTGCCTAGGTCTCTAACACTTATATCTACCGCGCCTCCACCGTCGTGCGTGCCAGCAGATGCACTAACACCACCAGCATTGTAAGAGCCTTGAATTACAAACAAGTCTTCTAGACAGTTGAATTCCCATAATTTTACCATGTCGTAAGTACGCTGGTTCACAGTCTTACCATCCATAGTAGTTCTCTTCATCATAAATAAACACCTCCCTTTATATACAAAGTATAAGGGAGGTGTCCTCAAAAAGCAAACAGCGCTACTTAGATGATATGTCTACTATCTCACACGACGATGACGTGCAGGCCAAAGTCTGACTGCCGGTAGTAGTGTCTTCCAATTCATATGCAGAAAGCAATGACCAGTCAATCTCGCTGGGCATGTCAGCCATAAACTGATTATATGTTGACTCGTCACAGTCCTGATATGGTGCCTGGCGGTAGGTATGGTTGCTATAAGGCAAAAATGAGATACCGCCGACTACATCCCAGTTAAGATATACCCAATTTGCTACTCCAATCCATTCCGACTCTCGTACGCTGATTGTCACTGATGGATTATGCTCTGTCCAATGTTGCTTGTATGCTTTCCATATTTCCAAATGCTCAATGGCAGTCAAGTCATTACGTGTTAGCGCATGTGCTGGTGCCTTCTGTGGGAAATAAAATACAGTTGTTGAGCCTGGTTTGGTTACATCCGGCTCGTTAGGAATATCCATATCCTTTAAGAACTTTGTAATTGGGTCCTTGTTATCACCACGAACAGAACGAATGTAATAGTCATTGTGCCATGGATGCATTCCAGAAGATGAGGCTGTTAACTGAGATACAGTGCCAGAAGGCTTTACTGTAGTAATCGCGGTGGAAATGTTAATTCCCATTGACTCAGCAATTATTCTATTTTGGTCAATAGCAACCTCTTTCATCTGTGTAAGCAGATGTATCAAAGAGTCTATACCTGCCGCACCAGACAATGTCTGGTGTCCAAGTTGCCCGGTAAGAGAAACACCCAATAGACGTTCTTCTTCACAGTTGTCTTTCCAAACCTTTCGAAGATATTTGAAATTTGTAAGGCTAGACTGGATGGTACCCAATGTTGTAGCAATTTCAATTTTCTTTACGAGGTCGGCGGGTGTATCCTCAGAGTCAACAATCACTTCTGTAAGGTTGCACAACTGCTTAGAGCGTAGTAGAATCTCTCCGCAAGGGTTGAGGCCCATTATTTGAGATAAGTCTCTACGTGGGGCATTTGTGTGCTTGCGAAGACCATCCATATTGATAATACCGCGCTCGCCCGACTTAGATTCATATAGATGCCCCCACTCTGTTAAGAACTCACCAATAGAAGGCTTCTTGTAATAGGCTACAGAATTGTTGGCCAATGCCCGCTGTTGCTCTGACTCCCACCATGCGCCAGACTTTGATTTAGCCATATCATAGTCGGATAGGTCAGACAAAGAGATAAGTGCGCTGCGACGAACACCACCAACAACTACCACCTCTCCAATTTTACACATAATGTCATGTGCTTCGATTGGGGTTAGTTTCCTACCGGCGGCATTCTTGAAGATATCAATAGTAAAGTCAAATAGGTCGATTAGAGGCTGTGGCCCGCTGGCGCGGCCACCGAATGTCTTCAATCTTGCTCCCGCTGGGCGAACATTAGTAATATCAATGCTGGGAATCTGACCAGCGTAAAGCATTGCAATCAACTCACGCAGACCACGCGCCCATCCTGCCTTAGAGTCTGCAACCACGATGGTTGAGCCAGACTGCTCAAAATGCTCATCTACGAGTGGTAGTTTAGCAATATGCTCTTTTTCTACAGAAAATCCTAAACCAACACCATTCATCAGGATATAAAGCGCTTCATCAAATGACCTCGGGTCATCAATTGCAATAAATGAACAGTTATAGGATGCTAGGTTCTCACGCTCCAATGCTTTACCGGCTGTCATCAGCGCCCGCATAGACGGCATAACCTTATGATTAAGAATTGCCTCTCTGGCTTCTAACCAAAATGTGTCAGAAATTGCGCCGGTATAGTTTGTATTAACATGGTTATGCATATAGTTAATATATCTATCTACCGTCTCTGTCCATGACTCACGACGACCTTCGTCATCGAGCCATCTACTGTAACGACTTGCTGCAATGAAAGACCTGTAAGAGTCTTTAATCATGCCCTTTTCATCCAAAATAGTGTTCAATTTTAACGCTCCTAGTAAAAAATGTGGTTCTCTAAGCATAGCAGCGTATGGGTTCTAAGGCGACCCACTCAGATAAATTTTTGCTTAGATAAGATGAGCGAATGCTGCGGCTGTTAGTGTGTCCCAATCATACTCAGAACGTACTGTTTCAGCAATATTGAATGCGCGGTCTCGTTCTGATTCACGGTTATCAAAGTGCCAGCGCAGTTTATCTCGTAGGTCGTCTTCATCTGGCTTGAACATCATCCCAGGATGATGTGACTGCCAAGGAGACTCAACTAACTCAGATTTTATTAAGCTATTCTCAGGAATGAATCTGGCATATGGTGCCCAGCCATCGGTAATCAAAATAGGCATACCGGTCGCCATTGCCTGTAACGGAGTTAGGCCAAACCCTTCTCCCCACGAAGGATAGCAAAACATGCTACATCCGTGATAGATTGCAACAAGTTCATCAATATCAACCTTCTTTAGAAGAAGTTGGATGTGCTTTGTGTCGTGGAGGTTAAACTGTTGAAGAATCATCTTCAACACGAGTTGAGCATCCTCGTCGCCTAACTTGGTAAGGAAGGCGCGGATTGTCTCGTTACCGCCCTTGCGCAAAGCCTCACCGCCATGGTGAAGAATGCGGAAAGTGCCGTCGAGCGGTCTCAGATAGGGCTCCCAGAGCCTCTCTACGCCATGCTCATAAATGCGTATGTTCTTGGTGACCCCAGCGTCCGCAAACCACTGTGCGATTACTGGTGAGGGCGTCCAGACCTCGTCAACCTCGTTCAACAGCGAGGACCAGCCGTCGCGCAGCCCTGTAGACTCCCAAGGAAGATAGGCTATACGATATGGGCCCGTCCAGTGCCAGTTCTCGGGTTGAATGAAGTTAATCTCAACATCGGCGGTATCGTCACGCCAATCTACAGAATGTCCAAGCCTTATCAAAGACTCCCTGCACATCTTGGCAGCATAGCCATATCCATTAGTAGCCCTGACGTTTGGGGAACTAGTTTGGTTAAAAGAAACCTTCATTTATAAAATCCTATCTAGATACATCTATTCTATCGTAACTTGACAATGGTGCCAACTTGACATATGCTGTGTATAATTGGTCCTAAGGAAGAACACCAATACAAGTATACTAACAAGAGTGTAACTAAGAGTTACATATTATATTAATATAATATAAAACAAGTTCTAGTATTACTTCTTTGAAGTAATACTTTTCTTAAGGGGTTATTAGGGGATTTTCTTTTGCCAGCATGGACAGGATTAACAATAAGAGCGGGAATGTGTGCAATCTGCAAAAAAGAGTTCCCACACAGCACTTTGGTCTACTTTGACTGCACCAAGAAGCAAGGTTCACATCTTGCACATGTGAAGTGTTATGATGAACTCCGTGCAAGCCGTGATAGACACCCCACGCCCGGCAAGGAAATCCTTAGTACAGAAGAGTTGACACCCCCATTCTAGTATGGTACCGTTGTTCATCACCTACCGAAAGGAAGACAATGACTCTCGCAGAGCAGGCGCTCGTAGATAGCACTTTCACCACAATCGCGGCTCCGTTTGCAATGTATTGTTACAAATGCAACGTATATATTCGAAAGGGCAGTCTAGTTCATCGCTACGATGGTGCAACATTCACTCATGAGACCTGTCCCACTACCCCCCACAAGAACTTCGCACCACACAACTATGGTGCATGATGAGTAATCAGATAAATGAGCAGTTGGATGAAGCACAGTTAGCATATCTGCAACTACTAATTGATGCTGGATGTAAGTTTCTATTTCGTACCGAACTCTTTGGTAAGTCCTATGTATGGATGAAGGATGGAGCCGGTACCCATTTCCTTGAAAGGCTTCCTAATGAAGATTGATACCGCTTGGTTTAAGTATCCACAGAGCCATCATAACGGTTGGTTTAGGGTTTTCAGGTTTCATAGAAGTGTAGAAATATGGTTTGGTCACAGATGGTGGATGATAGAGTGGCGAAGATGAGAACACGATGGAGTTGGCCAGCGATAATATTATTATCGCTTGTAGGCATTTGCATCTTTCTAATATTTATGGAAGTTATGGTTAAATTATGAGAGATATCATAGGACCTTCGGAAAAGCATATATGCAGAATGTATGGTCATCCATCACACTATGTCAAAGGAACTCTCATACCATGTTCTGATTGCGGTAGATGGCACATATGCAAGACTAATAACATTGACGGTGAGATGGATTTCTTTCCCATCCGATGGTACCATTTCAAGTCTAGTAAGCGTATTAAAAGAGGTTATTGGTGAGGGACGAAGACAAATGGCCTGCAATTCATGTCTACCGCTCAGCGGTAGCCAATGGCGATGCTCCCGTGATAGTATGTCCAGACTGTCAGAGCGAACTTGTCCCCGTAGTCGGACAGCACTCAGAACCAGAACTCAAATGCTTTGCATGCCGAACTGTATTTGGTATTAGTATATATACATGGGACCAGATTAGAGCCAATATTGGCGAGATAGTAGAAAACCTAAGGAATAATGACAACTAAACTTAAATTTGTATCAAACAGCACAGTAGAACTTATAAAGAGCAATGCATCTGACGAAGATGTGTGCCGTGCGGCATGGGTAAGTAACTTTGGTAGTGATGCTCAGCAAAAGTTGGCTGAGTCTGGTAAGCAAGAAGGGCTTATCAACTTTCTCTACCGCGAGCGACACATGTCGCCATTCGAGCACGGGTCGCTCACCTTTTTTATAGATACTCCAATCTTTGTGGCGCGTGAGTTTATGCGCCACCGCACATGGTCGTATAACGAGACCTCGGGCCGGTATAAGGAACTAGACTCAAGATTCTATGTAGCGGCACCAGATAGACCACTAGTCCAGACTGGGAAAGTTGGTTCGTACCGATTTGAGCCTGGTAATAATGAGCAATATAAACAAGTATTTAATCAAACTAGGTATGCATATACTGAGTCTTGGTTTGCTTATCAAAAGATGCTGGGGCTTGGTATTGCACGCGAGATAGCAAGAGATGTGCTACCGGTCGGTATTATGACCCAGTTCTATGCTACCGCCAACCCTCGCAATGTGATGCAGTTCCTTACACTTCGCAATGACCCTAATGCTCTGTATGAAATTCGTATGGTGGCTCAGGAAATCGAGAGGTTATTTGCCAAGCAGATGCCCCTGACATATGCCGCCTACAAGAAGTACGATTGGCGCGAAGATGCCAAGGAACTTGAGCAACTGCGCAAGCGTGTTGCCCAATTAGAGGCTTTTGAGACATATTCGGAGAATATTAGTGAATAATGGATTGCAGCATATTAAGACCAAGCAATACAAGGTCTTTCTTGTCGAGATTGATGACGACAAGAGAGAGCGAGTAATATGTGGTCGCACAGGCATTATAGAGATTGAGTTGGGTCAAGATTATGATTATGACATGATGGACGTACTAACGAGACCATACTATACAAGAGAAAATGCATCCATTAAGTTGGACCTTATCCCTATGGATGACAGGGGCACTTTGCTACGTATGGAAAACTTTTGGGAGATAGAGACAGGCGATGACGAAGAAGAAGAGTAAACTCGCTACCGCCGCGACTGCGCTCAGTGTGGCGACCACAGCGTGGTCTCTCTCTAGAGACCTAAAAACAAGATACGAAGAGAGGTTTCAATATACAATGACCGTAGATGGCTCTGCGTATATCTATCCAGCACTGCTGCGCTGGTTGGTCGATGAGACCAAGACGAACCATACTCGCGTAGAGTCTAACTCAATAGGCTTGCACAAGGTCTACAACCAAAATGGTACTTCTAAGGTCAACTATAGAGGTTACGAATATAAGATTTCTGTAGCGATGCCTGAGACCAATGTTATCATTGACTCGTACGATGGTAACAAGCCAAAGGGTGAGATGATTTTCAAATGTCGTACCCGCGCCGGTATCGAAATGCTACTTGAGAAGTTCGAAGAACTTACAGAAGCGCGCAAGATGGAGACCAAGACGGTAAATATCCTTACCTATACCAGTAGTTATTGGAGCCAGTCTCCATTATCATACCGCGATATTGAGTCTATCTTTCTGCCGAAAGGTGTAAAAAACTCTTTGCTAGATGACATTAGCGGGTTTTTTGAGAATGAGAAGAAGTACGAAAGAATCGGTGCACCGTGGCACAGAGGCTATCTGTTCTATGGTCCACCTGGCAATGGTAAGTCCTCTCTCGTGGCGGCTATTGCGCATAGGTACAAGATGAGTCTATACTCACTCTCCCTGGCTGCACTTAAGGATGACAATATGTTGGTGAGTGCTATCAATACAATTGAAGACAACTCTATTCTACTATTGGAAGATGTTGATATCTTCTCTAGTAGTGTGACTAGAGATTCTGACTTAGGACCAGGCCCAACATTGGCTGGCCTTCTCAACGCTCTAGATGGCGTAGCAACTCCTAACGGCCTCATGACATTTATGACAACAAATCATGTTGAGAACCTAGACGATGCTCTTATCCGCGCCGGTAGGATGGATAAGAAGATTCATCTTCTACCGCCAATAGATTCTCAGATAGAAGAGATGTTCTTGTGGGTATATGACGAGCCGGTAGCAGTAAAACTACCTAAGTTCCCATCTATGGCGGAGTTTGTCAATATCTTGAAACTTCACCCAGAGAGTGCTCAAGCAGCACGCATGGAAATCTCTAACTACAAGAAAGAGGAACTGTGAGGGTTCACAAGAGCGTTAAGGTAAATGTAGGCAGCGGCGGTAAGGCAGAGATTATTGCTGCCCTCAATGCACTAAAACTACCTGAAAATGCTGTTCTAACTACGGTTGACGTAGATTCAGAAACAACATGGACAGACCAATTTACTTTAGATGTTACAATGTATTGTACTATGACATTTGAATGGAGCGATGAAGAGTGAACGACTGGAACGAAGAACTACCGCCGGTATTAGTAAGTGAGCCCTCAGAACAAGACCTTGTTCAAATAGCACTACTAATGAGACTGTATGACATTGGTATGGCTATACTAACTCATCTTGATGAAGATACCGCCAACGAACTATATGAACATCATGAGAACAAGGGTCACAACAACCCAGATATTTTTATACCGGGGCCGGTAGAAGAGTAATGTGTATATATGACAACGATGAACTTATAGAAGTTTGTTGGAAATATTCACCGGACTGCCCAGTGGGTTCTCCACCGTGTGGTATTCATAAACATCATACCCCGTGTAACAAGCGGTGGGGATGGACATGGAGTCCCGCTGAAAGTCTACAAAAAGACTAGACTATTATATCAATATTTGTAAATGTTAAAAAATATCTATCTTGTATGATACTACCCCGAGAGCGCTATGCGCAGCACAGGATAGTGCGCACGTGGGAAGGCGTCTCAGACGCACAGAATGGGCCCTAGGAGACGTGCGGGGGGTCCCAATGGGGTCGGTACCCACAGATAAAACAGGAAGCCCTCAGAGCCAATCTGAGGGCTTCCTGTGGGATTAGAAGTCATTAACGCTTGACCATGCGTCACGCTGCTTGACTAGGTGGGCCAGGTCGTCGGCATCGAACAGGGTCATGAGCATGTCCCACACCGTGCTGTCGCACTTGTTCTGTGACATGAGCGCACGCGGGTAGGCACTGTTCGGCGCACCCAACCAGAGGGTCAGGTCACCATGGCTGTCATAGTCAAGGAAGGCGGGAGCGCCGAACCAAACAGCGACCGGGGGAGTGGCAGAGCGAGTCATGATGGTCTCTCTTTCAGTGTTGGCCCGGGGGAGCGGATGCTCCCCCGGGCAGTGTTGTCAGGACAGCCGAGCGAGTGAAGCCTTCCGCGCGTAGTGTTTGGTCCAGTAGGCAGGCCACGCCGCGAGCAAGGCACGTGCACCGGGCGAGAGGGTCACAATGCTCATCTCCCCACGTGCCGCATTAGTTGCTCCCGATTCAGGAAGCAGATTGCAAGCGCACCATGCGCCACGATTGTTGGTTGACACGATGTGGGAGAACTCTGCGACCTGCGCACGGCCACTGCCCCATTCGGTACCGTCAGCGAGAGGAAGCCATTCCGCGCCACCGTTCACCATGTCGCGCACCTGCCACCGGCCGCCCCCACCCTTGCCGCCAGACACCCAACGTGCGACCCCCTGCGACTCCCAGAATGCGAGGATGACGTCACGCATACGGTCACGGGGTGCGATGCCATTGGGTGCTTGCTTTGCGCTGTAGTCCTTGACGCTGTAGCCCGAGGGAGCGTGGCATTCCGGGCGGACCTTGCTGCACACGGTGGTCACACCATGAGCGAGGGTCTGGTTACACATGTCAGAGCCACCTAATGACCTTGTAGGGAAGGACAACGACAATTGCCGTGCCCGTGGAATCGTACGTTTCACAACGAACCATGCCGCGACTGTTCGGTGCGCTGAGGATGAGCAGTTCACTCCACCGCGTCGAGCGCAGAATCATGCCCGGCTGAATCTCCGCCCGAGGGACGCTTGTGCTTGCCATGGTGTGCTCCTAGGTAGTGGTTTGTGTTGCAGTACCAAGGTAGGACACGCATAGGGAATATGCCCAGCAGAAAGGTAAAAACTTGGGCGCAACGCTCTGACCTGCGGAAACACATGAAAGTAGTTTGAAAGTGTCCATTCTGTGGACTGGGGGAAGACCACACTGTGAGACAAACAATGCATGGGACAACGTACTGAGGGTATGTGACCATACCGGCGGCACCCTGGCATACCGGCAGTATGCCTATGCACATGCAATGGTTGCCTTCGGCAACCAACTATGCCCAGCACCCGGTATCACACGATTACGATAAAGTCAATAATCCGCTTGAAAATTATCTTTTTGCCCAACACACGCAGTGTTGGGCATTTTGGGAATGCCCGGTATCCTATATTGCGCGATTACGATAACATGTGCTAATCTTGGGATATGAACAAGCCGACCAAGCGTGACGCACATATTGTGAAGATTCTTGCGATTCTCGCCTTCGCGGTTCATGTTGCCTTCACATCATTCCAGGCGCAGGCCAATCCTGCCGCTGACACGCGCCCCCACCCTGCTGGAAGCCCCGTTGTGCTCATGGAGCGCTGTCAGCCCAAGGATGGCTACCCGCATCACGCGGTGGTCACCCTTCCGAACGGTGATGTTACCTATACCGGCAATATGGCCATTGTCAATAAAGCCATATTGCAGGGAACCACCTCACAGGACTATGGTTACACGGTTCATGGTCTTTGCAAGTAATTGTGTTATCATGAATTAGGAGGAATTATGCAGATTCAATACCCGCCGCCAGTGCCTAGGTTACCATCGCCTAAGCCCTTTGTCGCAAAACCCCGCTAACTCGGGGTTTTGCCCAACACCTGTTGGGCATTTTCAAATTATCTGTTGACACCACTCTCCCACATGGCCCATAATAGAGACATGACCAAGAACCCGACTCCCGCCACCGTCCTTCACAACCACGCCGACAAGGCTGCCAAGCGCAACGCGCTCATCCTGACCGCTGTCGAGTACGCGAGCGGACGAGGCAAGTACCGCGACCTGCGCCGCACGGGCGACCTCATGGGTTCGCGCATCTTCCTCGCGGACAAGTTCGGCACCGACATTGCCGAAGCGGCCCTGCGCGAACTCAAGCACGTCTGACCCCACCATCTTACCCCGCTTGACATGGAGTAGTGGCTATGTCAAGCGGGGTATTTTCAATGCGTTTTGGTTTTGCCCAACACATGCAGATGGTGGGCATTTTCAAAAGACCCGCCACCCCACTTCACGCCATTACGATAGGGCCTTGACATCCCTGGGAATCGTGAAGTACGATGGTCACATGACCTACATCGAAGCCTTTGACCCCGACAGCCGTACCAACACCGCGCGCCAGGCGCACGCCGAAGAGTGGGATGACAACCACCCCACGTGGGAGCACGACCAGACCGACCCCGAATCTCGCCGGTACGTGTCAGAGTCTGACATGGAGTCCGTCACCCAACACGACCGCGACGAACTACAGACCGTGCTCGACTGGGAAGAGCGCGAGACCGAACAGCAGTGGGAGACGCTGGCCGCACGGGAGTACGACATGATGGAGGCTCAGCGCGAGCGTGACTACTGGGAAGAGCAGTATTATCAGAGCGACCGCGAATACTGAGAAAGTCAAGGGCCTACCGGCCCTTTTCTTTTATTCTCTCATTTTGCCCACCACAAGATTGATGGTGGGCATTATCAAATCATTGCCCATCACTACTTGACTCATCTGTTACGATAGGCTAGTCTTTACCCATGACCAGAAAGCACTTTGAAGCCATCGCCCACACCCTCGACGCCAACCGCGCCAATCTCGCACTTGTCTGTGACTTTGCTGACATGTGCGGAGAATTCAATGAACAGTTTGACCGCGAGCGTTTCATTAAGGCGGCCACTCTGAATCTACGTAAGGACGCTGAGACTGAGATTCGTATTCTCAAGCGCGAGGGCATTATTGGAATGGCGGTCGACTAATGGCAAACAGGACCAATCGCCAGAGCGGTAAGAATCGGCGTAATCAGTCACGCAAGGCTGGCAACCGCCATTACATTGACGCAATGATAGAATTGCGTAAGTCTTCCGCAACTTCGCCGGTACCTTCGGGTACCAAGTATAACCGTAAGTCCAAGCATGTCAACCGACGCTTTCAGGAGAACTAATGAGCAACATCATTCGTACTGAGTACGTGAACGTGAACGGCACCCCAAAGATTCGTGCGAAGGGTGGCGGCGTGCAGCGTACGACGCCGCTCGACCTTTCCAAGTCAACCGCATGGAACCACGGACACGCGGCTGGTGTGCTCGCTACCGTTCTCGGGTGGGAGTGGCATAGTGGTGTCGAGGCGGACAGCAACGACAGCGGAACCAAGTTCGGGTTCGCTTTCTGACAAACAGCCCCGGGAAACCGGGGTTTGTTTGTATCCTTTGGTTTTGCCCAACACTGTGGTGGGCATTTCCACAATGCCCTTCACCCTGAATATTGCCATTACGATTGCGCTTGCGTATCTCGGGCAATCGTGCTAGCCTTTACTCATGACCACACGCGGGAAGGTTGTTCTTACAATCGCCTGGCTCGTGGTTGCATGGTGGCTTGCCACTGTGCTACCATTCTGGTGGACCAAACTCTAGGAGGAATCATGACGCAAGGTATCTGGATTGGCGCTGGAAGGCCCAAGTCAAAAAAGGCAATCAAAGATACTATTGCCGAGGGCAATGGTTTTCTTGTCAGGCTGGAAGCAACTTCTGTTTTTGGCAACGAATACAGCGGTCGCGTGGTCGATATGCCTCAGGGCGTAACACACTACTTCGTCGGCCCCGACCCGTACAAAAACCGTAAGTTTTACGGTCAGATTGTGCGTGTTGGAGACACGGTCAAAGTGTCCTAATGTTTGAAGTAGAAAGGTACGGTCGGCGATACTACATTCGTAGTCTCTATACCGGCATTCGTGTTTCCAAGGATGGCAAGCCAAGAGCATTCCGTTCGTTTCGGTCAGCCGAGCGGCACGCTAGCAAGTTGCTCCATGACATTGCAAAGAGAGTAAGGGATACCAATGAAAACTGACGTAGTGTTCGCGTACGTTATCGAGAACAATGACTTCCTTCTCGATAATGACGGATGCTTGCTTGGATATATCTATTCCATCAATGACGATGGAGACTTTATCGAACTCGACATTGTTGATGAAGATGCGGTTCACACTTTCATCTCTGTCGGACCATTCGACCCAATCACAATCGTTACCTCGTTTGATGAGGAATACGAATTCGAGGACGTGGACTACTAGCAGACCGGGCCTACCGGCCCGGTTTTGCCCACCAGACGAAGTGTTGGGCATTTCCATATCCACTTGACACAGCCACCTAGAGAGCGTAGTCTTTAGACATGAGAGTTATTCAGAAGGTCCAGAGCACCAGCGCCAACCCACAGGAACCAGTGGACATGCCTTTCTATCAAGGTGACAACGTGGCTGAGGGCATCGCCGCCGTTGCCAGCATCATGGCTTCCAAGGACGATACCGTTTGGTATCGCACCATTGAGATTCGAGTGGAGTTCTGATATGAACATTCGTTCAATTGACCGTGGAAAGACCGTGACCGAGGTCATGGTGGAAAACATCGGTGCCGTTTCAGAGGACATGATTGTCGGTTTCGCCATGGCCGCTGTCAATGAGGACCCGCACTCTCTCTTTGGGTGGAGCGTCGACCGCTATAAGCCTCCATTCCATCAGACAGTGACAGTCAGACTCCATAAAGACTAAGTCAAGGGCCTTCGGGCCCTTTTCTTATATCTAACGCTTTTGCCCAACATCTTGTGCTGGGCATTTACGAAAGACATACCAAAACCCCACCTTTTACAGTGGGGTTTTGGTTACGATACGCTCTCGCGCGCCTTGTCGACCTCAGTCAAAAACTCACTGAGGAAGCCTGACCAAGTGTGGTCACCTGCCGTCCTGCGCTCATAGATAACTTCCGCTACCATGGCCCACGACTGGATGACCTCATCGACCTCATCCATGTCAGTGCTCCGTGTAGACAGCCGGGTCAGAACCGATGACCAAGTCCGCAGCCTGCACATTGACGCCGCGCTTGTTGATAGCGCCCACGGTGAGGCTGCCATCCCTGCGAGTGGCAACGTAGACACCCGCCTGCACGTCATAGAACGTGCCAACGAACGTGGTCGGAATGCTGACAGTGCGAGTCCTGCGTCGAGCCATGATTGCTCCTAAGTCTGATTGGGGGCTGTTCCCCCTGACAAAGACAACAATACGGCATACCGGCCGCCAGCGCAATACTATTTTGGTTTTGCCCACCATCACTACCTATTGGGCATTTCCGCTGGGGCTTGCGCCGTCTGCTCCTAGCGCGTACAATGGTGCCATGACGTATTCAGAGAATATCGCCGCGTGCTTTGCGCGCGCCACCGCTGACGACAATGCCGCCGGAATGGTCTGGTATAACGAGGCTCATAACCTCGCGCTCGAATTATCCCCTAATAATGTGTGGCGCGGTGCCGGTGTTATTGCCGCGCTATCTCCGCTCAAAACATGGAATCTCAATGTCAGACTTGCGCGTAACGCATTCGATACCGGCATTGTCTCAGGACATATCAGTATTCATACTGCATATGCGCAGCGCATTCTCGACGGTGAGCATCCGCTAGATGTTATGCGTGGGGATAAGACACGCAACTTCGCAACAGCAATTGCCACCAATGGTAAGGCAAACATTGCCACCATCGACCGTCACGCATTCGATATCGCCATGAACCAGGTGTTTACCGATAAGACACGCAAGATTGGTAAGCGCATCTATCGGGATATGGCTGCCGCGTATTCTGTGGCTGCCAACGAAGCCGGTATCTCGGTAAACCAGATTCAGGCTATTACCTGGATTACCTGGCGACGTGAGAAGGGAATTAAGTAATGATGGTGGCAATTGTTATTGTTGTCATTGTCATTATTGTAATAGGGGCATTCAGTTAATAGCAAAACCGCCTACCGGCGGTTTTGCCCACCATCCGGAGGATGGTGGGCATTTCCATTAAAGACTTGACTTTTAAATACGACGGTAGTGTAATTAATATATGTATGACACACCAGACGAAACCCATTCATGCCTCACGCATGACCCGCGTTATCATCTTGAAGATGGCGTGCCGGTCCTTGACAACCCCAACGATGACGAGTAGGATTGCACCATGAGCAATTATGGATGGACCAACGAAGACGGCGAGCCCATCATGGATGGCGCCGCGTGGCGATTCGAGCAGCAACTGGACATGGACGCGCAAGCGGACTATGAAGCCGACCACTTCTACGACAACGACGGCGAGGCTCCGTGTGAGCGCGACCAGCGCTGGTGCACTGGTGGCGACCTCGACTGGATTGATGACCTGCACGGCGAGTGCATGTCGTGCGGAAAGGTTTGGGACTACGACTGGAATGCCGATGAGTCCGATGGCTGGACTCAGGCCACCGACCCGGACGGCGCTCCGCTCTATCGCCAGGGCATGGACGCCGACGACCCGGTTCGTTGCGCTAACGACTAAGATTAGCCCCGCTTCGGCGGGGCTTTTCTATATCCTACCGTTTTGCCCACCATCGTGTTGGGCATTTTCATTTTGCCCGCGTCCCATATAATCCCATTACGATAGAGCCTTGTAATCACTGGGATTTTCTGTTACGCTGTACTTACCAGCCAAACGAACCAAGGAGTTTCAATGAAGCCCAGCAACGACCGCGAAGCCATCACTCTCATCCTTGACGGTCTCACCAACGTGGGCTGCAAGGTCACAAGCGTGGGTGACGATACATGGAATCCAGAGGAGACTCAGGAAGTCAGTTCCGTGCAGGAGGCTGTTGACCTAGTTACCAACGTAGATGAGGCCATTGTGTACGTCGACCTGCCCGATGGTCGTACATCATTCATCTTCTTTGTTCTCGGCAATGACCCTGAGGAAGTCGCCTGCGACCACGGCGTGAACCTCTCCGAGTACATTGACCCTATTGTTCGCCCCTGGTGGTGATGCCAGCCCATAGGGCTGGACATACCCATTACAATGGGGTATGCTTATCTCAAGAGAAAGGAACACCATGCACCTTCATACCCTCGTGCTCAACGTCCCGTATTCCAACCGCGTCTTCTGTGAAGGCTGTCCTGCCGTCTTCCGATTGGCAACCTATCCAGAGGCTGTCTATGTGCATAACAGCGGAGACCTAGCCAACGATGGTCCCATGATTTGTGAAAACAATGTCGTGGTTGTTCCGCTTGATTACTCAATTCCTCAGGAGGCAAAGTGAACAAGCGTGATTACCTCGTTTCAAAGGGTCTGGCTAAGCCTGGCCGTGGCAAGTTCTCCAATGCCGCAAAAGAGGCACTTGTTAAGGCTGAGTCTGAGGGTATGCGATTCTCTGATTCTACTACCGGCGCGCCGGTAGTCAAGTCTGACAAGGCTCCCGAGGTCAAGAAGGATGGAGATTCTCCCTATCTCTCGCCTGATGATTTCCGCTTTCCTGAGAAGGAATACCTCGCGCGGGATGCTGACGGTAAGACGTATTCCATGCGTGAGTGTTGCAACACGTGTCGGGTGAGTCTCACTAACCACATGTGTAACACCCCCACGATTCACAATTTCATCACTGTCAGCATTGAAGAAAGGCGGTGATTGTATCGACCGCATATTAATAGCCGCCATGGTAACGCTCGGTCTATGTCTTGGCCTTGCCATAATCGGCATGTGGCCAGTCCTTGCGATGCTCGGTGCCATCGTCTATGGCATCATGTTCGGCGGTTAAAACTTCTCAAAAGGCTTGACAGCAACACCAGAATCGCGTAGAGTATCACTCATAAGCCAACCAACAACAACTCTAAGGAGAAACACCATGGCTAGCAAGAAGACCAACGTTCCCGCCAGCGCCGTACGCGAGTGGTTCAACGAGGCCAAGCCCGAGGGCGTCAAGGCTCCCGGTACCCGAGGCCGACTCAACCCGGACATCATCGCCGCCTTCAACAAGGCCAACCGCAGCAAGGTCTACGTGGTCGCTTCCGAGGCTGAGAAGCGGACCATCACCGTGAATGTCGTGATGCTCGCGGGTGGTCGCAAGACGACCAAGCCTGTCACTGTCACCACGGAGCACGCCCGCGCGCTGCTCGGTCACCCGGCTGGTAAGCGTGGTCGTTTCGACAAGGACCTGCTCGCGCTGGCTCTTGAGGCTGAGCGTCTGGCTGAGTGACCACGACGGGCGGTAGTTGACACGCTACCGCCCGTCTGCTACACTTGTTACACAACATAACGAAGGTGGCCCTATCAGTCGGCAGGCTAGGGCATAAGGAGTTTGACGGTCAATCCACCTTCACATACCGGCCCGAGCATCGCCACGACGATGCTCGGGCCTTGTTGTATCTTTTGTAAATGCCCAACAGTGAAACATGGTGGGCAAAAGCACACAGCGTCTTGACGCCGGTAGAGAATATGAGGTAAGGTTACACCATGGAACTTAGACAGGTAGAGAAGCATGCAAAGGCCCTGATGGCTCTCCATGGTGTCGGTCACCTTGAGTTCAAGTTTGACAATTCTAAGACCAGGCTTGGTCAAACTCAATTCATCAAGGAGTGGAACGATACCATCTGGAAGCCCATTAATATCAGCCTATCAAAGCACTATGTAACTCTGCTACCGGCCGCCGAGGTCCGCGATGTGGTGTTACATGAGATTGCGCATGCAATTGCTGGTGCAGAGGCACATCATGGTCCTCGCTGGCGCATCGTTGCCCGTAAGGTTGGTGCCACTCCGGAGCGGTGTGTAACGCCCTCAGTACGTCCAGACCACGCGGTAGTTGGTACGTGCTGCATCTGCGATAAGGCAGTTCACAAGGCACACCGTCTCCCTCAGCGCGTATACTTCCATCACCCATGTGGTCGTACTCCCTTGCGCTGGACCAAGAATGGTGATACCATGAGTCTAGAAGACATGCCCACCAAGTACCAGTATGAGTACAACCGATACTTCTAAGGAGTAATAATGAACATTCACACTGTCACCGGCCTGCACGGTGAATTGGTTGCTTTCATCCGCGACGAGGCCGCCGAAGAGGTAGAGAACATGCTTTGTGGTTGGGCGGTAGTCAGACAGCCCGCGTACTCATTCCCCAGTCGAGCCTTTTCAACTCACTATCTTTACTACGATAGTGACCTGAACCAGTGCGCTTGCTGGGGTCATTATGACATGACGCTGGCTGAGGCTCGTGAAGACGTGCTGCTGCGAGTCGCATAAGTCAAGGCCCTTCGGGGCCTTTTCTTATATCCTTTGGTTTTGCCCACCACCTTACGGTGGTGGGCAATTCCCATAACATTTTCCCATTTAAACAATTGAGATAACAATATCACAATAGATTACGACGAAAGTATATATCTCCTGAACAGTATTGTCATTTATGAAATAATTGACATATCTATATCAGAGAGTATTACGATAGGGCGTAGAATCTCCTGGAAAATTCAGATTATCTCATGGTTCAAAACCTCACTCAACAACGATATCCGTAGAATAAACATTACGAGACAGACCATATGGTCTGTATTGGTATATATTTTACCCTATCAAATGGTCTATTTTAATGCATCAAGTGATACCTAACCTTCCCAAATGTCATATTCAACTTACAAAATGGTAATTGAACGCTGTGATATGCTATATTCAACGGGCGCGGTAGTCAATCCCTATAATAATATCTAGTAAGTATAACAAAGACTGACTACCGGCCCGGTTTTGTATGGCATATGAGGTTTTGGGTCATTTTTGGGTATATTGGGCCATTGGTACACTTTTTTGGATAAAATTAGGCCAATTGTACATAAAATAGGCTTAAATTTGGCGCATTTGTATATTTCCAATACACTATATCCCCTACACAGTTTACACATATTACTTTTGTTTACGGTGTTAACTCTTTTTCCACAACTTTATCCACAGGTTAACCTATCTTGTGGATAATCTTTTCTTATTCACGAAGTATAAGTTCATTGTTGCCACCACAAGAGCAGTAGTATTGACCATTAGTAAACCAAACTACAGTTGCTTTGTTACCGTGAATTTTGGGAATGATTTCATCAATATCTTCTTGATTAAATTTCCTACCGGCGCTCATAGGTCGTCATACCAGTTATAATCATCATCTGTTACTACCGGCGCGAGTTCGCCCAACCGCTCTTGAATCCAGTCCAACTTTCTAACCACATTTACAAGAACACTCTCTATGCTGTCTAAACGGCTCTTATAATACTCATGGTGTCCTGGGTCCACTTCATTACTACCGGCGCTCTGACCGTCGTTTCTGGCCCTCTCAGCCCTATTCCTCAGCACGGCGTCCGTGTTGTCTGTCAACACTTGCTTGTACCTGTCTCGTAGAGGCGTCTTCCATGCGGTGTCGAAGGCTTCCTGTTCCTCTGGGGTCTCAATCTTTTCTACCGCGTGGCCTTTGGATTCTAGACGCTCAATACTTTCCTTTAGGCGGGTAGACAATGAGTTTACCCGCCTTGGTCCATATATTGCTTCGCTCTTCAATCTATAATTAGGTTCGTTTAGTTCACGTCCAAGAACCCAATCATTCTTGTAACTGACAGGGAATCCCTTGCTCATCATGAATGCACGCAGTGTCGCGTGTTCGGCTGGGCATTCTTCATAGGGACCAGCATCATCAGACTGCTCATAATAGCAGTTATGCCTACGATTGTGGTAGTCCCACTCTTCAATCAATTCTTGTGCATTCTCAGTTGTATAGTTCATCGGCTATCTACCTCCACCCAATAACCTGCAATGTCGCATTCACCTGCTGGGAAGAATTCAATTCCCATTGGATATCCGTCCCTTGTGTAATGAGTGGGAAAGGAGTGATGAGTAAGCGACATTGGTGTCACTCCTACTCCATGTCTATTGATATCGGTGTCAATCTCTAACATCCACTCGCTGCCTGTTAATGTAAGTTTCATTTATCCTTCCATTCTTTAAGAATGTCTTCGATGTATTCGATGTTGTCTAGTTGCTTTATACCGGCGTCGTTGGTCTTTCTATTCTTGAATGCATCGACCATACTGGGTCGCCATATGATGAACCATACAATCAGCAGAATACATATATATATAAAGACCATCAGATTGCCACCCATATATATATTACGTATGTAACAACCCACATAGAAAACAAAACCATGCCTTTATAGTTAGTCTTGCGACTATTTTCAAACGTTGTTTTGACTATTTCTCTACCTACTACGATACCGAATACCGTTACGATAACTGTCAGAATCCACATGGCTTCTCTCCTTCTGTAGTAACGGTGACATTCATCGCCGTCAGTATCAACAGCCTAATGACTTGGGTGACTTCGCGCTTTGTTGGCATGGACTCAAAACAAAAGCAATGGCTGGTGTAGCCCTCGTTGAAGGCGTGTGCACGCCTTACCTCTAAGTAGACAATATCTGACTTACCATCTTCGACGCGCTTTCTACCGACAATTATATTATAGCCGAGCGCGACATATGTGTCGTCTGCAATACGTCTAATCTTCTTGTATCGCTTTAGGCTCTTCTTGGTGAATGCATCCTCTGGCTTCATATCGGCCGGTACCTCGTCTCAGTGACCTCGTAAGGCTCTACTGCAAATACGGTGGGCTCTGGTAGCCCATCACGCTCCTGCAATTCTGTAGCAGGCTCACAGTGCTCCACAAGCACATACTCTTCCTTGACCCACTCTAGGTCGGTGCCTTCCAACTGTAGCGTACGCTTTTTGAAGATTGTATGCTCTACAGTATACCAACGACGCTTGTCATGTGTTTCAGACTCTACGAATGTAGCACCAAACCAATATGTAATACCATGTGTGTCTGTGGGGTTCTCTTCTAGAAACTCTTTTATATCGTCAACAAATGTCATTCCACTACCTCAACCTCTTCGAGACGGAAGGTACCGTATTCAAACCACCATTGGGCATCGTGACCCTTTGCATAGGTATTGTAGGAGCCCTCATGCTCACCATCAACCTCGGCCTTAATCCAGCGCATCGCCGCAGAAGTGCTCTTTGCTACAGCCACCACTCTCGGAGGCGGTGAGTTATATGAATCGGTGTCGTAATACTTAACAACGGTTACTTTCATTTGCGTCTCGTCTTTCTCGTCTTGGTTCTGTCTTTGGTTGGTTTATAACATTTACAACCGCGCGCCTTGCACTCGCAGTATCTCATATCGTCTGAGTATACCACCTTGTTGGTCTTCGGGTCAACCAAAAAGCGCCGGTACTCACGCTTGCAACCATTGTGGTCTCCACGTACACACCAGTCGAATGTCATAGCAAGAATAATGCAATAATCAAAACGGTCCAGATGATGAATAGCACCGAACAGAATATGAAGAACCAATCATCCTCAGAGCCATCACTATATTCATCATCCTGCTCATCGAAGAAAGTATGGTTCTCTGGGTCGGGTATCATTATTACTCCAATTCATAGTTTACAGCATGGATGGCATCTTGATAGAGAACTTCCTCTTGATACCGGTAACCGGTATCAAGGCCAAGTTCAAATACACAAACAGGGTCTTCGACCTCATGGCCTTTGGTCTTTTGGCATCTATTATATCCATGGTTGAGTGGATAGATAGAATTGCACAAGTCACGTCTACTACCGGCGCCTCTTATCATCGCAGGGCAGAATGGCTTGATAGTGTGTTCTTCTACACCGCCGCATTCTACACATGGTTTAAGCATTACTTATTCCTCAGAATCTCATTTTGCTCTTCTAGCAGTTCAATCACTTTATCAATACCTGCGACCAACTGCGTCATTTTTTCCTCGGTCGCATCGAGCCTAGCCATAGCCTCATGTAGACCGGGAACTCCAAATGCCATTACTCTTTATCCCCTGCAAAAGTATAGATGCTCAAAAGCACCAGTGAGCAAACCAACCCAACCACCCAACCGCGATTCCCATTGTCATATGCTCTAACGGTTAGGATAGCGGTATAAATTCCTGCCATGAGGCTGAGTGAGCGTGTGAAAATCATCAGTTCTCCTTAAATGAAGTTAAACATAAACATGGGTCGCTATAGGTTACGATGCCTAACTTGTTGGTTGACTTTAGCATCGTTGTGCAAGCCAAGCCATGCCATTGGTGTCCACAACTATCACATAGGTCATAGTTGTTGTAAAGCGCATTAGGCCATATTGGAGGCATCAGATTTTACCGGTTGCGATGAGGTAGACCTTACGAGCAACCATAAATACTACATAGCACAGAGCCAGCGGCCAGAACGGAGAGACCGCAAGCACAACCAATGCTTTGCGCATTTCTTTGCGTATATCTTCTTTTACATTGTGGTTATGGTTATTGGTATCACTATAGGCAACAGCCCCACCAATAACCATAACCAAACATACGCCAGCCAATACAATAGCAATAGTCAGATAAATATATAGTAGGTCAGACATTGTTGTGCTCCCTCGCATACATGGTGATACCACGGAACTCAGTATCGTTTACCGGCACGCCTACGATGCAGACTTGCTTGCTAACGATACGGTACTGTCCGTCACGTGTCTTACTGGCAGATACGCGGACTGGGTTGTCGAAACACTCTTGAATGATATCAGCAGTCAATCCATGCTTTACCGCCTGCTTGCATGCGGTGCGAGTAAGAGTGAGACGCATTCCATTAGTGGTTTCCATCATCCCTCCAAGATGTATGCTACGTTTGACCACGGAACAAAGGTGGCACCGAAGTTCCAATTGATGTGCACGCCTAGGTCGCTGGCCTGGATATCCTGAATACCACCTGTATAGGGTGTCCAAGTAGAACTCACTGCACAATCCACTTGAACTTCATAAATGGTTACTAGTCTCTCTACGCTCATCATGGGCTCCTTTCGCTAGGTGTAGCCACAGTCTATACTACCGGCGACGGTATGTCAAGACCCTACTTTTTTTGAATAACAACCGATTCGAAAGATGTAATCGGTTAGTTCTAGCCATAGAAGGCGTGTCGCCTCTCGCATCATACGCTGTTCCCATTATCTTCTCGGAATACACTACAAATATCACAATACATGCAGTGTTCTATCGATTGGCGCGCCATCATGTCATAGACTATAATGTGCCTGTAGTATAGATGACCGCAGATACATGGCGTGTCTTTTTGATGAATCACTTTAATGCAATGTCCGGGTAGTTGGCAATAAACCTAAATGTGAGAATACCAGCGGTCTCTGAGAGTTTGGCAGTCATGCTGGCACCCTTGCTTTCGTTTTTAATAAAAGCCACACAAGCATCTGCACCAAGCGCCACCATTTCAGCATTACGAACGAAACCGGCGCGCCTACCATGCTTATTCCAATCGGCTGGATGCCGTTCTACGGACCACCCTAGTTCTTCTGCTGCTTTTTCAGCAAGAAAGTCAGCGCCGGTAGGACATGCGCCACTAACCAATACATTGTCAGTGGTCTCAAGGATGCACAATGCAACCTTGATGGCAATCGCGTCCGTCCAGTCACGCGAGCCGGTAATAAGAATTCTACTCATTATATTTACCAATCATTCCCTAAAGTTAGTTCGGCTTTATCAAAAAGCCATTCGCGGTAGTCGTCATCAGTGGGCTCATCGCCTGGCTCATGTGTCTCTACCCAAAACTCAAAATAGAAGGTATCCCAATCCATCAGTTCTCCCAATTGCCGAATAAGTCATATGTCGGATAGAGTAGGTCGTCACCCATGGCACGGCGTTCCTCATTCGTTACCGGCCAATCTGTAACAGCAGCCATTGCGTTTTCGCAACCGGCGCTGTCGTGGTCATGGTCCGGACCAAACTCAATAAAACAATCCCACTGGATTGCCATATCGGTCGATGGCTCTTCATCGGTACCACCGACGCGGACCTGGACAAAACGCTCGGGGCGTACATACCAGAGTTCAGCCTCATCTTCGACGGCCCATCGGTAACCAAAAGGCATCTCGTCTACAATCGTGTAAGCATCCATGACAGTTCCTCTCGTTCGGGTGACACCAGTCTAACATAGACAAAGCCCCGAGGTCAAGCCTCGGGGCTAAGTCTTTACCAACGTCTAATTTTAATTGGCAACTACAAAGGGAACCACTAGCACGCCAGAATTAGTAGAGCCGAGCGTATCGTCTCTACAATCTACCTTCTGGTATAACTTATGTACACCATTGGTAAGCATTGTTGTATCAATTGGTGAAGCAGATGGTCCATAACCGCCGTCAGCATCATGTAATACTGTTCCGACTACCGGTGGTACTGCATGGAAGTCAGGGTCAATCGTGAAGAACGAATGCGTTACCGGCAGACTTGCATCGGTGTCGTGTGTAGTCTGTTCGAGAGTAGGCGACCAGACTCCTGATACTGGCGCGTCTGGAATCGGTACAGACTTTACGGTAGCCTCACAATATAGTGCGTGAGTATACCATCCCTTACCGCGTAAGTTAGGTTCTCTAGTTACATTAGAGACCGACTTTCCATTTTGTACATAAACTTGGAAATTCAGGTTGTTACGCATTTCCTTGCTGCTCGGCTCCGGTACGAAGCCACGGAAACGCACCTCTTGAAGACCAGAGTGATTGAATAATGATAATGGCATCGAGAATGTCAACCATCTTGCACAGTTGCCAGGCTGAGCACAGGTGAAGTCTCCCTTGCCAGTGCTAGATGCTCCTGGACAGGTGAAATCTTCTGCTGTGGCGCGCACATAACACTTTTGGACCGTAGTCTCATAATCGGTCCCCTTGAACACCATAGAAACATAGTTGAAGGTTCCAGGGTTATCGTGCATCATTACACGTACATTAATCGTAAGATTTCCTGAGGTCAATGTCTCACGCTCTGGGATACATGCTCCAAGATGAGAATGACCGTGATGAGTCGCGGCATCATCTACCTGACCGGCTCCCGGCATCCACCAAGTCTGGGTCTCCACAAACTGTCGTGTTTGTGGGTAAACGGTTGCTGCATCTGGCCCTGGCGCACCGATACACGTTGAGTCTGCTGTTACTGCTGTTACCGGCGCTGTATTTACTATTCCAAGTAGAGCGAGTGATAGTCCCAACGCCATAAACATAGGTAATACAATCTTCTTAAATGTCATTTATATTCCCTCCTAAGGGTTTCCATTCAGTTTAGCACAGATTGGCCCTCGGTTATGCCGAGGGCCAACTCTTTACCTTAATTTTACCTATCGGCAGGAGAGGGCAATTTTACCCTTGAACCACACTCAATACATTCTGCGTCGAGGCCATATGCAGCAATCTCATAGTCTTCATCTATCTGAATAACAGTTTTGAACCATTCAGACCCACATACACATATCCTAGTCATATATTCACCTAGGTCTATGCTGTCTCCCGTGCCTTCATAGTCCAAATAATGTGTCATAGTTCGTCTAGTTCTGCTTTAAACTCTTCGATTGTTGCTTCTGCTTCAACGGCAAAGGCTACTGACTCATTGGCTAACGTAATAGCAGACGGTACCAGGCACTCTGGAATATCACCACTCATTAACTCAACGACTCTTTCATATGTCTTGTTTGATGCTACTGGGTCATCGTCAAACTCTGGCATATCGCTGAGCAAAAGCACCATAGCGGCTGCTCGCACCGCCCACTCAACAACGTTTTGTGTCTCTTCCTCATCAAGGTGCACTACATCGAATTCATCAGACATATTGCGACAACTCCTTAATCAAAGGAACTACCGCGCGAGACTTGATATCTACCGGCTCGATTTCATATCCCATTGCTAACTTTAACTGCGGCACACCAAGAATGTTGAAGCGTTCACTGGCCCAGTGACTATCCATATCTTCGGGGAACGAGCCCATATCAACTGTCACAAAGATAATATTGTCGTACAGGTCCTTTAACTTATTCCAGTGCGGCTCTAGGCGTTGACATGGTATACACCATGTTGGCGCTGTGAATAATACTAGAATCTTGTTGTCATCCCATGGCAGAGCATCAAATTCTGCTTCTTTAGTTACATTATACTCAGTCAAGGTAGTGTGTCACCTTCTCGATGACTATATTGAGATTCCAACCGGTGATGACGTTCATACCGGCGACGGCATGTTCAAACTGTGCGAGAGCATCTGCCTCAGAAAGAGCATTAAATACCGGCTCATATCGTGGTGCTAGAAGGTCCCTGTCGATATTACTATAGTCTGAATCGTTCTTGGTGATACGATAAGTAATACCGTATCGTGAACTTTCTAGTTCAACACTATCAAGGACATTGTTCGTGCCTTCAAGTTCAAGGTCACCAGTCAGCCATTTCTGCTCAGGTTTCAGGTCAACAACGTCTGCAATGAGCGGGCTAATCTGTGAGAAAAGGAACCCACCCTCTGCCTCGGTAGGCAAAGCGCCAGCGCCGGTAGTAAGATAATCATTACCCTCATCAACCTCTTCCTTTACCGGTTCATCAAGTACCGGCGCAATCAAGTAGATAGGCTTCTCTGTAGGAACGCGGTCGAAGTTACCCTGAATGTGATTGCTGTAGAAACGACCAAGGCTCTTACTCCCAAGGAGAAAGAGATAGGTTGACTCTTCTACATCACCATATACGTACGCTCCACCGCTGACGAACTCGATAAAAAGTTCCTTAGCCTTACGGTTGTAGGCAATGGTTCGGACAGCGCTGCTGTAGAAGTCGTGGTTGAGCCAGTCGTCCCGGTCGGTAGTTCCGTCTGCGCGGAGGTCGTAGGCAAAAAGCGTGCTCATTGTGTCTCCTTAAAGTAGGTGTGCCACCATCCTACACGATGGTGGCGTTGTTGTCAAGAGGTTGGATTCATCAGTTCTTGTGTGAGGCGCGGTATACCATTTGACTTTTCTAGTCTTTCTACTGCTGGCCTTCCATATTTTTGCACTTCACTGCCCATATCGGCAGTCCATAGACCCTCTGCGATACCGGCTGCAAATCGGAACGGTAGATAGCGGCCACCGAACTTTGCCTCATGCATATGATAACGTCTATGTTCTGCAACTCCGAGACATTGTGTACCATATAGAAAAGTTAGTGCATCCATGCCGGATAGATTTATTGCTTTAATTGACTTAGCGCTGGGTTCTTTACCGCCAACAATAACTTCCAGATATTCATTCATCAATGCTCTTGTAAGTTCTGGATTATCCTCATATTTAACTTCAATGTCATTAAAGATACCGGCGTGTGTGAACTGATGATTATTCCAGTTTATCTTTGGGTCGGTTACTACCACGCAGAAGTCTCCGCCCTTAGGAGAAGTATCTTCGGCATGCCTTCCGGGTAGCAATAGTCTAATATTTGGATAGGGCTCCATGATGAGAGACTTTTCCTTACCAAATCTGGCATAGGGAATATATTCGTTTAGTTCTTGAAATTTCATTGTCTCTCTATTCTGTGTATGCGACTGCCGGTATAGGCTCACTAAAAGGGAGGTCGGGCTCAACCAACCAATAATCATTTAGAAGGACCTCTCGATTCTCTCTGTAATGATGAGAACAGAACAACAGTTCGAAATTATTTTTAATGGCTATGTGATATGCCTGAGCGCCGCATCTGTCACAGCGGTCGCTGGCTTTAAACTCACGCATCTCGTTGTTCCATTGTATCAGTTGTTGTGTGGTTTTTCATACCGTTCCTCCATGTGCTTTAGACGGTCTAATGTTATAGACAGTTCTGTAACTACTTTTTGTTTTTCATCTCGTAGGTCATAATACCTACTGCGCCACTCTTCAACAATTATCTCTAAACGCTTTTCTTCTTCGTCCGCACTTTTTAGTTGGGTGCGTAGGCTGTCTATTTCCTTTCGAAGTTCGTCACGAATCGAGGTCGCCTCGGTAGAGCGCTCTTTTGCTTTGTTAAGCCACTGTTCAATAATCTTTAGTCCCGTACCACCAAAGAGAGTGCCGACCAAGGCTATGAACCCTGGATTATTGAGCAGTTCGCGCATTCACCCTCACCCACAACCAATAACTCCCTGTTATCAGCACAATCGCTGTTTGAGAGATATATGATGGGGGTTTCCAACTATCTAGAGTTAGAAATACACCAATCAGAGAGTATAACCTTAGTAAGAATCCTACTAACAATCCATTGGTTACAATATGTGTGTATCGGCGGGTATTACCATCGCTTACGGAAGCGTATAACAAAACTAGCCCGTCTATAAACAACAATACACCATATAATATTATGATATTATGATTGTTAATCATAGCATAGAGCGGGGTCCTGGCTCCCTCTGTTACAGTAAGATACCATGGCCCAATCAGATAGGCGGCGCCGGTAACGAACGCTACCGCCAATATACCAAATACTACCCTGTCTATAGTTCTGGGCTTATATGGTGTTAGTCTCTTCTGCTTCATATCATAAATTGTACCTCACGCTGCATTTTAATGCAAAGGTAAACTATTTGCAGATACATGCAGACGTAAAAGTTGCATAAATATGAACCAACGTTTAAGTTAACTCGCTCAATGTAATTGGCTCGCCAAGGTAACGCTGGGGCTTAACCCAGTATTTGATGAAGTCTATACCGTGCTCTCTACCGGCCAGCACAAGGAACCCGCGCGGTTCACGTTTGTTGTCTAGACAATCCTGACATATGTACATCTGAATGCCAGGAAGCGCCTTTGACTTTTTCTGTTTTAGACTATTCTTTGGCTTGCGACATGATGTGCAAAGCATGCTGTCAGTCGTTGTCATACTCTATCAGTTCTCCTAGTAATTGAAACTCTTCGTTCTCCATCAATACTTCAAATTCAATACCGCCAGACTCATAACGGATGGTCGTATAAAAAGCACCCATGCTCCCAACGATTTCACCCATATGGCCTATACGTGGGTTGTCCTCGTCTGGAATCCAGACTATTCTGTCCATACTTTCTCGATTAGACATCCGATACCAGTCCTCTCAATAGCGGTTCTTAACTTCTCTAGTTCCAGAGCAATCTCAAGCCTATCTTCTACCGTGCGCCACGCAAAGTGCTCCATCTGTACTGAGATAACAATAAACGCTTCTCTATCTTCTGTTACTAATGGAAAGTCACCTGGGAGAAGCGGTTTGGCTTCGTAGATACAACGTTTGACCTCTTCTGTATAAAGCCCATCAAACATCTATACCGCTCCGAATCTGCTTCCATATATCTTCTGTCTTGTGTGAGTTCCTTACCTCATCGGTATTACCATTGTTCAGATAAACTCCACCCCAGAGGCCGTATTCATTGTTCTCATGACCTTCACGCAAACACATGGCGCGAACCGGACAAGAAAGACATATACTATCCATCACCTGTGCGAATACCGGGTCTGACTCATAGTCATCATAAAACCATCGGATTTCCATGTTCTTGCAAATGGCCAGGTGGTACCATTCAAGTTCTTTATCGGTATTAGGCATCTGCTCCTCGCGCTAGGCGATAGTTAATAAGCCACTTTCCATTACTATTGGGTGATACAACAGTTTCGAAGCCCCACTCATCACGGTAGCGGCGACCATTAACATGCCTTGCTGCTATGCGGTCAGGCTTGAAGAAAACCATATCCCATCCATCCCAGCGAACTGGAATACCCTTACGCTGCAACTTAGCAACGAATCCATCGGCCTTATCAATGGTTAGAGCAATCATTTTTATATCCTTCTGGTTGTATTGTACATTACTATTATAACACAACAACCAGAGGACTATCAAGTCCTCTGGTTGTTTAATCCTGCCTAGTATAAATTAGGCTGGGCTAAGCGTTACGGTACCGTGGTTGTTATCGCCAGTAGAAGACACAGTAGTGCTGTTGACTGGGTTAACGTATCTACGGTTACGACGATTAACATTCTGGTTGTCGAAGTCACGCTGCTTACGAGTGTCCGTAAGTTGCATTAGGTCGCGGCTGTAACGGTCGGCAACAGTTCCATCATATAGAGCCATAATTCATACCACCTTTCTTAAAGTCATATGAACAGTATATCATGATGAAATTACAAAAGCAAATAACTATTTACCCTTCCGGGTTAAACACCATTTTTGCTTGCAACGGCCAATAGAAACTGTCATGCTCTGTGTCCAAGATTCCCCACGAGTTGTCCTCGCCGTCACAGTCCAAGCCAAAAGTCTGCGTCTGCCTGGCTCCATCGTGGCTGGCGGTATTAATCCAGTCATACTTGCGATGCATGTGACCATGGAATTGCATACGGGGCCGTACAGCCTTGATTACTTGGTCTATGAGCAGCCTATGTGCCAGGCTAGAAGGGTCTGGGTCAAGGCGGAACCCCCAAGGCGTGTAGTCTGAGCAGTCATGAGTAAACAAGTAGTCGATATCAGGACCCCGGTACTCTTGAACACTGGCCAGTTCTTTTTCAGATAGAACTTCATTACGCCACCACGTCTTACCCTCGGTGCGCCACTGTCTATCGATAGATACCGCGCCGCCAGCGATAAAGAACCGCTTATCGCCCCACTTCCAATTATGTACCTTTGGTGAGATTAGCAAATTGCTACGAATATAGGTAAAGCCTTGGTTGTCCTTAGTAGCAGTGGTGGAGTTCACCCACCATTCCCACTGGTCGTGGTCTTCATGATTTCCAGGCAGCGCAAAGATATTAATGTTGAGAGGGCGGGCGTATTCGTTAATCTCATCTAGAAATTGTATTCCCCCAAAGCCAGGCCACATGCCGAAGTCGCCAACCACCAAGATATGTGTGGCTCCGAGCGTCTTAGCAATATCCAACTTATTCTTTATAACACGAGCATGTCCGTGTGTGTCTCCACAAACTAGGATACGGATTGTCTTCGCCACCTCTCTAAATAATCGGCAGCCTTTCTTAGACGTACCGGGTCGTCTTTCATAATTCCCATCGCAGAATTACACTGAATACACAATAAACCGCGGATGCATAATCCACAAGTTACTCTGCCTTCGCAACAATCATGGTCGTGGTCAACATGTAATAAGTAGTCTACCACATCATTGCAGACGGCACAACTGCCGCCTTGCTCAGATAATCTGAGTTCATATTGTTCTCTACTGATTCCATATTTCCACTTTAATAATGTGAATGCACGAGTCAACTTCCACTCTGGGTCATTATCTTGTTTGGCTTTACGCCTATTTGCGATGCATTCACGACAAACCTTCCGTCTATTACCAGAAGCCTTAATTAATTCAAATCTATCTTCGGACTTAGCCTCTTTACAAATTCTACAGATATTCATATGAGTATTATAGCATACAAATACTCACGATTCTGGAATCTGCACTTACCTTTCGTCAAGGTTGAATACGTACCCAGAATCAGTATATGAGATATACCCGAGGATTTCATCGCTAGTGTCCCACACTGTAATCGAATGGCCCTTAGCCAATGGGTTTGCTACGATATTCTTCAAGCCACGCAAAGACTTTATTATGTTAATAGCCTCTTGGATATCGTCCAGTTCTGCCACCGTGATGAATCTACTACTCTTCATTGTTATCCTCTTCTAGATTAATGTCTTGCATTAGTTCTTGTACGGTCTTAAAATCATCTGATTCTCTACCGGTGCCGCGCGTGTGCAGTAGACATGCCAGAATAAGAGGCTCGCCGGTAACAATTGTCTTTGCTCTACCGTTCCAAGTCCACGCTTGGTTCAGGAACTGTCTGGTGTCGTGCTTAATCTTGACCTTCATGCTCTTATTGTAGCAGAAAGGGCTAGGCGAATCAAGTTCGCCTAGCCCTCCTTAGTTATAGACTACTCAGTAGTCGTAGCCATAGTAATTGTCATCGTCATCGTCGTCGTCATACTCATTATAATCGTAATCAGAGTAATCGACGGCGGTAACCAACTTCTGCGCTACGGTGTCGAGCACGACGTACTTGCTGACACGCATCTTAGCACCATTGCACTCGTAGGGAACGCTACGCACATGACGGGGGTCAACCTCGACGTTAACCACCACGCCGTTACCGGCCCAACGCTTGGCATATTCATAGGTTCCAACGTGTAGCCCTACAGAACAACCAACGCTCGGGTTGTGCTCGACCGCGCTCGCGTCCATCTCAACAGTGTTGCCAACGCTGTTGTCGAGGTTACCATTGACAGCAACACCATTTACGATACCCGGCCCAGCATGCTTGCTGGTATAATTGGCGTTTAGACCACGATACCCAAGGATATTGCCATTTGGCAGAATGGTGAAGCGCTCGGCATCTAGCCAACGAGAAAGGTTCTCTCGGATATCCTCGTTGGTGTTAGAGTAGACCTTTTCCAGAAAGTTGACAATAGGCTGCCAGTCGTCTAGGTCTTCCTCCAAGAAACGCACAACCTGCGCGGTATAAGCGTCTTCGACCTCGGTCTGGTCTACGTAGACTCGTGAATTAGCAACTCGCACGCGGTCGCTCAGGTCTTCAAAGCGCTCAGCAACGCGGCGAGAGGTATCAAACAATTCTACAACACCCTCATAGCCACCAACGGCCAACTCAATAATTTCATCAAAGAGTGGATGCTGGTCGTCTGCAACAAACATCTCTCCATCGACAACGACCGTGATGTTTGCAGAATCATCGTGTCGCACAAGATTAAACTTTAAACTCATAATTACCTCTCGTATGCCACCTTCGCGGCTGTTATTGTTTCGATTATGTTCAAGTATACCATGGTTGGGGTGCTATTGCAAGCACCCCAACCATGGCAATGTTTACGATTTAGCGCTGTATACTGCGTTACAGTAAAGCACTACGTGGTTCCTCGGAGCCCTACTACCGACGTTAATCAGAGGGTAGGCATCTGAAAGCCTGAATATTGGCTTGGCCTCAGGCATTTTCAAATGAAGTCCTATGCGCCTACCAAACTGATAAACGCTATGCGCCTTCTCATAGTTTGACTTATTACCTGTGCTTGATTGAACTGCTATAGCCAACTTACGCAGGTCAGGGTCCTTAAGTGAGTCGGCCTGAATAGCCTTGAAGAATCGCTTCTCTTCATATTGCATACCGGCCATCGTAGACTCAACCTTTGTGATTTTCGAGATATAAGAGTCTAGAACATCCTGTAAAGCACCGCTCACCGTACTGGCCTTGTGGTTACGCAAAAACTTATCAAAACGGTTCTTAGCCAGAACAACAAGAATGTAATGCTTGCCTAGAGTCTTCACGAGTTCGTTTGGCGTACAACCGTTCATCCTATAGGATTCCTTGATTTCCTGCGGGCTGATATAAACCAATTTTTTACCAGTCGGTACAGACACAGCGGTAAGAGCATTGTACTTAACATTTCCATCCGCCTCAATTGAATATACATCATAGGTAGGAACATCACGCGGACCACTAGAGGGCGTCCTAGGAATCTTGATAGCCTTAATGGTATCAGCGGTTACACGAGGCACCTGCTTCAACCAGATAGAGTCAACATCATCATTCATGAGGTAGGCATGTCCCGCTGACATACCATTCTCGGTCATGTAATAGTTAATCTTCTTCTTAAAAGAAGCATGAGGGTTAACATCATCATCAAGGCCGGTAACAAAGATAACATTATTTCTTACAACATCGTTCTTTATACCGAAGATATTAGACAAGGCAATATAACTGCCTGCTGATATCTTGCTAATGCCCTGTAGATTCCAATGCAGATATCGCGTATCATGCAGAACGTTGTCTACGAACTCGTCACCTTTATAGGTAAGTTCCTTCGCAGCCTTTGTGTTCTTGAAGTAGTAAGATAACGCATTATACCGATGCCAAGCGCTCCGATGGTCTGGCGCACTAGTAACTTCATCCAACTTTGTCTTTAGCAGAAGTTCAAATAGACCTGCGCTGACCTTCTCAATAACTGCCTTGGTGCGGTTATTATAGAACAACTGCTCGCGGCTAGGAGGAAAGTCTACCGCGCCCATTTCAACATAGGCGGCGAAGCCTGTGTAGCAGTTGCGCAGGTCGACATTGATGAACTCATCATCAATCGGATAGGCAACATTACCCATTACGATGTATGACTTAGGCAATTGCGTACGATAAGAGTTGCTAGGCCGCTCAATAATGAAAACACCAGGCTTGACCTCCTGCCATCCGTGCTTTACCGGCTCTTCTCCATTAACAAGAACCTGGCCATCCTTCCAGAACTTAAGAAAGTGTGCGGTCTTCTCAGCAAACGAGTTGCGCTCTCGCACGGGAATAGAAATCTCTACGCCGTTGGGCTCGTCGGTGGCGCGGGTATCAACAATACGGAACACAGGAATGCCTGAACTATCCTGAGAGATAATGGCGCTAGTCTTAACGCCATCCTTCCAGCCAACAATATTGAACTGACTGGTATAGGTCAGAGCACACTTGCTACCGAGACCAAGCATACCGGTCTCAAACTGACTCGATTCCTTGGTGGAAGTAAGGTATCGTGAATAGGTGTTGGCAATATCGTTTGCGTTCATGCCAAGGCCAAAGTCACGGACCTTATACTCTGTGTTGAAGTAAGAAGGCGTGGTAACCTCGATAGGACGCCATACAAAACCGGGGACGGTTCGCAATGCCTCGGTCTGAGAGTCAAGACCATTGGTGAGGTATTCGCGGACCACCGCGCCCTCTGGGTCAGAATAGAGATTGGTCAACACACTCATCAACTTGACTAGACCATTCTCATCAACAGAGAACGGAACAGCCTCATCGGTCATGTTTGATGTGACATCTACGGTGTCAACAGCATTGGGAATCAAAACGGTTCCTTTCGAATTTTGTTATCGAGTACGAGGGCGAATGCCAAAGCATTCGGCAGAAATCTGAAAAGCCTCATCGTGACCAATCTCGCACTTAGTACGAAGATTGTCATAGAGGCTGCGGCCCTTGGCGAACATAGAGCCATACTGAGCAACCTGCTCAGGAGTAAAGTCGTGGTTTACGCTCCGCACGGGATTCTCAATGCAATCCTGAATAATTTCTTCGGTAACCATTGTTATCTCCATCTACTAGTTATGAGCAAGTGTGAGTGATTCGGCTATCTCGTCTAAACATACCTGACTCATCGGTGCAGTATGTGGTTTGCCCTTTAACCGAATCTATGTAGCAGGCTTGCCGTTGTATGAGACTACATATTACTTATACTAAGCGGAGCCGGTATAGAATCTCTGGCTTCTCTGAACGGACGGTAATTCTGACGGTCAGCAACCCGACTACTTTCATCCTACCTAGACCTAGTCACTGAAACGAACGGTCTAAGATTTCTCCACCTATCTATACCGGCCACCGGGCCTGTCATTAAGTAGCAAACTCATGCACAGCGGTGACAAGTGCGTACCCTTTAATCACATGTTAGGGGCTCAAACCCTATACTTTTGTCCTACTAACCACGGCACTTTGTGGCTTTCAGACTTTGTTGAAGAGTCTCATTGCCAAGGCTCTTAACCTCACGGCTGCTTTCCTCTCCAACAAGAACTACTCTACACTACCGGCAGCGGCTTGTCAACCCATGACCACCATCTACCTGTGCGAGACCTACCACAGTGTAACTCATGCGGTACATGTTTGAATACCTCACAGTAGATACGTGATTTAGGTCCGCCCTTCCTGACATAACACGGTAATGGTTTAGCGTGAGTATTGAAATCTAAGAGACCATTACCATTTGATGTAACAGCAGGCTTTATAAATTGACCATTCGTAAATGTTATTTGTATATTAGAATTGGTCATAGCAATCGTCCCCAAGTATCCCAATCGGCTTGGCTCATATATCCATCATCAACAATTTCCCAAGATGGAACCGTTTTAATACCGCCAGTCCATCGTTTCTTTGATTGAGGATTAGAATGAAATCTACTTTTATGCCCTCTCGGCTTGGTACAGGATAGCCCAAGCATATCCTGTACCAATACCGGCGATTTAGAACGGCAATCAGAACTCGCCACGGTCTAGTCCAGACACATTGAGAACCTTTAGACCCATCTGTAGCCACATCTTGCAAACCTGCCAGCGGTCATCAATGACAAACTGAATATCAAAGTTGTCACGAACATCAGTATCAAATAGTTCAGCCTTTACGATATTGTCAGGACGGTTGTCACCTTCTGCACGCATGAATAGATAATCCCATTGAATACCAGCGTTGTCTAACCATTCCATTGTCTCATCCCGACAGACAGCATCTCTACCAGACATGACAATAACCTTATAATGACCCATGTCTAATGCAAAATTGGTAGATGCCAATACATTAACCAGTTCGGCAATTACGACATCTACATCGTCTTCGCCTACCCGCGCCCAGTCGAACGGAGAGCGACACGTACATCCAGGTTCAATGGCCTTCTGCATGTTTCACAACCTTTCTGCATAGTTCTACGAATTTATCTTCGGGCCAATTGCTTTTTAGCCTATTGATATCTTTATGCAACCACTGAATATTACCCTCGACATATCCAAGTGCGGAATTAATTCTATCAATAGATGCTGTTGAATTTAATTCAATGGGCAGGCCGGTGAGAGAGCACGAACCAGTGAATTGCTGAAATGCGTATTCTATAGTAATATTAAAATCAAAATTTCTCCGAGAAGCCGAGGTTCGAACGGCATTCCAATATTTCACAGAGATGGCATTGGGGCTTTTCCAATTTGAACTTTCTTGACCTTTTCGAAAGTTCATGCACCCGCAGGACACCCTAGCCTTTCCATCACTACGCAACAGGTCGGCGGTGGTTACTCTCGCGGAACCGCCACAGATACAAGACACCATCCAGATGACTTTCTTGCTCGGAGAGCGCTCGTCTGTTTTCTCCGTAACTGTTAACATACCGAATGTTTGTCCTACTAATTGGTGAGCCATACATTCATTATACCATAGATTGATGGACCGGACAAGTCCGATGCGCCAGAGTGCCGTCAAGGTCAACCATAAACGCCTTTGGCTTACCGGGCGTACCGTTGTACGGTTTAGGAAGCGCGGGTCGCAAAGGCGGCACCCAATTGCGAGTTTGCCTGAATCGCTCAAATTGCTTTTTAATAGTAGAGTCAGGTACATTACGACCGCCACCCAGGGCTCGCTCAGCATTACGAGTAAGAGCCTCGTTAAGTGTGATATCAACGACCTGAACTTCGACCTCGGCGTCAGCATCATGAGCAATTTTAACAATTGATTTCATGTACTTCGGCTCGATGTTGGTATTATCAGAAATTACGTGGTTGCCAGCAGCCAGCCCCGTGCGAATAGCGGCGTGCTCGACCTCAGTAATCAGGTCCTCACGAGCGCGCAGATTGGGAGATTGGTAATAATCTACGCCGTCAGAACCGAACAGTGCAACGCGCAGACGGTCTCTAGATACGACGGTGGCACCGAACTGGGAGTCTGCCCAGGTAGACTTGCCAGAACCTGACACGCCACGCATAATGGTTAACTTAGTCATAATGTTTTATCCTTAATTCCGAGCCATCCTAAGATGGCTGTGGCCTCTTCTATCCAGAACTCTCTGACGCCATCTTCCGTCTGCCAGATGAACGCGGTATCCACTATATTATCATCATCGGCATAAGTCTTAGCCTGACGCTCAAACAATAGATATGCTATGCGTTCTGTTATCATGGCGTGCCGCAATATCTAGAACGGTCAAGCGTCTTATGTGTATCATCTGACTTATTCAGCCATACTGTCTTGACTAGATACTTGCCACCAGGGATTAGCACAAATACACAATCCATACCGGCGCGCAGTCTTCCTCGCACAACAATCTTATTTACTTCTTGGTGCGCGGCCTCCATCTCAACTAATCTGAATTGACTCAGCGGGAGACTCTTGAAAACGGGAATTGCACCATAGCGGTCATTGTTACATGCATACAGAGCGTGCTTTGTATATTTCAACTCTACACGCTCTGTAGGCATTGTAAACCACTCGGGCAAGAATACGTCCGGATGATAAAGCACTGTCACTCCTTTAATCGGTGTGAGTGCTACTCTACCATAGAGACAGGGTTGGCGTCAAGCCAATCCTGTAGTTCATCCCTAAGCCAGCGCTCGAACGTCTGATTTGCCAAAACTAGGCTGCTACGCTTCTCTCGTAATAGGTCAATAGCGTCACTCACAGTGTATCCTAGCCTCACTAGCGCGGCGGTAGCAATGAGGTTACTCCTATTGATACCGGCCTGGCAGTGTACCAAAACATTACCGCCTGTCTGAATAGCATTTGCTACCTGCAAGGAATAGTCCATTACCGCATCGACATCAACATTAGCAGAGTCATACATCTCAACCTCGACATGTATCGTACCCGGTGTGGTAGAATACTTTTCCCACTTGTACATTGAGAATACATAGGTGAAGAAGTCTCCCAGTTCTACACCGCCAATGCAGCCACCAACATAGAGATTATCGGTAATCTGGCTAATGAGCGGAACACTAATATGGTCGCCGGTATGTAGCCATCCTTCAATGCGGTGGCTCTCAAAGTCAGTGCTTAGTTCATCGAAGTTCATTGTTCTACTTTCCTGATAATAGCCCACCAATAGCCTTGAGCATCACGACCCGAAGAAATTACTTCCCAATCATCTCGGGCTATCGTATTTAATGTATCAGAAAAGGTGGTGCGGGCCTGACTAATAACTGTTTCATAGGTGTAGTTCATCGTCATCCCTCATTTCTACATACCAAGAGGTATCATCCTGACGAATGTCTACCGGCGTCCAATTAACTCCATAATTGGCATGCTGTTCATCAATGAATCTGATTACCTCATAAAAAAGCGGAAGCAGTCCAGTTTCCTTGAACTTGAAGATTTCTGTCTTATGAGCACTATGAATAACAGACATTATGCATCCTTTGCTTTCTCAAATACGGTACGTGATTTAATCTTCACGTAATTGACTGTGTACCAGTTATTGTCAGCCCATTTCTTGGCCTGATATCTAGTTAGGAACAAAGGCCCACCTTCGGTGTGCCCTGGAAATTGCATACCATTACCCTGAATGTATGCTACCGGCTGATAGACCTTCATCCCTCATCTTTCACTAAAGTCTTCACGTCGCCGCGCGGCTTGATAGACTGCCATACTACATCATCTATAGACTTGCCGTCAAGTAGTAGGAATAGATACTTTGTGTGCTCTGACCCCTTAGCCCTTTCAGCAAACTTCTTGCGTGAGAACTCAGGATAGTCATTATTATCCCAGACAGCAGAGCGACGACCCATCGAAACCATAATTCTATTGAACTCAAGAGAGGTTTGATACTTGATTTCACTTGCCATCTTAAGTAGACTATTACCGATATCTTCTACATACTTATGGAACTCGTCTGGAATACCGGCGTTGATATCACCAATGGTCTTACCGTCACCTAGCATTTCCCAAATGGTCTTTGGAGACAAGTTGGTTACAATCCTATGCAGTTCTACATAGTCCTGTTGCTTCAACTTTACCATTTTGTTACCGGAGCGGATTACGATACCCTCGGCACCTGGCCTATCAATAGCACCAATGGCCTCACCGAAAGTGTCATATGAGAACTTAAGCGTTCTGTGACCGTTCCAACCAATGCTGAATGCAATATCTGGACCATAGTAGTGACCATGTTGCTTATGTACCGCTCCGAGTAGAACTAGTTCGTCCATGCCATCATAGTTGCAGACGATACGGTTATCTGGATAGATAATCTCAAATAGAATAGTGTAATCATCTATACCGAAGTAGTTCATATCGTAGTCATATAGACGACGTGTGGCGTGGATAGCCTGGTCGCTTGCGAAACTACCGCGCGTAGCGATAGCCAACTTTCCGTCAGACTGGCGATAAAGAATACCTAGACTGCCGTCCATCTTATCGGTAACTTCTACCGGCGCATCAAACTCAATCTCATTGTCGCGCTGGCCAAGGTTAAAGAACTTGTTCCAAGGGCGCGCTACGATTTCGCCGGTATCAAGGTCAAGAATCAATCCACGGCATGCAAGGGTGACCTTGTTCCACTTGTTTCTCCATTGTACATCTTCGGTGTAGTTGAAGATAGCCAAGTTGGGAAATTCTGGATGGAATTGGACACGTACATCACCGGCATCAATAGCATCCATTAGGTCTCCCTGATGGAAGCCTAGGTCTCTTACGTGTGCCATGTTTAGTTCCTTAATTTAGTCTATTACGACGAGCGGCCGATTTAGCCCTGGCTTTCTTGCGACGACGATTGTCTATGACCAGCGCAACTACTAGAGCGACCACTAGAACGACAATGCCCAAGGCGGTAGTAATCCACAAAGGTGAGAGTACCCACCACCATGACCAATCTGCAATCGCTGTAGTGAAGTTATCGCCTGGGTTCAACTTTAGAAAGACAAACAAGATTGTGAGCCAACCGATAAATCCCATACCGCCACGGGTAGTGTTAGTATTTTCAGCCATAATTATCCTTTACTATAGTTGTTGTTAAGCGGAAGACGGAGAGCACGATTCCCAGCCCTTTCGGACCCAACAGTTTAGCAAACTGCGACTACGCCCCGGTAGTTTCATCTTCCTTGGGTACATAATTTCTATATTTCCAACGTAGATATAGTCCACCAGACAAGAATGAGACACCCAACGTTGTAAGCATGCGCCAATGGATTCCATTAATAGCCATGCCAAGAACAAGGACATATACGCAGGAAAGATACATAATCATTAGTGACCAGCCGTGAATTGCTTTCTTTTGACATGCTTTACCATATACAAGTCCAATACCGGCGAGAATCCACAGAATTCCATAGAAATATATAGCATATTGGCTGGCTAAATATCCGAGAAAGCCCGGTACGTCAGGCAACTCATCTAGACCCAAGACCCTGATACCGCCTTGAATGAATAAGAATGCCAATAGGAACTCTGAACCATCTATTATGTATCTTTTTAGCCTGTTCATAGCCCGATTGTACCATGTAGACCCTTCTAAGTCTAGTTATAAATGACTATATTGTGTACGCCATGTAGGAGTTGAACCCACTTCTGCTGTTAATAAGACAGCGGCCCTAACCGGTAGACGAATGGCGCTTGAAGTTATAATACCGGCAGGTCTCGTCCCTGCGTCCGGCAGCGTGTGTGCCACCCATTTTCCGAATTTAAACTACGGTAATTATAACTGAGGTAAATTTGCTGGGCGTCTCATAAGCGTCCAAGGCGTACAGTCTATACGCCATACCTCGATGACTAGTCTTTCGTCCTATTATTACCGTACCTGTGGTGGGATTCGAACCCACGACACTTCGATTTTAAGTCGAATTCCTCTAGCCGCTGGGATACACAGGCATAAACAAACACAGTCTACTTGACTGGCATCAACATAAACTATGTTTGTCGCCCCTGCCAGGGGACTTTCCTTTACCTGAATTATGAGTTCAGTCCGGGACAATCAATTCTTACTGTAACAACCTACTCTAAAAACTCTATCAGTTAACTCTAGCCATATCAACCTTAGCGCTTCGCGCTTCATATGGTTTCCCTACTGTAGTTGTAATAAAACGTAGTTCTAATGGGATTCGAACCCATAGCATCAAATATTTTGAGTATTTGTGGTCTGCCATTGCCTATAGAACCATGCCTGTGTTTTCTATACCGCTACAGTTAACGATACCTTTATGTACCGGCTCGCGGTCGGAAAAGTTTTATCCCATTTGCTACTATGTAGCAGTGCCCCTGACTGGATTCGAACCAGCATATCCGAAGAAACGTGCTCCTAAGGCACGCGCGTCAACCATTGCGCCACAGAGGCAAATGTTGGTGACTTCTCACTTGAAGCAATACCGCCACCAACAAGTACAACTATACACCTTCAACTACTGCTTGTCAAGCCCCAGAGCCTTGAGAATCTTGGTCTCTGAAACTGGTTCATAATTATGAGCATCGACGCCGACGTGGTACATAGGTGTGCCACGCTTGGAGTGTGTTAGAGTCTCACTGCCGTGCGTGTGACCATGAATCAGTGATGTACCAATATCATGAGGCCGCACATCTGCATACCGGTCAATTTCAGTGTGGTCTCCCTCGTAAGGGAAATGACTAACCTTGACGGTATCCAGATTTGGTCCGATATCAACAAGCATACCTCGCCAATGAACAACCTTTTGAAATACCTCGGCGTACATATCCCACCACTTTTGCTCGTCCGGCTTACCGGCGCGCATGAACGGTCGGTCGTGGTTGCCAAGAATAGCAATCTTGTGACCGTTCAGCCTCGCCACCTTGGCCAGACTCTCGCTAATAGGACCAAGTGCAATGTCACCTAGATGGTATACCGTGTCCTCTGGCTTGACGACAGAGTTCCAGTTCTCGATGATTGTCTCATCCATGTGGTCTGTGTCATCGAAGGGACGGTCACAATATTTGATTATATTCTTATGAGAGAGGTGTGTGTCTGATGTAAACCAAATCATTACTGCCCCTTCGCATGAAGAATCTGCAACTTCATATCTGTTGCAAACTCGCGGACTCTAGACTCCATTAGTGTGCCATCGAATGATGAGGCCAATAGATAAACTTCAAAAGCCCCATCCTCTTGCTTAACAGCAATCAGACCCTCGCCATCGATGGCCCACACTTCTGCATATTGCCTTTGGCTTACCGGTCTCAATTTCTTTCCCATTAACCTCTACCCTTCGTCTTCATCGTTGCATCAAGCGACACACTACCAGAGAAGATTGCACTGGTCAACTTAGGAAATGCATTAAGGAGCCTGATGCTTGCTGTCGTATTGTATCTGAACATCTTTGACAGTTCCTGCTGGATACGCTCGTCGCTGATACGCTCTAGCATAATAGCAACATCGGTAGAGTGAAGTGCGTTGGTCAGTTGCACATCAATGATGAACCCCTTGGTCACAGAAAACCTAAGAGCACGTACCGCGCGCAGAGCGTCCTCTGTAAGCCTCTCCATCGGGTCTCCGACAGCCCTGATAATGCGAGCCTCAATGTCGCCCACACCATTAAACGGGTCGATGAGAGTACCATCGGAGTCCTTGGCGATAGCATTCATACGGAAGTCACGTCTTGACAGGTCGTCTAGAAGAGTACCGGGCTCGACCTTGTCGGGCCTGCGTCCGTCTGTGTAACCAGATTCTTTGCGAGCCAATACAAAGTCGGCGGTTACGGCCTTACCGGCGCTCTTGGGAAAGCGAGCGGTAACAGTAAGAAATTCAGGCTTCTCAAGGAAAATCTCAAAACCTTCATTTTCCAGCACCCTAACCATGTACTTAAAGGGGTCTACGTGATTGAAGCGCTGGTGCTCGTCGGTATCCAACACAACGGAGAAGTCAATATCTTTTGACTTTACACCAAGCAGTTCGTCTCGGACGAACCCGCCTACTTGAAACATCTTCATTACGATACGACCTCCATTTCAACCAATTCGTCGTTCCAGTTCCACTGGCACCTAAGCATTTCCATCTTGGAGTTGATTTGAATAATGTGCAAACAAGCCTGATTGTTGCTGGGCTGCTTTACAAGTCTGTCAATCCAGTCTTGCCGAATGCTAGCCCAAGACTTCAACTCTCTGTTAATCTGCTTGTTTGTCATTATTTTTCCTAACTAGGACAGTTATCTACGAAATTGGTTTCCAACTCATCATCGACTTCGTATCCCAACGCCAGCAACCCGGCATTGATAACTTCCCGTAGAGAAACATCCTCTGGAATATTTACATATACCGTATACTCATCCATCGTGCGCTCCTAAATAGTTGATTACCAGTTCGTCATCGAGTCCATATCCAAGAACCGATAGTCCGGCGTTGATGACCTCCTGCAACGATACATCTGCTGGAACTTGTATATAGACTCTGTACAAGTTCATGCTGCTTCCTTCTTGTATCATGTGAGTACCATCCTACACTAGAGTTGTGTGCAAGTCAAAAGTCTTTCTATCGCTTAAATTTATCCTTTAGACGGACATATTCAACATACTCTGGGTCTTGAAACATCGGGCTAAAGTCTTTTCTCCAACCGTCCAATGCAAAGTCTCGCATCATAGGAATGGTATTCTTTTGAGTATAGTTGCTACCGTGATAGATTATGGTCTCTTCCTCTTTGATTAAGGAGCATCCCATACAAGACCAATATTGAAGCAAATACACATCACCGTCACCTTGGCCCATAGTGGCGTGACCCTTAATTGCCTTGTAGGCATCATCTTTAATAGTAAAGATGCCAACTGTTACCATGGGTCCTCTACCTTCGGTACTGTCGGCATTCTCTTTAGCAGCAAACCAAGTAACTACCGGATACTCAGCAAAGTCATGGATGTGCTTAGTCATTCTTTATCCTCCAATTTCCATAATAGTCCTTGAAGTAGAGACCACTATCTACTACCGCCCGCAATGCGTCGATGCAACACTTCTCTTCCAAGTCTGCTTTTTCTAACTCCCTGGTATACTGCTTGAAATTATCCACTCCAAGCAATTTGGCAGCATTAAGACGCTCATTAGCAGCGGCTTTACGATGCATGGCACCCCAGTATTCTTCGGCAATCTTTGCAATACCGGCAGCGACACCTATATCAGCATGGAGTTTCTTCACATCGAATGTACTAAAGCCAAGGCCCTTTGACTGCCTCACGATTGCATGTGCGATATTGTGACAGTCGCGGTATAGGTCATATGATTTAGACATTACCATTTTCCCTCTTTAATCAGTTGCCAACGCATTAGTTCTCCTGTAGTCCGAAGTAAAGTTGTAGTTGCCAAAGAGCCTCGTGTACCGCGCGTACGTTGCTCTGCTTGATTACGCGAAACTCGTTACGAGGCTCAATCTCATCGGGAGGGAAGAAGGAAAACTCGGCCGGTAGTTCGGCAAGCAAGTCTTCAAGAGCCTCGATAGCCATTTCATGTGCGGCTTTATCGTTCAGGTCCATTCTTAATCACTCCTAGTTTTACTAGAATGGCTCGCGCCTCAGCATAGGTGAGGCGGCGCTCCTTGTCGTCATTTGCTACTAGTGTCTTCATGTGACCACAGTATCATACCGGGCGGGATACGTCAAGACCTTCTTTGTACCCCGCTGCAATATCTATTTGCTCTGATAGCGTAACTGGCTTCGTACTTGTAAAAACATCATATCTCTTACCATCTACCATTACTGCATAACAATACACACCAAAGGCTGAATAATCTTTTACCCAGACTTTATCAACCACCACTAGAGGCTGCCGTCCTTATTCAAAGCAATTTTCATGTTCTTGACATCGTCTGGGACAGTGAAATGCTCGTCGCCCCACCACAGTTCCACCGGCCCAGCAATCATGCGGTCTGGAATCACACCATCTAACGCTGCTGCATCGGTAATGGTAACATGCGGCTTGTATTCAGGAAAGGTCATGTCAACTGGAATACCACGCTCTGCGAGCGCCTTGATGATGGCGGTATGATATACATAGAGATAGTCATGTTTCACACGCAGAACGGGAACGTCCTTGTCTGCTCCAAACCACTCAATACCGTCAGGCTTAAGCCATAACATCACATTGTGCTCCGTTGTCTGGATGACATCAATTACGTCTTCCTTGGTAAAACCAAGGTTCTCATTGTTGATATCTCTAAAAATAACGATTGTGACATGTGGGTCTTTGGGATTGTAGCCATCACCCATATCTGGATATACTACCGGCCACATAACAGCACCGAGTTCGGCGGTATCACTCACCGCCTTGCGCAGCAATATACGCTTAAGGTCACTCCACTTCCACATTATAGTTCTACCTCTTCCCAAGCCGTTGCTTTCTCTACTCTAACCAATTGTAGATTGGTCTTCCTGTTACGGTGGCGCGTCATATATGTCTTGATATCAGACAGCCTAAGGTATGGACCAATCATGAATTCTCTAATCTGTACAGGCCCTACCGGAAAATAATTGTATCTTCTGGTAGTGGGGTCAAGAACACTCTTGTTCTCTTGATAGTCATATGACAAGACAGCGCGGTACAAATCACTATCTGCGTTCATGTGTCGCTTTTCGTAACTCATTTCTTACTCCTTCTAGGCTTATCATATTCTAAGTACAGACTACCATCTGGATGCATGGCTGGCGCATGATAGGTCACACCGTCGAGATTGAGATTCATCCTCTTCATTACGTATGTAACTGTCTCGAATGTCAGGTTACTAGATAGTGCATCAAAATCATATTGTAGAGCATTGAACTTTACCGGCTTCGCCATCTCAATACGACCATATAGTAACCTTCTGGGGTCAACATGAATAATCTTGCCGTTGAACGGACCACGATATAATCTACATTTCATCGTACTGCACCACTATGTTTCTTATCTCACGCCATATAATCGCAAGCATCACCTGTGCTGCTGGTACTGGAAAGGCGGCATTGTCAACAATACTACCGCCATGGTATAAATGCTCCATTAAATCAGTAAGAGAGTCTAGACCCTTTGAACTTATAACGAACTCTGAGGCGTTATCATCGACATAGGCCACCGCCTCCATAAAACTTAGAGCAACCATATCAACCATTATCTTCCCATTTGTCTAAAGCCCATTCATTGATGAGCATATGTGTTGTATTATCTACTATAATCATAAGCGCTATTGCTAAACCTTGCGGCGTAGACTTTGGATAACCACAGTTATCTAGTTTGGTTGACCTATATTCTACCGGCGCCAATTGGTTGACCGCCCAAGAGATTCGCTTTGTCAACCTGAACCTGTCTATTATCATGTGCGTTCCACCGATTACAGCGAGAGCCTTTGGGCTTCTGGTAACAGGCAAAAAGGCTGCGGTATACTTAGCAGCATGTGTAGCGGCCGGTAGCCAACTATTAGTCTTAGCAACAGCCTCATAATGAGTCTGCAGTATATAGTCACCGACTAGATGTGCTAGTAGCCTCTTCACTCTTCTCCTTGGGAGCATAGTGCCAAACCTCAAACTCGATACCGGGATACATCTTCTCGATGCACTCTAGCATGTACTTGACACGATGCCATTCGAGGCCACCGATGCCACATCCAATTTCAGGAATAGCGATGGTGCCGCCGTAAGCCTCTAGCAGATGAGGCTTGGATGCAATCTGTGCAAATCGCATAAGCGACTCAAACAGCCAATGATACCGGGCGTCCGCACCTGGCTTTTCTTGGCTAGCCAGGTTTACAACAATAATGCGTGATAAAGGCACAGCCTGAAAACCGCCAGGCTCTAGTTCTCCGTTATCGCATGACCTTTTATATTCATCAAACATATTGGGGAAGTAACTCTTGAACTGCTTTGCAATACCGGCGCCCATGACGCCCTTGACGTTAACGCCTTGTGCCAGATAGGTCGCGGTAGTGTCAAACAGGTCTCCATACTTCTCAATCATGATATTCCCTTCGTTTGGGGTGGTCTATTAACAAGTCAAGACTATACCAGAAGAGGTATAGTCTTGTCAAGGGCTGCTCCGGTAGGAATCGAACCTACGTACCGAATGATTACGGCATACTGGAACCAAAATCCAGCGACCAAGCCAGCGAAGTCAACGGAGCAAAGCGATGGACGAACCCAGTTTCATTTAATTATAGGTCGGCTGCATCTACACCTATAATCCATCAAGAAAAGATTGAGGAATCGAACCTCACCGGATACCATTTACACGGGCTCGAACCGTCGTTTTCCATTATCTTTTCAGAGCCGCAACTGGGGATTGAACCCAGATTATATTCTTACCAAGAATACGTATTACCATTATACTATTGCGACCGGCGGCATGATATTGCTATCACCAATATGTTCGACGGAGCAAACCCGCCTGATGCTACCCTTGATTCACTGTGATGTTTATTTAGGATATTCATTCCGTTGACACCGAATTCAACTACCGGCAGACTTATCACAGGCGTCTGCTTTCGTTCCGCTATCGTTGCATATTGTTAAGTGCTTTTTATCGCACCCATGCCGAGCCTCTGCCCGGTCTCGAACCGAGTCTATTCATCTTTACAAGAGATGTACCATACCAGTTAGGTGTCAGAGGCAAATGTTCAGTTTTAGGTGCTAACCAAGGTTACTGAACGAGCCTTGCGAGCCGGTATCCTTAGTCGAAAAGGAACTTGCTGTTTACGAGACAGACGGACTACCATTATCCCATACCGGCGTGAACAGTGAGGGAGTCGAACCCTCTGGCGCTCCGTCGAGCCAAGAACCACTCTATTGCAGGAATCGAACCTGCGATACCTTCCAACTACTGCCCTTGATTGCTGCCAGGCTTCTCAGGATGCCCCTGAGCGGCCTAGTATTAAACCAGTGGCTCCCAGTGCCACCTAATTACCACCGGCCCCAGCGGGGGCCTTACCACGAAACCAGAAACAGTCAGACTGCAACAGTTCTGGGTTACACTCTATACAGAATCTTACATCACACAACTTACAATGAGGACCATGGTGACGACTTCCAAAGTCATTCATAGCCCAGAAGTCAATATTACCTTCATCGTCTTTAATCCAATTGTGTGCCATGTTGCTCTCCAAACTGGATTCGAACCAGTAGTCGCTCCTTAACAGGGAGTAGGTTTGCCGTTAACCGATTGGAGATTGTTATTTATCGCGCTCTGGTTGTAGGAATCGAACCTACGACGGAGTCTCACCGAATGCGTTAACAGCGCATCGACACTAGCCAGCAGTGCCCTAACCAGAATGCGTTGGTCCTACACGATATCGTTCCTACTAACTAAAGCAGGCCATATCCGCCTTATCATCGCCCGCCCTCGGACCAACAAGTACTACTATACACTACCTACAGCCGCGTGTCAAGCAAACAGTGTCAGAGTCAGCCAGTCGTGGTCGGAACCAGTTTTCGAACTAGGAATCACAGTAAAGTCATTAGCCTCAAACTGCCTGCTATAAGCAATATAGTCGTAATGGTGTGACTTGAAGTTCAACTTAGTTCTATTGAACAGTGCCTGTGGGCTGAACTTCCAGATACCTGATTTCTGTACTGAGTAGTTGAGGTCTCCGACCAATACAACTAGGTCGCCACGGCTCTGTGCTGCTCGTATCATCAACTCCAAGACAGCGATTGACTTGGCATACTCATAAATGCGCTTAATCTTCATAGAGAAAGGTAGTTTAGTTCCAGTATCTTGTACGCCAGCATTAAGATGTGTATTGATAAAGGTGATTGTTCTACCGCGTTTGTGTAGACGAACTACCGTCGCCGCACGAGGCGCGCCGGTATTCTTCTCTTGGGAGCGGTCGCAGACTTTACGAGCCCACATCTTAATAATATCAATATCTTTGTCCACAACAACGGGAACATCAATCATCGCTCGTTGAATATCTTTATTAGCACTTGTTCCCCAGAAGGTTGTAAACAGATTTTTCAGAGTATTTCTAATCTTCTGCGCATTACCGCCCTGTCCCTCCTGAATGCCATATACGTCACAGTGGAGCGTCGGCAGGAGAAGAGCGTCCTTTATTGGTTGCTCATTAAGTACATAGTAGTTGCCAGTGAATACTTTAAATCTCATATTGATATTATACCATAATCCTATGCAATTTGCGGCTTAGGCCGCATGTGATGTTTGTCAATCTGTAGCACCTGACACTTGTAACTACTAAAGAACTCTGCTGAGGCCGTATCATGTGGAAATACATGTGGGTTATCATCCAGTTTCTTAACCTCGGCCATGAGTATCTTTCCATATCCCTTTTTACGATACTTTTTCTTTACCCAGAACTCAACAGTAAACTTTGAACGATACTTAACCCATCTTGTCGCGGCAATCATTCCATATAGTCTTACCGGCGTTAGTAATGCCCAACCGATGAGCGACCGGGCGGTATCAGAAGGTCCATCCCATAACATAATTACTTGACCGGTACGACCATTCCTACATAAAACAAGTTCATCTCGCATATATCCTTCATAGCCAAGGTTAGCAGCATAGCATGCGCGGTATTCAATCTTGTTTAAATCTTGAACACTCTTATGAATAATTTCCAATGGTCCTCCTTAATCTGTGGAGCCGGGGAGATTCGAACTCCCGTACTCAATACTCAGAAAATAAATCCGTATCACAACCATTTTGGTCATTAAGTCTTCGCTCTATGCTGGTGACTAGGGAGACCACCTATACCAATAGCATTTTCAATTGTGCCTTCAATACAAATCTATTTCTATACCGCCGTCGCACTGTCGGTTATTGCTATCTAGATTTGGTTAATAAGGTATCTAGAACCCCACCAGTCACGCAGTGACTAGAGCGGCCTCGGCAAGAATTGCCTCAGCCTCTGCAACTACAGAATAGTTAGCATTTATTGTTGATATACCCGTTTTAAGAGTCTGGCACATCTTAACTCTGGTTGCGTACCTATCTCATTTTGCACCGAGGCGAAACCATGACGGCCCCATGTGCCTGTAACACCTAATCGTGCGCGTCCCACGGTGTCTAGTGTTCAACAGGACTTTTCCAATTTAAAGAGTTTTGTTCTCTACTACAGGTCAGCGACGACCTTTCGTGGGATTGATTACCCCAGCCATCTCTCGGTGGCCTCATATCTAGTGTAGCACATCGCTGCGTCTCAATCAAGTGGTTCAGGGGGCAGGATTCGAACCCACATCCACGTGGTTTACGGCCACGTTGCTCTCAGCAGATGGACACTAGTAATCCGTTGCTCCGAGGTCTTCTTACTCAGGTCATGACTCCTTTTTAGGTTACTCGCCGTTGGCATACCCCTGGTGTCCCTATTCAGAATCGAACTGAAATTCACTTCTTAGGAGGAAGTTGTCGTGTCCTTTGGACCATAGAGACTTGGAGCGGAGTGATATTTCAACCATTAAACCATACGCTTATCCATGGGTTGCGCATGCCTCCATCCCTTACGGGCTCCGCGTGCGACGTATGGGAGTCGAACCCATCTAATCTACCTCAGGAGGGTAGTGCATAGCCGATATGCTAACGTCGCGTTAAATCAAGGGTGTACAATTTGGAACTTGGTTGCATCCGAGGTAACATCTACGCCATTAATGAAGCGCTTGATATCTGAATCCAACTGCTTTCCGTTGGTCTGACCTGGGTAAGTCAATACTTTGCACAAGTCGTTGTCAAAGACACAGTCATTGAATGTCACCTTTGATGATGCCTTTGTACTGGATACCTGCGCGATGTAGGCTGCGCCAGTGGTACCACGGAAATCGCACCTTGTAAAGGTATAGTACCCGCCGCGAGACTCTTCGATATTAATAGCCTTACGGTTGTATCTGAAATCACAGTCAACAAATGTCAAATCTTTACTATCCCACAGCGCCGCGCCAAATCCATACTTAGCATAGTTAGACTTCAACCTTCTAACTGTGCCGGTAAGACTTGAGTTGATACCTAATAGACTTGCAGACACCTTTATACCGGCGCTATCGCGGCCATCTAGGATAATATCCTCATAGCGATAGCCGTTAGCATGCCATGCGCCAAGTGCAAATGTCTCGCCGGGAGGACTTGATGAAGACCCTGGAATTCCAGTAATCTTCAAATCATGTAAATATGCGCCGGTAGAGTAACCAACATTCAAACCGCCATAGTTATGACCCTGATTCGTACCGCGAAGAGTAAAATCACCAATCTCGATACCGCTGTAGATGTGACTAGAATCTAGCCCGCCACTGCGTACTAAAAGACATAGATTTGATTGTCCGCTCGTTAGAGCATTAACAGCATCGGCCTTCGTTGAGGTTAGGGGTTTCATCTGATATATAGTTTTACTGACGCCTTTACCTAGTAGTGATTTTGCATCTAGAAAGATACCGGACCACTGTACTGCAAAGTTAGAGAACTCAATAAGTTCTGGCGCGGTTAATGCATCAATTTGTGCTTTCAAATCAACAATCTGTTGATTCAAGTTTGCAATTGTGATGTTGAGCATAGAAACATCATTGGTCAATGATGTTACTTGGGAGTTCAAGTCGTCAATCGTTACTTGGTCTAGAGCCTTTTGCTCCGCCCTGGCGGCGGTATAAACTGTATCAGCATAAGAGTCTAGCGCGGTAATTGCTTCTGTCCTAGTAGTCATATTTTCAGTATAGCATACCTTAAATATGCAGGTCTACTCTTTGACATACGTGAGCATGCAGAGTATCCAACTTTGTTTGAAGTTCTAGAATATCTAATGCATCCTCGTTTGCTAGCGACCTGCTAAGAGCAGTAAGAATTGCCGATGTTGCATCAATCTTATCTAGAATAGTAGTACGTGCATCTACCACAGACGCCTTGGTGTTTACCTCAGCATTTGCAACAGCCTCTATACCCGATACTACTTCATTGAGTTTATCAACGAGTGCCGCCTGTACAGACAGGTCAGATGACCGTAATGCTGTTATTGCCTTGTTTACCTCATCCGCCACTACCGCGCGGACTTCTTCTTGTGTAGCCAATTCGTCCCATTCCCATCCTGCCAACATCTTGAGTGAATTCAAAGTGCCGACGCTTTTATCTAGGTCTACATTTCCGGTAATTCCACTTACCGCCCCCGTTGATGAATACTGCCAAATCTTATAGGTTGCCCAGGCAACAGGAACATATGGGTCGGGGTCGCTCACATATGCCGCCAGCCACAACTTACTACCAAAGTTATCTATTGGCTGTTTTAGATAATCTCTCCAAAAGGCGCCGGTATAGATAATTGGCGTCCGCTTATATGTATCTCTAATCCAGTTACATAGATATTCTATATTGGCCAAGAGTGTTTCTTTGGGGGTCGTGGTGGTTCCGCTCCATCCCTCAACATCAAGGACAAGCAGTCCTTTATTAAAGCCTGCCGCGTCCAATGAATCCTTGATATTTGCAGCCTGCTGGGCACCGGTAGAGTCACCAGTCAATAAATGATATGCGCCCGGTATCAAACCATTATTCACAATACGCTGATAGTTAGTTGCGAATGTAGCATCTTTGGTTGACATACCAATGGTACATCTTGCTACTGCAAATTGCTTACCGGCCGTCTTTACAGACGCCCAGTTGATTGTTCCTTGATACTTACTTACATCAATTCCCTCTGGCATTTACCATTGCTCATTTCCTATAATATTCTGATATTTCTACACCAGTCTCATATTTAGCATCTATATTGTTTCTAGCGCGTAAGTGTGTACGATTTCGATGACAATTTGAAAGGCGTTGCCGGTATGCCAAAACATTTTATATTATTCATGTTGACCAACCGGGATTCGAACCCGAACGGAGGTGGTTTACAGCCACGCCGACACAGCCTACGCTTTGGTCATCAACAATTTTTATGCACCCCATGCGCAGAATTGTAACTGCTTCCAGATACCTCGTGGGAATTTACACCTTCTGTGCGCTAGAGAGGAATCGAACCTCCAATGCCAATGGCTACAGGGTTACAGCCTGCTAGACACACCACCTGTCTAACTAACGCATGATATTTAATTATACTACTTCAATGTAGTTCTGTCAATCACACGGATGATGACCGTATGAAAGAAAGTATTTATTAGCCTTCTTGAATTTACCGGTCACCCAAAATCCCCACGGCCTAATCTTCGGTCCAGTAAAGACCAAGGTCCATGCGCCTTTGCTATCAGGAAAAACTGTGTGTTGATGAATGGCTGAGCGATATTGAACTGCTGGTGCCTTTAGATGCTGCTTGCCGTTCGGGTTGCTATCTGTATATCCTCCCTTTAGAACAAAGGTGACAAAGTCCCAGGGATGGTCGTGAAAGTTTCTACTGTCGTCTGGACCAAGCCAATGATGCAATCTGACTGAACCCCACTTTGTTTCCAATCTCCATCTTACAAGATATGGACAGGTGGGAAGTCCCAATCTTTCTTTAAACTTTATAATAAAAGTACGCGGGGATGGATTCGAACCAACGACTGCCTCCGTGTGACGGAGGTCCTCTGGCCCTGACTCCGCTTTCGCTTCATCATACTTCTGAGGTACCCGCGTGCGGCGCAGACCACCATGTCGTGTCTTGCTCCATTGGGTCTGCATATTTTTCCTAACTGTTGTTAGTAGTTGCGCAGGCCGGATTCGAACCGGCGTCCTTGAGATTATGAGCCTCATGTCCTAGACCGAACTAGACCACCGCGCTGTACCGGCGAAGGGAAACGAACCCTAGTCAGATTCCTTATGAGAGAATCTTTGCAACCTGCCACCGGCTTGCGCTCCCGAGGGAGCGTTGTGTGGGCCTGGACTCAACCCATACATGATTCGCTTTGGTTGGATTATTGATTCCCAACGTATCCACGGTATTCCTACCGTACGAACCGCGTCTACTGGCTTAAGGCCAGCACCCTTTACATCACAGTCTACTCGGCTGCTTTTGTTTCGTAGAGAGACCGCTAAATCTCTAAACTGCACTACTTGCACACCAACACGATTGGGCTTGCGGCCTTCCTCGTGGGCTGATTCCTTACGGTCAGCCATTAAGACGCTATCGACTTGTGACGGGAGAAGTCTTTTGCTTTAGTATATCCATATTAAAAGAGCGGGGCAACCCGTCCCGCTAGGGGTTTGGCAGACGAAGTGCTTCTCCATGAAGTTCCGTAACCTTTTGGATTACAAAATGCTTCACTCCATCATATGCTTTCGCTTGCGACTACTCACAATCTGTGACCGTTGTCAGGATATGTCTATCCCCACTATGGTTTCATGATACCCGCACTTGGTTGCAGCCTCGCACTTAGTATCTCACTTAGTCTATTGGAGTTTCGCATGTATTCCCTTTTACCCTACCGGGTGTCCTCCGCAGATGCTCTCGGACGGGGCTGCTTTGTTCTCCTACAACCGCCGTAACGATTGCCTAAAGACTAGCCTTGTCTGGATTTGCCTATTGCTAGGTGGAAGGCTGCCAGCCCTCCTTTCAGTTGGTCACCCAACCATATCGTCCCAGACGACGTTGTTTCATTATTTATTTTTAGAATAATTTGGTTGGTGCGGCTTCGCCCACCAACAAGTACTACTCTACACTACCGGGGCCGGTATGTCAAGCCCTAGCCCAAACACGCCACCGGAGCGGTTCCGGTAGTATCCTTAATAATACCATTGTTATAGATTCTCCAATCGAATCCCATGCATCTATCGGGATTACTGGTATGCACATACATATCATTCCAATAATATGTATGCCAATAAGTTTGTTGGCCCGGGTTACATCCCCAGTGGTGGGTGACCAAGTTCTGCCCACTCAGCGTGCCAGGATTAATGTCATAACCAGTACGGCCATCACAACTCTTTGACTTTAGTTCTGTAACTGATGCTACAGTTCTAGTGACAATATCGTAGTGATTGATGGGACTCACACAGTGCTTATAATGAGTTACTGTCTTGAATCTGGTGTAAAATTCAGTTAAAAAGACTTCATTATAATCAAAGTCTTTGGCTGTCATGGTATCCCAGGTACATGTGTATGCTACCTTTGCTACCGGCGCTTCTATAACTCGGTCGATTGCCGCGCTGTTGTTGCCTGTGTTTGGCAATACAAAGAAAACAATCTCTAGCATTGTAAAAGCAAATATCGCTAATGATACAACAATTGCCCTACGAATTCTTTGAATCATTAATAATCCTATTCTTTAGTTATTTACGTCCGGTATACGGGAATCGGACCCGTTCGACAAACTTGGCAAGTTTGCATGCAACCATTACATCTATACCGAAGGCGACTAGGCTTTAATTGGTGTTCGGGGACAGATATGATTTGCTAACCAAATCAAAATCGGCTGGTATCCTACTTTTCCAGTTATCTAACCGCTTACCGGGCGGTACCTAGTCTTGAATTGTAGCCCGTGAGAGAATCGAACTCTCTTCTGCTGCCTGAAAAACAGCGGTCCTACCAATAAACGAACGGGCCAAGAGCATGAGGCGTTTGACGGAACTGTCCGTTACTACCTCACGACTTAGTATAGCACACTACTTCGTGGAGTTCAACTCCGGTACATCAAACGGGAGAGTCTGGTCGGACCAGACGTATTCCAGATTGGTCGTTACAAACGCGCCCTCAGTGGTGAAGAAGAAGACACCATCTTCGTTGGCACCGTAACTACCGTCGTCGCCAGGAGCATTAACTACCTGCGACTCCCAGCCCTCGCCGTAGTCTGCCTTTACAAGAAGTTGGTCGGTAGTCATCTGTGACTGCGTGCTGGATACCTTGCCCTTGATGGTGTAATATCCAAAAATCTTGCCAAAGTTCAGGAGATAAACATATCCAATGGCATCAGGGTCATTGGTACGCAGCAGGCGCTCGCGAAGGTTGCGTCGTTCCTGAGAGTCCTTCATCTGGTCAGCCGGATAGGGCACTGCCTTTGACTGCTGCTCAAAGGCTTGTTCGGTCAACTTCTGACCCTCGGATTGCGCGGTTGACTTGTGTGTTTCACTACACGCGGCGACTGAAACAGCCAATACTACTGCGACTATCGCTCCTACTAATCTCTTCACTGCTTGTTCCTTTCGGGAGTGGGCTTGCAATCGGTTGTCTCGTCCCAGTTATCAATCTGGGCCGGTAGGTCGAACGACCTAAAGTCACGCGCAGAATACTTACGCGCTTCGGCGTTATAATCTGCCACCACTGAGAGACAGTATGTCTGCCCACCAGTGAAGTTTACCTTGTTGGTATATGACGGGTCATTGTCTAACGCGTCTTTTAGAACGTCGAGACGCCTATCGGCGTTTACAATCTCAGCATAAAGCGATTCAAAGCGCTCCTGTGCGCTGATACGGTTGGTAGCATCATTCTTCTTAATGATTGCATTACCCTGACCGAATAGGTCAGATAGCGCAACCTTAGCACCCCAAAGAGTGAGCGGGAGAACGATGACTACTACACTTACTACAGCGGCGATGCGACCCAAACGAGGGTCGCCATACTTATCTACAAAGAACATTGTTGTCCTATCTATAGTTGAGTTGATTAAGGTGTGTACGAATCGCCCATTAGCGCGCACTCATAGGGGTCATCCATTTAATTGCCCAGTAAAGGGTCGCATCGCCTAGTACACATCAGCCGCGTACTCCATGTCGGATTCGAACCGACCTTCACGCACCTTGAGAGGGTGGTATCCTTGCCACAAGACCCATGGAGCAAAAACCCTGGCAGTCCTATTCGACTCGCGTCCCTAGGACGCCAGGGAACTAGATGTAAAGATTTTGTGTGCATGTCGGTTCAATGAACTCTAACAGTCTGCACGGCGGGTAAGCAATCCGCCTCACTTGGCTTAGTTCCTTGCTTAAGGGAAAGGGCCAAGCGTATTAATCTCTACGTACTTCCGGTGGGAGTCGAACCCACATAACCTTTCGGTGGCAGATTAAAAGTCTGCTGCAATACCTATTTTGCGTCGGAAGCGAGTATTATTATGGGAAAGTATCACCCGTAAAGTAATCAGTGCTAGGGTGGAAAAATTTTCTATTGCCATCTGGCTGTGACCAGAAAATCTCTTCACGATTGAGATATTCACCTATGGAAAACTTCTTATTCCTAATCCATCCTGTACATGACCACCAAGGATGGCTAGACATATACATCCATGGAGAATTGATGTGATTATGAGTGGCACATTTCACGGTACCTTTACTACCAAAACCTTGGTACCAATCCCAGTCAAAATCATTAGGGTCTGTATCGACATTGTTATTGTTTGAGATGAGGATGTTGAACTTGAATCCTACCATGTAGAGATAACTCAGGTTGTCTAACTTCTCTGCACAGTACAATGTGTCCAATGCCATGATTTTATGGTTGTCACCGTTGGGGTTGTCTGGACAATCACGATAATGTTCTCTAGCGGTGTATTTCCATGACTGAGGATTACCAAATAACAAATCATTCTCAGTAGGATAACTGTATTGAACCCAAACACTAGACATAAGTCGTGACGTTGTCCAACAGCCATCATTTGCTGAGGCGGGAGCGGTCGGCCCCACCACTGTTATCAGTGATAACGCGCCCAGTAGACTTATTACATATACTAGTAACTTCTTCATACATCTCCTGTCCCCATATGAGGGGGTGTGATTCCTCTGGGACTCGAACCCAGGACACTTGGTTTAAAAGACCAGCCCTCTACCAACTGAGGTAAGGAATCATAATCTAATTTAGCCTATCTCCATGCTACATCAACTACCGTTTCAATTGTTGTGGGTAGTGGGAGTTGTAACCCTCACGCATGCCCGGTAGTAAAGATTATTGATGTTTGTACACCTTCTCGGGCTCGAACCGAGGACATACTGATTAAGAGTCAGCCACTCTACCAACTGAGTTAAAGGTGCATAATATGGGACTTGATGTGAATTGATTAGGTCCACAACAGCCAGCGAGTAATCACCTAACGCATCCCATGTGAGGCAGTACACCCGGTGGGGCTCGAACCCACACAGCCGAGGCGGTAGTTTAAGAGACTACTGGACTATCCTATTGTCCAACGGGTGCATACGACAGATTTTGAAGCGGACTCACTCCGTGGTCTATTTAATCTGTCAACCAATTAACTTCAACCAGTGCTCCTACCTGGCCTAGCACGTTTTGCCACAGGTCGTGCGACCTAGGGCGAACGACGGGAGTCGAACCCGCTATGACTGGCACCACAAGCCAGCGTCTATCCGTTTGACCTCGTACGCCATGAGTAGTCTAGCACTTGCTATCCTACCTGTCAAGCAACTTGGACTAAGTCTTTCATCCTAGTTCAATCCACCCCAACCCTTGGTGCTTGACTAGTCAATCGTACCATACCGGCCAGACGATGTCAAGCCTTGTACCCCCAGCAGGAGTCGAACCCGCATTCTTGGTTTAGAGGACCAGAGTAATGTCCGTTATACGATAGAGGCATATACCGAGCGGGCTGACTCAACGTGGTCATCCACAATTAATCACCAGCCAGCAGTTCTAACTGGCGCCCGGTAGTATTTAGTTATTACATCTTGGCCAGAGCGCGGAACGTCTTTTCAAACTGTGACTTACCGCCGCGTTGACACGATGCCCCACAATAGACATTCTCTCCAACAATCCATAGATGGGTTGTAATGCGTGCTTTACACTTGCTACAATAATTTTTCAATTTAGTCTGGGTTAACCGGCCAGTTCCGTCTTATTGCCACCAGTGGTAGCGTCTCTTTGCAACCTTACCACAACCGCAGCAGATGTTCAAGTCTACAGTGTATGGTCGAGTCTTGTCTTGAACCATAAATCCCTGGGGAGACCACTTGCTGTGGTATCGGGTTTCGGTCTGCCAAACGTAGACATGCGCCTTGAAGTCGTTTCCAGGGCATCCGCGCTTAGGCTTCGGCTTGGTTTTCTTAGATGGTGCGCGCTTGACCTCGTCATCGAAATCGCTTATCTCTACCCCGCCGCGAACAGCATCTGCGTGCTTGTCGGGCTCATCCGACCAGCCGTGGTACAGACCCATAATAACTCCTTAACGTGTGTAGCATATTTGACTTGCATTGTGGAGTATGATTTAATTCATGGTGGAGGCGACGGAGAGTTGAACCCGCTGCGAGCATTCTTGCAAAAAATGTCTAGTACCACACTGCGCCCCCACGAAAGGGATATAACTATGATAACACGGAACTGTAACGAATGTCAAGTCGAGTACCAAGCAGACCCGAGATATTTGAATAGAGGCCAAGGGCTTTTTTGTTCTAAAGCATGTGGTGCTATTGGTGCCCCACGCATCATCAAGTATTTCACTACTTAGATGGTTCTGGGAAATGGGGACCTAAGAAAAGTAATTAATTTTTAAGTAATGCTTGGTAACAATCAAAGCAGGTCGGTAGTTCCATTTCACCATTGTCAGGGTCTAATACTGTAACCATACCATCACATGGCTTCTTAAGACAGAAACTACACCATTCTAGATGTATCATGTTACGGTGAAATCTCCAACCTCTGACTCAATTACCTCTATACCGCAAACGTCTCCTAAACCGAAGGCGTCTCTTACCGCTTCCTCTGCGTCAATCTCATCAAATGCTTCTACTTCTACCACAAGACTAACGCTATATTTGAATGTTCTCATGGCCTAAGTATAGCATGACTACCTTACAAGCACAACAATGAGTGTAGTAACCGCGACTAACAACTGTGTCACACCGACGATGGTCCTAATGACCTCCGCTTTGGTTTTAGCAGTTTTTAATCCCTTTTTCTCACTCATCGTAGTAGACCGGGTGAAGGGATTCGAACCCTCATTTTCATTCCGTTATGCACTACTGGTTCGTAGCCAGCGCCATTACACCCGGATATAGGAAAACTAGGAATGCGCATTCCTTAACTCAGACCGGATTCGAACCGATATCTCCCCATTTGAAGGGGCATGCTGCCATTGCACCACTGAAAAGTTTTCCTAAGAGACTTGTGCACAGTCTCCGAGCGAGTAGCGGGAGTCGAACCCGCGCCCTTTGAGTGGAAGTCAAAGATGCTACCGTAACACCTTACTCGCATTATTTAATACAGTGGGTAATCTCGGAGTCGAACCGAGTCAAAGTGGTACTTCACACCACCGCAAGTCCCCACCTGCGCATTACCCAAGACTAGTGGTTAGGGGAGTTAATAGCAGGATTGGCCCTTTAGGGGCAATACCACCTGACCTACGTATCGGCTACCAACCACCAGTAACTAAGACTACCATCATGAGCCTACTTTGTCAAGTATGTAACCTAACGCAATTAATACCGCGCCGGTACTCAGCAATATCCATAATGGCTTATAAGCAATATAACTATCCTTGTGCTCCATGAGGAAAGTAAAGGACTCGAACCCTCGCCGCTCCCGCGACGGCAATCGCTTTCAAGGCGATTTGCACTCCTTGTGCGCTACCTTCCATGCTGGTGATTCTATCCGTATACCCAGTCCTCTTACGTTAGATAGAATGCTTACTGGGACTTCAACCCTCAAAATTGTAGTTACCCGGCCAAATGCACCATTAGATATCATTAGTAACAAATATAACCAACCAGACACTTACCGCGCGTGCAGTTTTCTGTTAAGTAACCGTGCATGGGACAGGATTCGAACCTGCGAACCTTACGGAACTGTGTGTAAGACAGTATGCTTTAGCCTCTTGCATACCCATGCATATTTATTTTTCTATACCATCATACCATGCTAACTTAGACCATGCAAATTGTTTAGCAGTACGCCTCTTATGACAGTTTGCACATCGTACGTCACATTTAGCAATCTCTTCTGAAATTCTTGTCCAGCCATACATTTTAAACATATTACTAACCGCTGCAAATTTTTCCACATTATCACGATGGTCAAACTCTAATACGACCGGGTCTGCTTCACCGCAATCAACACAAGGATGCTCCAAAAGATATTCAAAAACCTTCCTGCGCATCTGGGTCAGCCACCGTTTGCCGGTCACATCATTTTTATCTCTACCATGAGCGGTCTTATAATAAGCCTTACGCTGTTCTCGATTGCATATTTTACATCTGGTTTGCAACCCATCTAGAGCGCGAGTACGTTTGTGAAATTCTGAGAGTGGCTTACTTACGCCGCATGATTGACAAATTTTCATATATCAACTATACCACAGTGGAATTACACTGTCAAATTTATACGTAAGTAAACCACTCTCACCAGTGTAACATAAAAGATACGGTCGTGTCAAGTCACACTGGCCTATTTAATTATTACCACGCTATACACTTAGCAAGGCCATATACATCTTCGTGACCTTTAGTTGAATATAAACTAACATACCGGGCGTCCTCTTCTGAAAGAGTAGGATTGAACCGGCCTGTCTTCGCCATCTGGTTGAGGTTCAGAGCCAACCTTAATGCGTGGCGTCTTTTCTTCGTAGTTGGGTCTTCTGCCAGTGCAAATGACTTAATGGTGTCTAGATACTTAGGAAACACTTGACTACCGGCTCGGAACGAGCGACGGTAGTCTTCAATTAAATCATTACCTATAACCATATCAGAGAACATGGCTTCGAGTGCCTGTGGCACTCCCGACTTACACATTTCTATCCATGTACCAAAGTCTACTACGAACGAGTCTTCATTACCGATTATTTTCTGTTTCGCATACCGGGCGCGAGTTTGTTTACCAAATCTGTGGTCTGTCTCAGCCTTAGTTACGACAGTATAAAAGTCATTATCGCTACCAGCATAAGCAAGTCCATAAAGACGACTACCGTGGACGGTCTTAAAAAGTATAGTTCTTTCCATGACCTTGTCCTCTCAGTGTGCAATATTACAATACTGGGTCGTCGCTAGTGCTATGAGTTACATATGGATAATATGGACGCGTGGTGGCCGGTGGCACCCATGGATTCTTACGCTTTATGGTACGTTCGGTGATTGTTCTACGAGTAAGATTACCATTTTCATCGAACTCTTCTTCTGTAATCTTCTCGGTCTCAACCTCTGCTGGCTGAGGCGCTTCTGGAAAATTGATAGTCATTTTACTCCTTATATAAGCGCCCGCGACCGGATTCGAACCGGCGTTCTTCTCCGTGACAGGGAGGTATGTTAGACCAGACTACACCACGCGAGCATTGGTCGAAAGTCCGCCACGCCACCAACGGTCTTGAACTTCCCCAAGTGGAAGCCCGTGCTAGAAACAATTACACTAACCTTCGAGTAGGACTACTGGGAGTTGAACCCAGAATACAATCTTATCAGGATTGTGTGATTACCATTTCACTATAGTCCGTCGCCGTAGGGTTACCCCTACGCTTTGTACGGGTGGGGAGAATCGAACTCCCATTATACTTGCTCCCAAAGCAAGAGCCATGCCATTAGGCGACACCCATTCGTCCACGCCATATATCTAATTGTATAATTGTTCTTTTTCTGTGACAATTAGCGCATAGTATTACAACGAGTACATTTTTTCATATATGCAACTATACTACGTTTGGAATTAAATGTCAAGTTCCAAACAGTCGGGATGGCAGGATTCGAACCTGCGATACTCTTGAATCCGAATCAAGCAGGCTGACCTGGCTGCCCCACACCCCGTTACTTACCTGTATAACCGTTTGCTCTTGCTGCTGCTTCTTGCATATGTGCCTTGTGCTTTGCCCTACGACGACTTGCTTCGCTACCGGGCGTATAAGGATATTTATGCCCATTTTGCCCCCACTGATATGCGGGCTTACCATCTTCTGTATATGTTCTATGTACTGGCATAATATCTCCCGCACCCTGTGTAGGAATCGAACCCACGTTAAGAGGTTTGGAATCTCTTGTCTTACCATTAGACCAACAGGATTTAAGAAGGACTTCCACCTTCGTCTTCCCATCTTAACACATCATCATCTATGGTGTCAAGAGGAAGTTCTACTACATCTTCTTCTGGTAGTTCTACATCTTCTACCGGCCGCTCCCGCCCATAGTCGAACGCCGTCTTAAGCAGACGGATGACATATTCCAAATCTTGTCTGTTAAACTCATCCATCTCGCACTTCCGTAAGGATTCGAACCTAAACTAAAACAGTCAGAGTGTTTTGTGCTGCCAATTACACTACGGAAGTAAGATGAGCACGAATACACGTGGAGTCGTGCTCATTTCTTACTATACACTACTTATATGTCGCTGTCAAGCGATATGGACAACAAACCATATAAAGAATACACCAGAAACAATCAACCAGATTGTGCGACCTAGTTTCGTGTCGGTGCGGAACCACAATCGTAAATGCTGGGATAGCGTGTCATTGCGGGTATCGTTCAATACCGCTACAGATTCTATAATTGCAAATATTGTACCCCAAACCAGCCATAATATAGTCCAAATAGTCATGTAATTAGTATATCATCAAACTTTTCTATATGCAAGAATACTGAAAGGCTCTACTGGCTCGAATACATAATATGATACGTAGTCAGTATCCCAGTCAAAACCTTCTATGTCGGTGTCGCATTCTAATCCAAACTCATCACCATTTGACTGTATAAATGACTCACCATGCTTAGATATATCATCCCACCAAGAATATCCAAATAGTTCACCGTCGCTCTTTCTCTTGATGACAGTAATCATATTTAGACCTTGGTAAAAATCATTATCTTCTAAGAATGCATTAATATAGTCATACTCTCTACCGGCGCGGTCAGTAATAGGACCATCGTTATGGTTGCGAACATCAAGGATGATTTCATCAACAGATTCAGTCTCACCAGTTTGTTCGAATACCGGCCAGTCTCGGTCTAGTCCTTTCACCTGATACGCCTCCACGCTGAAACATCATCCGCCACTATGCCCATATCATACTTCATACCGGTGGCATTAAAAGCACTAAAACGACCAGTTTGATTGTTTCTAGATGCCTTGAAAGTCATGCATTGAAAGGTAGTGTCTCCACCGCCACGAAACCATATCTTAATGGTTATCATACTATGTCCTATTCTCTAATTTCATAATGACCCATTGACCTATAATAGACAAGTGTGACTTACCGGCGATGTTATTGGCAAGATGCATCGCATCGTGCCAGTCTTCAAGATACATATTAGAATATTCTGTGCGGTAGTCACCTAGTTCAACACGCCACACTCCGTGGCGCTTGCGAACCTTCGGCTTATTCACCTAAAGTCTACCGCCTTGATTTTGGTTATGATGCGCTCTCCCTTGCGGTCGAACATAGGAACTACCGGCCGCGCTATGATTCCTTCTGCTTCGAAGTCACCCCAAGTAGACCTCATGGGTGGCACATGTATCATCTCTCCGGTGCCATGGTCTTGATAATCCCAACCAGATACTAGATGAATTGCATCGTATAATGTGCCAACGCCAACTATCGGTACAGAATCGATGCCCAACTTTGAAGCGATGTCATTTACATCCTTTCTATGTAACCACCAGCCGTCAATCTTAACATCAAATAAAACGAATGATGGGTCTGTGCGATAGTTACCGCCGTTCTGAATCTTTGGGCCATACCCTTCCCCAAAGAGAGTTACGTTGTCTAGCCCAGCATCTGTGAATAGACCCGATGTAAAGGTATCTTTTAGATATTCTAGCAGTGCTACAGGTATGGTAGCACTGTCGGAACGTCCACGCAAGTCAATCTTATTGAAGGTGTGTTGCCCATGTATATTAGACATTCCATAATGCCCAATACGTATGTTGGTGCCATCTACCTTCTCGGTAAACTCCCATTGATTACCGGCGAGGTATTCTAGTTCTGGTGTGGTCCAGGCATTATGAATCATCTTGCCCTTATTTGGGCCGTCTTGATATCTTTTCCAAAGTGTCTGTATCTTGTGATAAGTTTCCATTATAGTTCCTCCAATGGTCCATAGTTGGTTCTCAACCACTCTATACCGGCGCTGTATACTTGTCCAGTGTAGTCTGCCGTGGTGACCATGCCTCCGTCGTGAGCAAGCAACCAAACGGTTCCCTGTCGGTCACGAACATACTGCTTTTCATAATCTGTATTTGTTGGGAACCACGGATAAGTTTTATCCTGCATTTCAATACCTTTTCTCATATCAGAAAACATTACGACGAGTCTGAAAATCTCCTACATTTTTGAGTTTCGGAGGTTTGCATCAATCGTGTCTACTAGCCATTCGTTCTTGACCAAGTCTTTGCAGTGTGTCATGTAATGGTCGAAGTAGAATTTATTTTTGACCATCCACGCCAATACCGGTACGGTTGTATCGTCACCAGCCAAACTATAGGTAAATGAGATAGCCTCTCGCGGACACCAAAGCATGCCTTCGTCAGAGAAGAAGTCCAATGTAGCAATTGCTGCCTCAGAAGTAGTAACCCACTCCCAGGTATCGTCTGGTGGTTCCTCTATATTGTCAATCCAGAGTTTAAGTCCGTGGCTCATTGTAACCTCTCAATAGTACCGGCCGGTAGGCTGCACAGGATTTAACACCGCGATTTATGCCTACCGGCCAGTCTATCACTCAGAGTCTTCGCTGTCAAGGCCCTCTCGTAGCAAGGCAATGAAGTCTCTGATTTTCAATTGCGTTCTCCGCGTCTCGTCTTCGAGATGCATCAGGCGTGCAATTACTTCTTCATTATTCAAGATATCCAAGTGACCATCTAGCCTAGAT